GACGTGGGGGTGGGGGCCCCACCCCACCCCCTGGCCCCCTCCCCGATCACGAAGGAGATCAGCGCCATGACGGTGCACATCCAGTCCGACAAGGCGGCCCGCGGCCCGCACGACATCGTGTGGGACGCCCCCGGCTCCGTCGCATCCGTCGACGACCACAAGATCGCCCGGGAGATCCTGCTCCAGCCCGGCTTCACCGAGGTCGTCCCGGCCGCCCACGGCAAGCACGAGGCCCCCGACCCCGCGCCGGCCGCAGAGGACGAGGGCGACGACGCGGAGGCCAAGAAGACCACCCGCGCCCGCAAGACCCCCGTCGCCGAGTAGGTAGGCCCCGGCCGCGCGAGGAGGTGCGGTGACCGCGATCCAGTACCAGCCCCTCGCCAGCGAGGAAGACCTCAAGGACTCGCCCTTCAAGTACGCCCTGCAGGGCGCGTCCGCGTCCTTCATCCAGTCGACGCTGACCCGGGCATCCCGCGCCATCGAGGCACGGTGCGCCCGCCGCTTCGCCCCGTTCGGTCCGGTCACCCAGACCGAGCGGGCGGAGGGCGTGACGAGCGAGAACACCACGGCGACGGACATCCCGCTCTCGCTCACCGGGACCCTGCAGCTGTCCCGGGCCCGCGCCTACGGGCAGAACAGCAACCTCGTCCGGGACATCTGGCTTGACGACTACGCGCCGCGGCACCCCGAGCTCTGGACCTACTCCGCGGTGTCCGTGCTGATCATCCCGCCCTTCGGCGGGCAGGGTCAGTCGATCACGCAGAACCTCGTCGGGCCGGAGCCGGACTCCGGGCACCTCCGCCTCCCGTTCGGCACCTACTGCCCCGTCGGGTCGATCGTCGAGACCACCTACTCCGGCGGCTACACCGGCGGCGTCCCCGACGACCTCGTGCAGGCGACGATGATGCAGGCCGTCCGCCTGTTCATCCTGTCGATCGCCCCCGAGCGGCGGGCGTCCATGAGCACGGCCGACCTGGACGCCGAGATCGGGGCGCTCATCAAGCCCTACGCGCGCACGTGAGCGACGAGGAGAGCCGCCCGATCGGGCCGATCCTCGACCAGCTCGGCATCTCGATCCCCCTCGCGGAGAACGAGCGCGTCACCGACGCCGTCGTGATCGCCCGCTGCGTGGACCTCTCCGACGGCTCCGTCCGCCTCGGAGTGTTCGAGTCCGACCTCGACTGGATCACCTCCGTCGGGCTGATCGAGGCCGCCCGCGACTACCTCCGCTACCTGCGCCACGGCGGAGGACACGACGACGACTGAGGGGGCGGCGTGAACTTCGAGATCAGCATCGAGGGCGACAACCTCGCCGCCGTGAAGCTCGGGCAGTACGCGGCCCGCGCCGCGGGTGTCCTCGAGGCGGCCGCGCACCTCATCCAGGAGGACTTCCACGCCCTCGAGGCGCGTCGCTTCGGCGACGAGGGCCCCGGCTGGGCTCCGCTCTCCCCGACGACGATCGCGATCAAGACCCGGAAGCGGTCCCCGCAGCCGGACTCGATCCTGTACGACACGGGCAAGCTGCTGTTCTCCCTCACCGGCAACAACGAGGGCAGCGTCTTCCAGGTCTCCGCCGACGAGATCGTGATGGGTACGTCGGTGAAGTACGCGCAGTATCACCAGACCGGGCCCCGGCAGATCCGTGTCTTCGGCCGCGGCTCCGCGACGCTCCCGCAGCGCAAGGTCGTCGACATCACCGAGGAGGACGCCGCCCGGTGGGCCGCGATCCTCCACGCAACCCTGTGGGCGGTCTGATGAGCACCTCCCCGCTGGGCCCGTTCGTCGGGCCCCCGCAGGTCCGGCAGGCGGTCCTCGCGACCCTCGCGACCTGGGCACCGTTCTACGTCGCGGAGGCGATCCGCCAGACCGGCGCCGAGCTCCCCGGCTTCACCGACTTCGTCAACGAGCCGCTGGACTCGCCGACGACGGTCGAGGAGGCGCCCCGCTACATCGTCGCGGTCCCCGGCACGATCGGCGGCTCCCCGCCGATGCGCAAGGGAGACGGCAAGTACATCGCGACGTGGGACGTGCAGATCGCGCTCTGGCTCTGGGGCGCGGACTACCAGGAGACCGAGGACCACCTCGGCTACTACGTCACCGCCATCCGCCAGCTCATGCTCCAGCAGCCCTCCCTCGGCGGCTTCGCGATGTCCACGACGTGGCGCGCGGAGCGGTACCAGGAGGTAGCCACGACCGCCTTCCGCACGCTCGGGCAGGCAATCGTGCAGTTCGCGGTCCAGGTCGACGGGGTCGTCGACGCCTTCGCCGGCCCGGCCTCCCCGCCGGTCGATCCGACCGCGCCGCCGCCGGCGGCCCCTGCGGTGACCAGCACGTCCGTGCAGGTCACCAAGATCCTCTAACCCCGAGCCCCGGAAGGGGGAGCCCTGCCCGTGCTCGTCATCAACGGCAGCAACCACGACGTGGATCTCGACAACGGTCAGGTCCTCGCCCCGCTCGAGCGCGCCGACATCGACCGGAGCCCCCGGCACCGCCAGCTGATCGCCGACGGGCTCCTCGTCGAGACCACGCCGCCGCGGCCCCTGCCGCCGGCAGATCCGGCCGCTGCGGTCCCGCAGGGCCCCTCCCAGGCACCGGCGCCCGCCCCGGCTCCCGCGGAGCCTCAGGCGGCGCCTCCGGTCGTTCTGTCCCCCCCGCAGGAGGCCGCCCCCGCCCCGGCCGACCCGGCTCCCGCCGCGGACCCGGCCCCGGCCGACCCGGCTCCGGCCGCGGACCCGGCTCCGGCCGTCGTCTGGACGCCGGCGCAGCACCAGTCCGTCGTCCTCGGCACGACTCCCGCCGCCCCTCAGGAGTGATCTGAATGACCGCGCCCGCACCGGGTATCACCGTCACCACGGCGCTCTCGTCGCCGCCCCCGATCCCGAACGTTCCGACCGCCACGTGGTTCGTCACCGGCCTCAGCCAGCGCGGCAAGGCCGGCAAGGCGATCTCGATCCAGAGCATGTCGGACTTCAACCTCAAGTGCGGCTCCCGCACCAACTACGCGAGCCTGTACGACGCGCTCGACCTGTTCTTCCGCGACGGCGGGCAGCAGGCCTACGTGTCCCGGGTCGTCGGCCCGGCCGCCGTCGCCTCGTTCGTCATCCTGCAGGACCGCGCGAGCACCCCGATCGACACGATCAAGGTGTGGGCCAACAGCGTCGGCGCCTGGGGCAACCAGCTCACGGTGCAGGTCGTCGCCGGCTCCCTGGCGAACACCTACCAGCTCGTCATCGGCTACAACGGCGCCACCGTCGAGACCAGCCCGAACCTGTCCTCCCCGCAGGACGCGGTGAACTGGGCGGCCGCGCTCTCCAACTACGTGACGATCACGGACCTCGCGTCCACGACCGCCGCGCCGAACAACAACCCGGCCGTGGTCTCCGCGACCCCGCTCACCTCCGGCGCCGACGACAACGCCGCGATCACCGAGACCCACTGGACGACCGCCCTGACGGTGTTCGCCCCGGACATGGGCCCGGGCCAGGTCTCCGCGCCCGGCCGCACCACCGACGCCGCGCACCAGGCGCTGCTCGCGCACGCCGCGACCAACAACCGCACCGCGCTGCTCGACGCCGTCGACACCGCGACCGCGGCGACGCTCATCACCGCCGCCACGGCTGCGGTGACCGGCGGGCTCGACGGCTCCCGCGGCTGCCTCTGCGCCCCGTGGGTGACGATCCCCGGGATCCAGTCCACCAACGGGATCCCGTCGCCCGCGCGCTCCGTCGCCCCGTCGGCGCTGTTCGCCGCGACGATCGCCCGCTCGGACATCGCCTCCGGCACCAACGGCGGCATCGGCGTCCCGAACCAGAACATCGCCGCGGCCGGCGCCGTGAACGGTGCGAGCAAGTACGCCATCGGCGTCTCGCAGGCCTACTCCGACACCGACCGCGGCACGCTCAACGCGGCCGGGGTCAACGTGATCCGCCAGCTCGCCGGCGTCGTGCAGGTCTACGGCTTCCGCACCCTGAGCCTCGACCCGCAGTGGTACCAGCTCAACTGGGCCCGCCTGCGCATGGCGATCCAGAACGATGGCCAGGCGATTGCCGCCTCCGTCGCGGAGTTCGCCACGATCGACGCGAAGGGCCAGCTCCTCGGCCGGCTCAACGGCCAGCTCGCCGGCATGCTCCAGGCCTACTGGCAGGTCGGCGCGCTCTACGGCAACTCCGCCACCGACGCCTTCGTCGTCGACACCTCCTCGCAGGTCAACACCGCCGCGACCGCCGCGGCCGGTCAGGTCCTCGCGACCCTGTCGGTGCGGCGCTCCGCGATGGCCGAGTACACCCAGATCTCGATCCTGAACGTGCCGCTCACGGAGCAGGTCCCGTCGTCGCCGCAGAGCATCGGCTGACCGAGCCCGTAGCCCCCTGGCACTGACCCTCCGCCCGCCCCCGATCCCGGGGGCGGGCTTCTTCATGCCCGCCTCCGCGCGGGTCGCGCCTGCGAAGGGGTGATGCCGTCGTGAGCACGGCACAGCAGTACCTCGTGACCGCCAACGTCGGGGGCCGTGACCTCGGCGTCTTCGACACCATGAAGGGCGGCGAGACCACGGTCAAGGCCGCCATGCACCGCCCCGGCGGCATGGGCCCGGAGAAGTCCTACCTGACCCTCCCGACCTACTCCGCGATCACCCTGACCCGCGTCGCCGAGCGCGACCGGGACTGGGAGCTCGTCCGCTGGCTCCAGGACCAGGCCGGCAAGGTCCGCGTCCAGGTGACCCGCCAGCCCCTCGACGAGCAGGGCAACGCCTGGGGCACCCCGCAGACCTGGGCGGGCCGCCTCGGCTCCGTCAAGCCCGGCGACACCGACTCGACCAGCTCGAACCCGCTGATGTGGGAGATGACGGTCAACGTCGAGACCCGCTCCTGATCCCTCCGCTCCTCCCTCCCCTGGAAAGGAACCCTGACCGGTGACCAACCCGACCCCTGGCGTCGTGTCCGTGACCACCCCTCCGCCCGCCCCCGCCGCGGGCGGAGGGGCGCACGCGGCTCCCGACAGCGTTCCCGCGCCCGTCAACGCGACCTCCCCGCTCGCCGCGCTCCGCGACCGCCGGCAGAAGCTGCTCTCCGACCTCTACACCGACCTTCGCGTCCCCCGCTGGGGCGACGACGGCGGCCCGCAGATCTTCGTGCGCTACGGCCCCGCGCAGCCGTCGGAGTTCCGGGACCGCATCGAGAAGCGGCAGAAGCAGCAGAAGAAGCCGAAGGACTGGATGGTCCAGGAGAACTGCCAGATCCTCGTGACCTCCTGCATCGGCGTCTACGCCGTCGAGGGCGACGCCCCGGCCGAGGGTGAGCCGGACACCCGGGCGAAGCTGTCGCTCCGCGACGGCGACCCGCACGGCGACTGGACGAAGTTCGACCCGGATCTCGCGTACTCCCTCGGTCTCGACGAGAACTGCGGCGCCGTCGCCGTGGTCCGCGCGCTCTACTTCACCGAGCCCGACATCGACGCCGCCGTCCAGCAGCTCCTCCGCTGGTCCGGCGTCGCGCTCCCCTCGGACAACCAGGCTTTTTTCGGAAGCTGACGGGCGGCGGCGACACCGACGAGGAACGCCTCATCGACGCCGCCGCCGAAGCCCTGCTCCTGGGCGTCGCCGATCCGCTCACGTTCCTCGCGGCGGACGGCGACGACTGGACGATCACCGCGGCCGTCGTGCAGCGCGCCCAGAAGCTCTACCAGGAGCGGCGCGTGGAGGAGTTCCGCGCGCTCGCCCGGCTCATCGCCTCCGAGATCGCCCAGATGTTCTGACGCTTCACCTCCCCCTGGTCAACCGCCCGTGCTCGACCACCAGGGGGGCGCATGGATCTGATCGAGACCGTCGGCGCGCGGCTCGTGCTGATGGGCCAGGCCGAGTACGTCTCCGGGCTCACGGAGGCGACGAAGGCCCTCGCCGACCTCGGCACCGGGGCGAAGACCGCCTCCGTCGCCTCCGACGAGATGCGCGCGGCCACGGTCGCGCAGGAGGCGGCGCAGAAGGAACTCGCCGCCTCGATGCAGACGGCCGTCGCGGCGCAGCGCGAGTACGTCGACGCGCAGAAGGCGGTCGTCGAGGCGAACACCGCGGCGGCGGAGTCGGACTCCGCGGCCGCCCGCTCCGCGCAGGTCTTCGCGGAGGCTCAGCTCGAGGCGGCCGCGGCCGCCCGCGACGCGGCGCTCGTACAGGTGAAGGCGGCCGAGGAGTCGGCCGTCGCCGCCCGCAGCGAGGCGGCCGCGATCGAGGAGGCCGCTACCGCGAAGGAGGCGGCCGCCACCCGCGGGAAGACGGCGATGGCCGCCGTCGGGGTCGCGGTCGCCGTGGCCGCCGGCGCGGTCGCGGTCGAGAGCGTGAAGATGGCCGCCGACTTCCAGTCCGCGACCGAGCGGCTGGTCACCTCCGCCGGTGAGACGCAGTCGAACCTCGACCTCGTCCGGCAGGGGATCCTCCAGATGGCCGGGGATGTCGGCTACAGCGCGGACGCCCTCGCCACCGCCATGTACAAGGTCGAGTCCGGCGGGCAGCACGGCGCCGACGGGCTCGCGGTGCTCCGCGCGGCCGCCGAGGGCGCCAAGACGGAGAACGCCGACCTGACCACGGTCGCGGACGCCCTGACCTCCGCGCTCACCGACTACCACCTGCCCGCGTCGTCGGCCGCGGACGTCACGTCGAAGCTGGTCGCGGCCACCGCGAGCGGCAAGATGACGTTCGAGGAGCTCGCGGGCTCCATGTCGAACATCCTCCCGGTCGCCTCCGCGAACCACGTCGCGCTCAACGACGTCCTCGGCGACCTGGCCTCGATGACCATGCACGGCATGTCGGCGCAGCAGGCGTCCGACAACCTCGCCGACGCCATCCGGCACATGGCCTCCCCGACGCAGATGCAGTCGAAGGAGTTCGCGACTCTCGGCCTGACCGTCCAGCAGGTCCAGCAGAGCCTCGGCACCAACGGGCTCTCCGGCACGGTCAACATGATCGGCGACGCGATCCGCCAGCACCTCGGGCCGGACGCATCCAAGGTCGTCCTCGACCTCGGCACCGCGCTCAAGAACCTGCCGGCACCGGTGCAGGAGCTGGGCCAGAAGCTGCTCGACGGCTCCGTCACCTACAAGCAGTTCGTCGCCGCGGCGAAGGACATGGACCCGATCGCCCACTCGCAGGCGATGTCCTTCGCGACCCTCGCGGGCTCGTTCCATCAGGTCGGCAACGAGCAGATGAGCGGAGCCCAGGCCTACCAGACCTACTCCGGTGCGCTCCGCCAGGCGATGGGCGACGCGACCGGCATGAACGTCGCCCTGATGATCGGCGGCGAGAACGCCAAGAACACTGCCGGCGCCATCGACGCGGTGAGCAAGGCGACCGCCGACGGGGCCGGCAACGTCAAGGGCTGGGACGAGATCCAGGGGACCTTCAACCAGAAGCTCTCCGAGGCCAAGAGCAGCATGGGGTCGCTCGCGATCTCGATCGGCACCGTGCTCCTCCCGGCGGTTACGACCCTGGTCGGCTGGATCGCGACCTCCGCGACCTGGCTCTCCCAGCACCAGGGCGTCGCGATCGCCCTCGCGACGGTCATCGCCGGCGTGCTCGTCGGGGCGCTGGTCATCGCGACGATCGCGCTGTGGGGCATGGTCGCCCCGATCGCGACGCTCACCGTGGTGGGCGCCCCGCTCTGGGCGATCATCCTCGCGATCGTCGCCGCGGTCGCGCTGCTCGCCTTCGGCGCCTACGAGCTGATCTCGCACTGGGACGCGGTCGCCGGCTTCTTCGTCGGCCTGTGGAACGGGATCAAGTCCGGGGCGGAGACGGCCTGGAACTGGGTCGTCGGGGTCGCGCAGTCCGTCGCGGGCGGCATCGTCTCGGCCTGGAACGCCGTCTCGGGCTTCTTCTCCGGGGTCTTCCACGCGATCGGTGAGGCCGCGCAGTGGCTGTGGAACACGGTGCTCTCGCCCGTGTTCGACGCGATCGGCCTCGCCGCGCGCGTGCTGATCGCGGTGATCGTGACGATCCTCGTGACGCCGTTCGTGATCGCCTTCCATCTCCTCGGAGATGTAGCGGTCTGGCTCTACAACGTCGCGATCAAGCCCGCCTGGGACGGAATCCAGTCCGCGATTTCCACGGTCTGGAATTGGCTGAATGCGAACGTGTTTCAGCCGATCGGCGCCGCGATCACCGCGGTCGGAAATTTCTTCACGCAGCTCTGGCAGCAGTACGTTGTCCCGGCCTGGAACGGAATCCAGAACGCCATCTCGACGGTCTGGAACTGGCTGCAGGCGAACGTGATCGCGCCGATTAACCTGGCGATCGCGCTGCTCGGCATGACCATGCGTCTGCTCTGGCAGCAGTACGTCGTGCCTGCGTGGCAAGGCATCCAGAACGCGATCAACACGGCGTGGCAGTGGATCAACAATAACGTCTTCACGCCGATCCGAAACGCGATCATCGTCGTCGGAAATGCTTTCTCGGATTTCTGGCACAACGTGATCGTTCCCGTGTGGAACGGAATCCAGAACGCCATTTCGGCCGCCTGGCAGTGGATCGACCAGAACGTCTTTACGCCCTTCAAGGCCGGCATCGCGCTCCTCGGCACCGCCTTCCAGGACGCAAAGAACTTCATCGGCCAGGTGTGGACGGAGGTCGAGCAGGCCGTCGCCACGCCCATTCACTGGGTCGTGGATGTCGTTTACACGAACGGCATCAAGGCGGTGTGGGACAAGGTCGCCGACTTCGTCTCCCTGCCGCACCTCCCCGACGCTCCGCAGTTCGCGGGCGGCGGCGTGCTCGGCGGCTACGCGCCCGGGGTCGACACGATCCCCGCGATGCTCTCCCCCGGCGAGGCAGTCCTCGTCCCGGAGCTGGTCGCGGCGATCGGCCCGGACGCGATCATGGCGATGAACGCCCACTACTCCGGCGGGCGGCCCGGCACGATGCTCGGCGGTTTCTCCGGAGGCGGCGTCGTGCGCGCGGCCGGCGGGGCGGCCCCGGACCCGGGCGGCTCCGGGAACAGCGGGAACTTCTTCACCAACGCCGTGTCCTCGATCGGCTCCGCGGTCGGCTCCGCCGTGTCGACCGTCGGCAACGCCGTCGGGAGCATCGTCGGCTCGATCACCGACTTCCTCTCCGACCCGGTCGGGATGGCGGGCAAGTGGCTCCACGAGGCCTTCGACAGCCTCGCCGGCGGGGCGTCCAGCCCCGTCGCGAAGGTCGCCTACGAGGTGCCCGGCAAGGCGATCGACGGACTGATCGACAAGGTCAAGTCCTGGTGGCAGGCGATGCAGGCGGCCGCGGCGGCGGCGCTCGGGGCCGTCCCCGGCGCTCCGGCGGCGGCCGGAGGGAACGTCGGGCTCGTCCAGGCGATGGCCGCCGCCCGCGGCTGGACCGGAGCGCAGTGGGATGCGCTCTACGCCGTGATCATGCGGGAGTCGGGCTTCAACAACAACGCCCAGAACCCGACGTCGACCGCCTACGGCATGTTCCAGTTCCTCGACGGCACCTGGGGCGCGTACGGGGCGAGCAAGACGTCTGACCCGTCCGCGCAGACCGCCGCCGGTCTCAACTACATCGCCTCCCGCTACGGGTCCCCGGAGGGCGCGCTCGCGCACGAGCAGACCTATGGCTGGTACTCGGGCGGCGGCGTCGCGCTCCCGATCGCGGGAGCGCGGGCGAACGGCGGCCCCGTCTCCACCGGGTTCCCCTACCTCGTCGGGGAGCGCGGTCCGGAGCTGTTCGTCCCCGCCTCCGACGGGACGGTCATCAACTCCTCGGACACCACGACGATCAGTCGCAGCCTCGGCGGAACGCAGGTCATCGTGCAGCCCGGCGCCGTCGTGATCCACCAGGCGTCGGACCCGCATGCGGTCTACGAGGCCACCATGCAGGGGCTCTCGGACGCCATCGCCCGCCGCTGACGCACGAGAGGTGATGCACGTGCCCACTCCCGACCTGTGGATCACCCCGTCCCAGCCGCCCGGCCCCTCCGTGGGGTTCGGGATGGCTGGGGCGGCGCAGGTCTCCCAGTACGCCTCCGGCGGCTACGCCTGGTCGCCCGTCACGCGCCCGAAGCGCAAGCCGTTCCTGGAGTTCACGCAGGACCAGCTCGTGCAGATGAAGCTCCCGCTCATCCTCGACGGCGCCGACGGGGACCAGTCGATCGACTACTCCGTCACCCTCGTGGAGACCTGGCGGCACCCGACGACCGCGACGCACCAGCCGCCGATCCTCTCGATCGTCGGCCCCGTCACGCAGTTCGGGGTGACCGGCTGGGTGGTGCAGCAGATCGACTGGTCGGACGACCAGACCCGGCGGCGGGACGGCGCGCTCATCCAGCAGGCCCTCGACCTGACGCTCATCGAGTACACCGGCTCCACGGCCGTGCCGGGCTCCCCGACGCTGGCCGCGCAGACCGCGGCGATCCTCGGGATCCTCCGGGCCTCCGGCGTGCAGATCCCCGCGCAGCTCGCCGCGCTCCTCGAGCAGCTGCCGAACCTGCTCTCCTCCGCCTCTCCGGACGTCACCTCGTCGATCACCTCGGAGCTGGCGTCCTTCGTCGCGAGCATCCCGAACAACGCCGCGGGCGCGCAGGTCGTGGTCGACTCCGCGCTCCCGCAGCTCGCCCAGATCCTCCCGACGCTCGTCGGGGCCCGGACCTACGTCGTGCGGGACGGGGACACCCTCGCCCGCATCGCGGCCCGCGAGCTCGGCGACTACCGGAAGTGGTCCTTGATCGCGACGCTCAACGGGCTCCGTGACCCGAACAGCCTGAACCCGAACGATCGGATCCTCCTGCCGTGACCGCCCCGCTCGGTGCGACCACCACGCCGGCCCTCGACGGCATCCGGGCCGAGATGATGACCGTCGCCGACAACGGGAAGCTGATCTCCTCGTACGCCGGCGACCTGCTCTCCAACGCCGAGATCAGCCTCGCGATCGACCAGGCGTCCACGCTCAAGCTGACCTTCGTCGACCCGGAGCGCAAGCTGCTCTCGTCGCCGCTGCTCAACCAGGCGATGACGATCGACACGGGCGCGAACCCGCCGCGGCGCTTCACGATGGTGAAGGTGTCCAAGAGCGGCGACATGCTCGCGGTCACCTACGAGGACTCCGTGATCGCGAAGCTCCGCAAGCAGAAGGGGCAGCTCGCGGCCGCGGCCGGGGTCATCACCCGGGAGCAGTTCGCCGCGCAGCTGCTCCGCGCCGCCGGGGTGCCCGCGAAGGTCGCGACCGGGGAGCCCACCGCGACCGTGCCGCTCACCCGCGGCACCTCCCAGACCCCCGACGAAGACACCTGGGCCTGCCTGACCCGCATCGCCGGAGACGTGCAGTACCGGTGCTTCTCCGACGGGGTGAACGTGTGGTTCGGACCGGACTCCTGGCTGCTCAAGCAGGCCCCGGCGATGCAGATCGCGGAGTACACCGACGCGGTCGACACGATCGACTTCGACTTCGACGTCGGCAAGCCGGTCGCGACGGCGAAGGTCACGACCTACTCCGACACCTGGCTCGCCGGGATCGGCGCTCACGTCGCGGTGCAGCACCTCGCGGCCGCCACGGGCGACTGGCTGGTCTCCGCGATCAGCCGCAGCCTCTTCCTCAAGTCGACCGGCGTCACGCTCATCCAGGCGCAGCCCGAGCTCCCGGAGCCGGTGCAGCAGGACACCACCAGCACCTCCGGGTCGTCTTCGTCCACCTCGAGCGGGACGGGAGGCAGCGGTGGGTGACGTGTCCAAGGATCTCGGCTACGCGATCAACAAGCAGCAGGACGCCACCGACGCGATGCCCGGTGCACAGGCCGCGATCGTGATCTCGGCGGACTCCTCCGGGGTGCGGGTGAAGATCCCGGACTTCCACCCGGACTGGGCCTTTGGCCCGGCGAAGTACTCCTGGCCTGGCACCGGCTACCCGCCGCCCGGGACGCCGTGCCTGGTCGAGTTCGTCGGCACGGACCTCACCCAGCCGTGGATTGTCGCCTGGCAGGACCAGCCGGGCACGCTCTTCGGGGCGACCGGCACGACCGGGACGACGACGCCGGCCCGGTTCGTCGGCGGCACCACCGGGGGTGCGCCCACGTCGGGCACCTACGCCGCCGGAGACTTCTGCGTCGACTCCAGCACGGGCGCCACCTGGGTGTGCTCCGTCGCCGGCTCCCCGGGTACCTGGGAGGCGAACTACTGGGGCGCGGGGCTCACGGGGGCGACCGGGGCGACCCGCTACGTCGGCGGCACCACCTCCGGCGCTCCAACGGCGGGAACCTTTGCCGTCGGGGACTTCGTCGTCGACCGCACCGGCGCGACCTGGGTGTGCACCGTCGGCGGCTCCCCGGGCACCTGGCGGGCCAACTACATGGGGGCCGGTCTCACCGGCGCCACCGCCGCGTCGCGGTACGTGGGGGCGACCACGGCCGGGCCGCCGACCACGGGCGCGTTCGTCGTCGGCGACTACGTCGTCGACCAGTCCGGGGTGCTGTGGATCTGCACCGTCGCCGGCTCCCCCGGGACGTGGACGCCGCCGAACCGCAAGCCCACCGGCGACCTCGAGATGACGATCCGGACGACCGCGAAGCCGAACACCCTGCTCCTGAACGGGGCTACGGTCTCCCGCACCACCTACGCCGGCCTCTGGGCGTGGGTCCAGTCCAACAGCCTCGTCGTCACCGGACTGTTCACCAACGGGGACGGCACGACGACCTTCGGGCTCCCGGACTTCCGCGGCCGCGTCCCGCGCGGTGTCGCCGCCACCGGTGAGGCGGTCGGTGCGCTCGTCGGCGCGGACACCCGGATCCTGACGACGGCGAACATGCCGGCACACAGCCACGGCGTGACGATCGACGGGGTCGGCGACCACGACCACTTCATCGCCTTCGGCGGCTCTCACGGTGGTCACAACTTCTCGGGCACGATCCCGACCGGCTCCGGGCTGCCGTACGGCCAGGACGCAGCCGGCGACCACAACCACAACATGAACTGGAACGGCGGGCACAACCACGGCATCCACGAGAACTCCGTGGGCTCCGGGTCCGGCTTTGACAACCGCCAGGCCTCGATCGGGGTCAACTACTTGATCTGGACATAGGGGGACTCATGCCGATCGAGATCACCGACGAGATGCGTCGTGCTGTCCTCGGGGAGGCGTGCGAGCAGCAGGGGCACATGTTCGACATGTCGAACGTCGTCAGCGGGACGAACCAGATGAACCCCGCGGACGGGCGGCACACCAACGTCCTCCGCGCTCGGGACACCTCGCAGATGCCGCACATCCTCTGTGGTCGCTGCGGGAGCGTGTGGATCGTCCTCGACACCCCCGGGTACGGATACGACGACGCACACGCCCAGCTCGCCAGCCGCCTCGGCACCACCCCGGACGAGCTCAAGCCGCAGCCGCGGCTGGGCATCGAGATCCCGTTCCCGGCTCCGGTTGACGGCACGACCCCGGTCGGTTTCGGCCACGGCCACGGCCACTGACCGGAGGGACTCATGCCCGAGCACTTCGCGATCCCGTTCCGCTATGACCCGACCGGGTCGGCCGCCACCGTCCCGCAGGACTCCGTCGCGGAGATCTCGCAGTGCGTGCAGGTCCTGCTCTCCACGCCGACCGGGACGCGGATCGAGCAGATGGACTACGGGATCCCCGACCCGACCTTCTCCAGCGAGTCCCGGGCGGTCGCCGACATCACCCAGGCCCTCGCCAAGTGGGAGACGCGGGCGAACGGGACCCGGCTCACGGTGACCGTCAACCCGGACGGCTCCGCCCAGATCATCGCCAAGATCCCTGACGAGGTGCGCCCGTGACCAGCCCCGTTTCCGGGTCCGCCGGCTACATCGCCCTGCCGGTCACGACGGACGCCGACACTCTGGCGACCAACGCGCTCACCTACCTCGCGCAGCAGCAGCCCGGCTGGGTCGCCCGAGAGGGCCACCTCGAGGTGTGGATGATCCGGGCCTTCGCCCGGATGTGCGCGGAGACCGCGCAGGTGGCCGCGCAGGTCCCGCTCTCGATCTTCCAGTACTACGGCTCACAGCTGATGAACCTGCCGCCGCTCACCGGATCCGCGGCCTCGATGAACGCGACCTTCACGCTCACCGACACGCAGGGGCACCTCATCCCGGCGGGCACGGTCGTGTCCTACCCGGCCGCGTCGACGACGAACGTCCTGTTCCAGACCACCGCGGACATCACCGTCCCGGCCGGGTCGAACGCGACGGGCACCGGCGCGGTCGTCCTGACCGCGATCACCGCCGGGGCGGACGCGAACGGGCTCGCCCCGCGCGCGCTGTCCCTGGTGAGCAACCTGTCCTTCGTCGCCTCCGTCGTGTCCACCACGACCTCCGCCGGCGGCACGGACGCGGAGAGCCAGAGCGCGTACCTCGACCGGCTCGCGGCCGAGCTCCAGCTGATGAGCCCGCGCCCGATCCTCCCGAACGACTTCGCGGTCCTCGCCCGCAACCAGTCCGGCGTGGCCCGGGCGACGGCGATCGACGGCTACAACACCAGCAACGGCACGTCGGGGAACTCCCGGACCGTCGGGGTGTCCGTCGTCGACGCCAACGGGGCGGCGCTCTCTTCCGGACAGATGTCCGCGATCGCCACCTCCCTGCAGGCGCTGCGGGAGGCGAACTTCGTTGTCGGGGTCGCGGCGCCGAACTACAACACGGTCAACATCACCGCGACGCTCAAGGCGGTGAGCGGGGCGAACACCGCGACCGTGTCATCGGCCGCGACGACCGCGCTGCAGTCCTACCTCTCCCCGGCGAACTGGGGCGGCCCCGCTCCGGCCTGGACGAACCAGACCGTCGTCCGGTACCTGACGATCGCCGGGATCCTCGACAACATCCCGAACGTCTCGTACGTGTCGAACCTCCAGATCGGGGTGAATGCGGGCGCGATGGCGGCCGCGGACGGCAACCTCACCGGGGCCTTCCCGCTCACCCAGCCCGGCTCGATCACGATCACCGTCACCTGAGTACGCGGGGCGCGCGCCCCTCCACACCAGCAACCTGAGGGCGAGGTGGGGCGCGCGTGGGTATCAGCGCGGTCGGATCTCTGCAGAGCGTCGCGGCCTACGGGGTCACCCGCCGCTCGATCACCACGCACGCGGTCGGGAACCTCGTGCTGCTGTCCGTGCAGGCGACCAACGGGGCCCAGGTCACCGCCGTGACCTCCAACCGTGCCGCGGGCGGCTGGCTCCGCCTCGCCGGACCGTTCAACCCGGTCGGGCATCACGACAACCTGGAGATCTGGGGCGCCGCGGTGTCGAGCATCGGCTCCGACACGATCGTCGTCACCTTCGACTCCTCCGTCTCCGGCACCTACGTCGAGCTCGACGCCCAGGAGTTCACCGCCGGCCTCGGCTCCGCGACGGCCTGGCAGCTCGACGACTGGGCCGGCATCACGACCACGTCGTTCAGCTCGACGCTGACCTTCCCGTCGCTCTCTCCGCAGATCGACGGCGAGCTGTACTTCGGGCATGGCCTCGGCACCGGCGACGCCTCCGCGCCGAGCAACCCGACCCCCGGCGTCACGTACGTGACCAACGCCGCGTACGACATGACGCTGTTCGACACGAACACGTCGGACACTCTGCAGCCCACCGCGCGGCTCAACTTCCCGTCGACCTCGTACGCGATCGCGGTCCTCGTCGCCGTGGTCACCACGACCACCGACGACACCGGCGGCTCGAAGACCGTCACGACCCTCGCCGCCGCGACCCTGCAGGGCTCCGGCTCCCTGTCCGGGTCCGCGGTGCTCAAGTCGGCCGCCCCGCCCTCGATCTCCCTGCAGGGCTCCGGCACGATGCTCGGCTACCCGGGCGCCGGGACCCCGCCCGCGCCTGCCACGGAGGCGCCGCCCCCGCCGCCTCCGTTCCAGCCCCAGCCGCCGACGAAGGCCGGGCTCACGCTCTACAACGAGCTGTGGCCGATCAACGCCGGCGACGACGCGGCGGGCTACCCGCTCCGCACGTACGTCGACGCCGCGGCCGGGCAGATGCTCCAGACCCTCGATGACCTGTGTCGGGACTCCCCGGCCGGTGACCCCGGCTGGTCCCAGGTCCTCGACCCGACGCGCGCCCCGACGTACGTCCTGCCCTGGCTCGGGCAGTTCGTCGGTGTCCCCGTCGACCCCGGGCTCCCCGACGCCCAGCAGCGTGCCCAGCTCACCGGGGAAGGCGGGTTCGCCCGCGGCACCCTCGCCGCGATCCAGGCGGCCGCGAACAAGTACCTCAAGGTGGGCCAGACCGCGACGATCACCGAGCGGGACGGCGACGCCTACACGATCACCGTCCGGGTCTTCGACAACCAGGTGAGCGCGCGGACCTACGCGGATGTCGCGGTCTCGTTCCCGAGCTACTCGAGCTTCGCCAGCCAGTACGGCACCTATCAGGCGCTGTCGGTGTCGCTCGCACAGGTCAAGGCCGCGGTGCTCGCCGCGAAGCCCGCCGGGCTGATCGCGAACGTCATCCTGCAGGGCAACGCGACCCTCATCGGTTCCGGCGCGCTCTCCGGGGCCTTCGCCTCCTGGAGCTCGGCTCTCCTCCGCGGCGCCGGCGCGCTCTCCGGCGCCTTCGCGTCCTGGTCCTCGGCGCTGCTCTCCGGTGCCGGCGCCCTCGCCGGCACGCTCACGAAGTACGGGCCCACGGCGATGCTCGGCGCGGGCTCCCTGCAGGGCGCGCTCAGCTACTCGGCGGTGGTGCACTCCGCGCAGCTCGCCGGGGCCGGCGCGCTCTCCGGCTCCCCGGACAACTCCATGTACGAGGTCGCGACCCTCGCCGGGGCCGGCTCTCTGGGCGGGACCGCGGTGGTGCACTCGCTGCCGCAGCTCGTCGGCTTCTACGACCCCTTCACCAACAACTCCGACCTCTCGACGATCACCACGACCTCGTTCTCCCCGGCCGCCGGGGAGGTCCTCGTCGTGTGGGGCACCTCCGGAGACTCGCCCTGCCAGGTCACCGGCGTCTCCGGCGGCGGGCTCACCTGGAACTCGCGGGTGAGCCTCACCGCCTCGTTCAACGACCCGGTCCGGATGTGGACGGCCGTCGTGCCGAACACCCCGCCCGCCTCGATGACGGTCTCGGTGACCTTCGGCGGCTCCGGCGCCTCCCACGGCATCGGAGTGATGCGCTGGGCGAACGCCCAGCTCGACGCCACCCCGGCCCTCGGGTACAGCCAGAGCAACACCAGCGTCTCGCAGTCGATCACGACCGAGGGCGGCGCGTCCGTCATCGCCTGGTGCGCCTCGGACTGGAATACCAAGCAGGGCACGCCGAACTACCGCGGCACCGGCACCGTCGAGGCGGGCCACCAGTACGTGTCCGGCTACACCGGCTGGTACGCCTACCAGCCCGCGTCGACGCCCGGCACCTACACCTTCGGCCTGTCGTCCCCGACCGGGCAGAAGGCCTCGATGATCGGCATCGAGATCCAGTCGCTCTCCGGCTGACCCCAACCCCTTCCCGCCAGCGCGCCCTCGTGATCCGTCACGGGGGCGCGCTGCCGTGCGGGCACCCCTGAGGAGGAAGCACACGTGGGTAGCAGCACGAGCCGCCTGGCGCTCCCCTACCCGGTCGGATCCGACCCGACGAACGTCCCGGCGGACATCCAGCGCCTCGCGAACGCCCTCGACGGGATCGCGATGACGTACTCGGAGGGCACCGCGGGCGCGCGGCCCGCGGCCGGGCAGCACGGCCGGATCTACTACTCGACCGACTCCGGCGCGGTCTACTACGACTACGGCTCCGGGTGGATCCAGCTCAACGTCACCCCTGCCTCGATCGCGCAGGCCAAGGGAGACCTGCTCATCGGCTCCGGCGCCGGGCAGCTCGCGCGGCTCCCGGTCGGCTCCGACGGGCAGGTCCTGCAGGCCCTCTCCGGCACCCCCAACGGCGTGCAGTGGGCGAACGTCGCCGGCACCCCGGCAGCGCTGCCCGGGGCGACCGCGGGCGCCCGCTTCGTCGGCGGCACGGTCGCCGGCTCCCCGGCCTCCGGCACCTTCCAGGCCGGCGACTTCGTGATCGACCAGACCGGCGAGATCTGGGTGTGCTTCCAGTCCGGGTCGCCCGGCTACTGGCGCTCCGCGCACGCCCCCGCGATCGGGCAGCCGATGCTCCTGATCGGCGCCTCGGCGCCGTCGCGGTTCGTCGGCGGCACGACGTCGGGCCCGCCCACCCAGGGCACCTACTACGTCGGCGACTTCGTGATCGACCAGACCGGCGGCATCTGGGTGTGTGTGCAGGGCGGCACGCCCGGCACCTGGTCCGGACTGATCAAGCTCTCCCAGTTCACGGCATTCCAGTCGGTCACGCAGATCATCGTCCGCGGCACGTGGGTCACGCTGACCTTCGACACCGTCTCGATCGACACGGACTCCGGCCGTGACCGCTTCGACCGGTCGATCTTCCGCTGTCGCCGCACCGGGAACTACCGGATCACCGGTGGGCTCGCGCTCCCCGGCCTGTCCGGGTGCGTCCAGGGCGTCGGGGTGCGGCTCCTGCTCAACGGCTCCCCGATCGTCGGCTCCGTCTGCTACCAGGGCGCGATCGTCGGTGGCTGGAACTGCGTGTCCTCGATCCCGGTCACCGTGCAGCTGCAGGCGGGCGACGTGATCCAGGTGCAGGGCTACCACGACGCCGACTCCGACCACAGCACCCCGGTGGACCAGGACGACGTGCGCTGCCGCTTCAACGTCGAGCAGTGCCGGTGATCGGAGGTCCCCCGTGACGATCTTCGGTATCGACGTCTCCCACTACCAGGCCGGGATCAACATGGCCCGGGTCGCCGCCGAGGGCTTCGACTTCGTGATCGGGAAGGTCTCCCAGGGCTCGACCTACCGGTCCCCGTGCTGGGCGGCGCAGCGCGACGGAGCGCGGAACGCCGGCATGATCGTCGCCGGGTATCACTTCGTCGACACGTCCCCGGCCGCCGCGCAGGCCGCGAACTGCCTCGCCGCGCTCGGGGACCCGACGCTCCCCGTTGCCCTCGACTGGGAGAACGGCGGAGGGGACTGGGCGAACTACATCCGGGTCCTCGCCGCCTTCCGCGCGGCCGGGATCCGCGTCGTCCTCGGATACCTCCCGCACTGGTACTGGGCGACCGAGGGATCCCCGGACATCGCGCCGACCGGGCTCCCGCTCTGGTCGTCGCGGTACCCGTCGACCCGGCAGACCACCGCGGCGGCCCAGTACGGCGCGGTGATCCTCCGCGACTGGGACGGCTACGGCGGCGCGGACGTCGGGCTGCTGCAGTTCTCCGCCTCCGCGCACGTCGCCGGTCACACCTGCGACGCCTCCGCGTTCCGCGGCACCCGTGAGCAGCTCCTCGCGCTCTTCCACTCCGCCGCCCCGCTTCCCGGGCCGGCACCGTCCGACCCCGCCCGCGGGGAGGAGGACTCGATGCCCTCGATCTTCGTTCAGACCCCGGCCCCGGCCGACCCGAAGGCGCCCAAGAGCGCCTGGCCCACCCAGCGGCTCTCCTTCGGCTTCGACCCGATCAACGGCTGGGGCGGCCGGTGCGTCGTCAAGCTGCACTGGTCGCAGCCCGGCGGGTTCATCTCGCAGGCCATCTGGTGGGTGCGGCCCGGCGGCGGCGTCGGCACCCCGAACGTCCCGCACAACCCGGTGGGGATCAACGTCGCCGGCCTGCAGGAGCGGTACGTCGGCCTCGGCTGGGAGATCGCTCCGCCGTCCGGCGCGGACGAGCTCGACCTCGTCGTCGCAGCCCCCGGCGGGCTCCACATCTTCACCGTCTACGAGCGCTGAGAGGCACCCTGGCATGACCTCCTCGAACTCCGACTCCGACCTGTCGACCAGCGGCCCGCTGGGCAACGAGCCGGTGCTGATCTCGCACCTGGTCACCGTCGTCCTCACGGCCCTCGTCGGCTACGGCTGGGTCACCATCCCGGACCACACGATCGACACGATCGCCTCCGTCGCCGGCGTGGTCATCGCGACCGCCGGCGCCTTCCTCGCCCGCTCCCGGGTCTCCCCGACCGGCCGGATCACCTGGGACGGCGTGCGGCAGCAGATCGAGTCCGCGCTCTACGCCGAGATCGACCGGCTCCTCGCGATCGCCCCGGCCGGTAGCTACACCGCCGCCGGTGCCGCGGTCGCCGAGGCCGTCACTCCGGCCCCGGTCGAGGCGACCCAGGCGCTCCCGGTCGTTACCTCCGCGCCCCCGGCGTCGATCCCGCTCGGCACCTTCACCACGTCGACCGGCTTCGCCCCGGAGGCGGCCGCTGCGGCGGCTCCGGCTCCCGCGCCGGCACCGGTGCCGGACGTCGAGGCGACGATCGAGCAGCCCGCCGTCACCGGCGCCGCCGTGCCCGCGGAGCCGCCGGCACCGCCCGCGGCGGGCTGACCGGTGACCGCGCTCGAGCGGGACTTCCACATCGAGCAGGGCGCGGACTGGCCGGGCGAGCAGTTCTACATCGTCGACGCGGTCGGGAACGCGAAGATCCTCGCCCCGCCGATGATCGCCACCGGCTCGATCGTCGACCCGATCAGCGGCGTCACCCTGCTGACCTGGTCGAACTCTCCAACCGCCGGGCAGGCGCAGATCGTGTTCACCGGGAACCTCTACATCCCGACGATCACCGCCGACCTCACGCTCCCCTGGACCTTCCGGACCGCCCGCTACCAGCTCTACCTGTACGACCCGGCCGCCCCCGTCGCTGACCAGACCATCCGCGTCGGCCAGGGCACGGTCTACCTCTCCCGCAAGATCTGACCCCTTCCCTCCCAGACCCCCGCCGCCTCCGGCCGCGGGGGTCTTCGGCATGCCCTGAGAAAGGAGCCCGTCCGTGGCTGACCTTCACGCGCACCCCTGCCACATGTGCGAGCAGCACGACGACCACCCGAAGCACGTCTTCGTGCTCGACGTGACCACCGGCGAGGAGGCGCGGCGGCACATGGACTGCTGCGCGTCCGTCGGCTGCACCCCGTGCGCCCAGGCCCTCATCGGCTCCAACGGCGCCAAGGGTCACGAGCTGCGCCAGCACCTCATGCAGGGCCCGCAGGCCGCGGTCTCCGTGACCCCCGAGCTCCCCACGACCGTGCAGACCCCGCCGGCCGCGCCGGCTGATGGAGGTGTCGCCTGATGGCGAACATGGACCAGACGGACGCCAACAACCTGCTCAAGGTGTCCCTCGGGATCGCGGCCTACGCGACCCCGACGACCCCGATGAAGCTCCGTCTCATCAACGCCGGCGGCACCGCCCCGACCGCGACCGTCAACGGGACCGCCGTCACCGGCGGCTCCTACGCGGACCAGAACCTGACGACCGCGCTCGGCACCGCCACCGGCGGCTCCGTCACCAACTCCGCCGCGGCGATCAACTACACGAACATGCCCGCCGTGACGGTCAACGCCGTCGAGGTCTGGGACTCCGCCGGCACCCCGGTCCGGCACTGGTTCGGCTCGATCGCCTCCAAGACGACGAACGCCGGCGACACGCTCTCCTTCTCGACCTCGAGCATCACCATCTCGCTGAGCTGAGTGCTCGCGAGTCCGGCCACCGCTCACCTCCGACCGCCACCTGGAGGTGAGCGGTGACCATCTCCGCGGTAACGAACAAGAGCGGCGAGGCCGCTTCCGGGATCACCACGACCCAGACGTTCTCCTTCACGGGAGCCGTCGCGGTCGGCGACCTCGCGGTCTGCTGGACGGTCACCCCGTCGCAGACGATCAACGTCACCGGGATCACCGGCGGCGGCGCGGACGCGACTGGCTGGCAGCAGGTCGGGACCGGGGTCAAGGACTCCACGGTCGGCGACTGGCTGCAGCTGTGGTGGTGCACGATCGGCACCGCCAACACCGGGACGACGATCACCATCACCTACTCCGGGTCGATGGCGACACACTTCCCGGACTACAACGCCGCCGCCTACCGCTCGACCAACGGGTCGAACACGAAGTGGACCGTCGACGGGTCCAACACGCAGGTCAACGCCGCCAGCACCACGATGGCGTTCCCGTCGGTCACCGCGACCGGCTCCGGCCGGCTGGCGATCGCGATCGCCGCGCCGCAGAACTCCGGCAGCAACGGCTCCACCACCGGCGGCTGGACCTGGTACACCGTCGACCCCTACGGCGACACCTCGACGTACAACCTGAGCGTCGGCTCCGGGTCGGTCACCCCGAACTCGTCGTCGCAGAGCTCGTCCGGCAAGTCGATCTCGATGACCGCCCTCTTCATCGAGGGCACGAACACGACCACCTGGTCGTCCGCGGTCTCCGCGACCGGCACCGGCTCCTCGTCGCTGTCCGGCACGGACACGATCAGCTCGGACACCCTCACCCCGGCCGGAACCGGGTCCTCCTCGCTCACCGCCGGGGCCTCGTCGATCCCGTCCGCGGTCGCGGCGGCGGGCTCCGGCTCGTCGAGCCTGAGCGGGTACGACAGCACCTCCTCGACGCTCTCCGCGGCGGCCGCCGGCACCTCGGCGATCACCGCGACTTCCGCGTCGTCCGCGGTCTCCGCCGCGGGCTCCGGGTCGTCGAGCGTCACCGATTCCCACACGATCCTCCCGACGGTCACCGCCACCGGGACCGGTTCGTCGGCGATCACCGCGACCTCGGCCTCGTCCGGGGTCACGGCGACGGGCACCGGCTCCGCGAGCATCACCGCAGGGGCGTCCACGATCCCGTCCGCGGTGGCCGCCGCGGGCTCCGGGTCCTCGTCCCTCTCCGGCTACGACAGCACGACAGGGACGCTCACGGCGGACGCCGCGGGGTCCGTGTCGCTGACGGCCGTCGTGGAGATCAGCCAGACGCTCTCCGCGGCCGCGACCAGCACGATGGTCATCCACGCCGCGGTCGCGAGCACCGTCACCGCGACGGGCACCGGCTCCGCGACGGTCACCGCCGGCGCGGACACGATCCCGACGACCCTCACCCCGGCTGGGCTCGGCTCGGCCACGCTGAGCGGATACGACTCGACCTCGTCGGGTGCGATCGCCGCGGCCGGCGCGTCGGCTTCGCTGCTCGGGGTCATCACGGTCCCGACCGCGCTGATCCCGACCGGCGTGGGCTCGTCGACCCTCACGGGCCTCGACACCCTGCCCGGAGCGATCACCGCCACCGCCACCGGCACCTCGAGTGTCGCCGGCGTCGACACGATCCCGGTCATCCTCGCCCCGACCGGGGCGGGCACGTCGGCGATCACGGCGACGTCCGCGTCCTCGCCTGTCGCGGCCGCCGGCGTCGGCTCGTCGGCGATCACCGCGACCTCGGCGTCCTCCGCGGTCTCCGCGGCCGGGCTCGCCGCGTCGACCCTCGGCGCGACGGCCCAGACCCTCCCGGGAGCGCTCACCGCGACCGGCATCGGCTCGGTCACGCTCGTCCCCGGGCCGGACCAGATCACCTCGGCCCTGGCCGCGGCGGCGGCCGGCACGGCGGCGATCGGCGGGTACGTCACCGAGCTGCCGACGCTCACCCCGGCCGGCATCGGCTCCGCGACGATCGCCGCCACGGCACAGACCGACGTCGGTCTGATCTCCGCGGCCGGCGTGGGCTCGCTCGCCCTGACGCCGATCGACACCACCCGCGGCACGCTCACCGCGGCCGGGTCGAGCTCGTCGGCGATCACCGCCTTCTACGCCTCCTCGCCCGTCGCCGCCGCCGGCATCGGCACGTCGGCGATCACGGCGACGTCCGCGTCGTCCGCCGTGTCTGCCGCGGGCACCGGATCGTCGAGCATCACGCCGGCCCTGTCGGTGACCGGAACGCTCACTGCGGCCGGCTCCGGCGCGGCCTCCGTCGGCGGGTTCGACACGATCCCGCCGACGATCACGGCGGCCGGCGTCGGCGCCCAGGACCTCGTCCCGGGCGCCGAGTCGGCGGTCTCCGCGGCCGGTACCGGCTCCTCGGTGATCACCGGCTACGCCAGCACGGCGAGCACGGTCTCCGCGGCCGCGACCGGGACGTCGACGTTCACCGCGGCGGTTACGCCGGTCTCCGCGATCTTCGCGGCGGGTACGGGCTCGGCGAACATCGCGAGCACCCGGTCCACGATCCCGGGGACGGTCTCGGCCGCCGGAGCCGGAACCGCGGCCTTCACCGGCTTCGACTCCACCTCCTCGAGCGTCACCGCGGCCGCCGCCGGCTCGGCGACGCTCAACGGCCCGGTCGGGGTCCTCTCCGCGGTCTCGGCCGTCGGAGCGGCCGCCGCTCTCATCGGCGCGACCTCGGCATCGTCCGGTCTCACCGCCGCCGGCGTCGGATCGGCGGACCTCGCACCGATCCCGGTCATCGTCTCGGCCGTGGCCGCGGCCGCCTCCGGGTCGGCGAGCATCGCCGCGACCGCTCAGTCGGTTGTCGGGATCCTCGTCGCCGCCGCCGCGGGCTCGGCGACCGTCGACGGCTTCGGCCTCACCTCGGCGTTCCTGACGGGCATCGCGGTCGGCCTCGTCGACCTGACCGCAGTCCGCCAGATCGACGGCGGCACCGCCACGCTCGCCGGCGAGGGATCACTCTCCGGGACAGCGCACACCTTCGCCCCGAAGTACCCGCTCTCCGGCGAGGGGCTCCTCGTCGCCTCCCCGCGGTCCTACCCGCTCTCCGCCGCCCGCGTGACCACCGCACCCGGCACCCGGGCGACCACCTCGACGACGACGCCCAGCACGCGGGCCACGTCCGCCAGCAGCGCCGCCGGCGCCCGGGCCACCACAACCCTGCCCGGCTGACCACCCACCTTCCCTCCCGACGCATGAGGAGAACACCGATGGCACACGCCCTCACCGCCTGCGACCAGTGCGGGCAGACCGACGACCACCCGAAGCTCCACTACGGCGTCGAGACCTACCACCACGACTGCCTCCCGCACCGGGCCCACCTCGACGCGGTCTCCGACCCCAAGGTCGGCCACATCGTCAAGTCGATCGTCGACGCCGCCAAGGCCGGCGTGCACGGCGACGACCTGCGGGCGCACATCGAGGCCCTGCACGCCGACGAGCCGGCCCCGGCCGCCACCCCGGTCCCCGCGCCGGCTCCCGCCCCCGCCGCTCCGGTGGCGGACGTCCCCGCGGCTCCGGCCGCTCCCGTCGCTCCTTCGGAGGGCTGATCTAGATGGCTACCTCGGGCATCGACTCCACCACGACGGCCGCGATCCTCACCGCGATGCACGGCGGCACGGCGGTCACCTTCGCGACCCCGATCAAGCTGCTGTTCCTCTCGGCGGTCCGCAGCTCGGACACCGGCTCCGACACGGAGTGGTCGACGTCGGGCGGCTACACCGCCGGCACCGGCTACTCCGGCCTGACCTTCGCGGCCGCCTCCGCGGGCGCCCCCTCGACGCAGGCGAGCAACGTCGCCGCGACGATCACCAACGCCCCGGCCGTCACCTGGGCCGGCTGCGTCGAGGTCGACTCCTCGGGCACCCCGAAGAAGCTGTTCTGGGCGGCCCTCGCCTCGAGCAAGACGGTGAACGCCGGCGACACCGTCACGGTCCCCTCCGGCCAGCTCACCGACTCGCTCGGCTGATGATCCCCGCATGACGAACGCCCCCGCACCTGGCTTCGGCCGGTGCGGGGGCATTTCGTCGTTTCCGGGGTATGTCTGTGCGGGTGAGCGATGACGAACTCCCCGAGCAGCTCCGGGGGCACGACCTGCGCTGGCCCTCGTCCGCGGCCCCGTCCGCCCGCGGGCTCACCCCACGGCAGGGGTATGACGAGATGATCGCGGACCTCGAGCAGACCCGTGACGGGCTCAGCGGGGAGCAGCGCCGGCAGGTCGAGGATCTGCTCGAGCAGCTCCGCGCGATGCCGCCCGACGAGCCGCCCCGGCTGCGGCTCGTCCGCGACGACGAGTAGGTCAGCTCTCCCCGAGGTCCAGCTCGATCACCTTCGTGACGAACTCCGAGCGGGACGCCACGCCGAGCGCGTCCTTGCGGTCGTCGACCGCGGAGAGCTGCTCGGGCGTGAGCCGGAAGTTCACCGGGCGGCGGCCGCCCGGGACGGTGCGCCGCGGGATCCGCCGGGGCGCCGGCAGCTCGGGTCGGCGCCGCTCCAGCGGCGGGTAGACCTTCTCCAGGGCGTCCCACTGGCGGTCCAGGGCCTCCATGAGGAATTCCCCGTACGGGATGCCCTCCGCCTCGCAGTGATCGCGGAGGCGGTCCGCGAGGGGTCCGGGGAGGCCGATCCCGCGGGTGTCCCGCCCGGTCGGGGGTCGCCCGACCGGTGCCGGCTCGGGCTCCGGCTTCGTGTGCTTCACCCGCGGCTGCTTTCGCGGCGCCGGCTCTGGCGGCGGCTCGGGCGTCGGCTGAGCTGTCTGGGCTGGCGCCGGCTCGGGCTCCGGCTCCGCAGCGGGCTCCGGCACGGCGGCCGGGCGAAGGGTCGGGAGGCGTCGCTTCGGCGGGGTCGCCATCGCGGCGAGCAGCTCGTCAGGCATCGACGCGCTCCGCCGCCGCCGTCATCCGCTCTGCCACCTCCGAGGCGAGGCGCTGGTAGTCCCCCGCGAGCCCGGGTGTCGCCTGGGAGAACCGGCGCGGCCCGCCCTTCGCGGCGAGCTGCGGCCCGGTCTGCATGAGTTGCGCGTACAGCTCCCGGTCGAGCTCGTGCACCACGAGGCCCAACTCCCGGCAGTCGTTCGGGGCTCCCTCGAGGTGCCGGATCGTCGACAGGAACGCGGCGTCGTCGCGGCCGAAGAGGTTCGCGATCTTGTCGCGGGTGTCGCGGAGGATCCGCCGGGACTGGGTGCCGATGTCGAAGAGCGTCACCCCGAGGAGCTCGAGGTCGGGGTTGTCGTCGGAGCGGATCTCCGCGAAGAGCCGCGCGATCGTCGCGAGCCCGTCGATCGAGGCGGCGTCGGAGCGGGTCGGGATGACGACGAAGTGCGCCGCGGTGAGCGCGGCGATCTGCAGGTGCCGGTTCCCCGGCGGGCAGTCGAAGACGATCAGGTCGTACTCGCCGGCGAGCGGGGCGAGGACCTTGTCCAGGGCGTCGGGCTCCACGGAGACGTCTTCGAGGCCCGCTCCCCCGGCGACGACGTCGAGCCGCTCCCGCACGGCGCGGATCGGCTCGACCTCTCCGTCCCCGGCGAGCGCCGCGGCGAGGCCCTCGCCCTGGTCGTTCGCCTCAGCGTCGTGATAGCCCAGGTCGCGGGAGAGGTTCCCCTGTGGGTCCCAGTCGACGGCGAGGACGCGATACCCGTCGGCGGCGAAGATCGCGGCCAGGTTCGCGGTGAGCGAGGTCTTCCCGGTCCCGCCCTTCCCGTTGATGATCGCGAGGGCTTGTGGCAGCAAGGTGACTCCCGGAGGGTGGCTTCGGTGCTGCCGAACGGTACCGGGGTGAGGCTCAAGGTGACCTTGGGCCACCCTCGGCGTGTCGCCCGGGCGTCACCCGAGCGGTTTCTTATGACGCTCCGAGCGCGGCCCAGGTACGTCGCGGGTGCACCCCGAGCGCACCTGGGTGTCACCCGCTGCATGCTCTGAACGCCACCCGGGTGCACCCGGGCGCTACCTGCGACGACACTGCACCTGCCATCCGGGCGGCACCCAGGCGACACCCGGGCGCGGGCGGCACACACCCGGATCGTGATCCGAGCGCCACCCGGGCACAGAGCGGGTGCGGAGCGAACGCACTCCGGCCGCGCCCGGAGGTGCACCCGGGTGTCACCCGCCCACCCGCGGGGCGCGCTCAGGCAGCGACTGTGGCGCCCTCGGCGCGCTCCCGGATCGCCATCACAGCGTGCTCGGGGAGCGCCTCGATCGCCGCGAGAGCGTCCTTGTGCAGCGTCTTCGACGGGTTGTCCCCGATGCCGCCGCCGATGCCGGACACCACCGCGCGCCGCCCCTTGCCGGGGTTCAGGACGAGGTACTCGATCGCCTTCTCCAGCTGTGCCGGGGTGTACGGCGGAGGCTTCGGTGCCGGGTCCGGCTTCGCGTGCCGCGCCTCGGGGGAGGGCACCGGGACGGGCCCGGTCGCCTTCGGCTCCGCGGGCGGGGCCGGCGTGCGCGGCGGGCGCTTCCGGGCGCGGAGCTCGTCGCGCTCCCGCTCCGCCGCCTCCGCGCGGGCGGTCGCGGCGGCGAGCGCGGCGCGGGTCTCGTCCAGCTCATCGGCGGCCCGGCGGACCTCCGGGCGGGCGCTGATCCCGCCGCCGACGATGTGACCCCAGATCGCCATGAGCGGGATGACGGAGACGGTCGCCGCCATCGTCCAGAAGTTCGGGCGGAGCAGCCCGGCGTCGACCGCGTGCGAGCCGATGTTCCCGAGCATCGACAGCCCGACGGAGCACCAGACGAGCGTCATCGCGGAGGACTGGGCGACGTCGTCGCGGGCGCGGCGGGCGACAAGGACGGCGCGGTAGCCGGAGAAGTCGAGGGCGGCGGGGAGGGCCCAGGCGATCAGGCCGGGCATGCCGTTGGCGTGGCCCCAGCGCACGAGGTAGTAGGCGCTGACCGCGGCGAGGATCACGAAGAGCGCGGCACCGATCCCGGCGGACTGCCGCCAGTCGTCGCACCAGTCCACGGCGGCGCGGACGCGGTCGCGGATCTTCATTCGAACTCCCTCGTCAACTGGCCTTGTGCTTACCGTAACACGCGGTAGCTTAACTGACATGACGAACACCGCAGCCCCCGCCGCCCCCGTCCTCTCCTCCACCGCCCTGATCTACGCGGTCATCCGGGCCCGAGGCGCGCTCCGCCACGCGGGCGAGATCTTCACCTGGAACGGCGTCACCTACGGCGTCCTCTCCCTCGACGACTTCACGACCGCCGTCCGCCGCATGACGGCCGACTACAAGGCCGGCCGCCGCGAGGACGCGCTCTGCGAGATCGACCGGGCCCTCACCGGCGGCGACCGGCGCGAGATCGAGACCCAGCTCAAGGCCCGCCTGCTGGCGGTCGCCTTCCTCGAGTGGATCGAGAGCTTCCGCTGACCGCCCGCCCAGCGCCCCCTCCCGCACCCGCGGGAGGGGGCGCTTTCGTCGTTCACGACCAGACCGATCCGAAGAGCGCGCGGGCGTCGTCGTCGTACCGCGCGAGGTCGGCGAGGGCGTTGAAGTCCTCCTCGTAGCGCTCGATGTCGGGCCGGTCCTCAACGAAGGCCGTGCCGGAGAGCGTCGCCACGGAGGCGGTCCGGGAGCCGTACAGCTCAAACGCCGAGGGCGGCGCGACCGGGTGCACGACGTCGAGCGGCACGACACCGAGCCGGACGCCGCGGAGGCGGCTCACGGCGTCCAGATGCTGCATCTGCTCCGCCATAACCTCCCGGGAGCCGATGCCCCAGCGGAGAGCGGCCTCGGAGACGAGGAGGTGGAAGGTGCGCCCGGGCGCGCCGAGCATGTCGATCCGGGCCTGGCGCGGCGTCCACCACGCCGGCCCGGGAGTCATCGGGGCGACCACGGCCAGCGTGTAGGCGCGCGTCTGAGCGGCGCCCGGGATGATCTCGGGCTGCCAGCTGCGGATCGCGGTCGACTCGCGGTAGAGCTTCTCGATCCGGGCCTGGATCTCGGGAGCCTTGCGGACCAGCGTCGTCCGGGTCGTGATGCTGCCGGCCTCGAAGGTCTTTACGAGCTGGACAAGGCGGTTGCGGTCCCGCCGGGATGCGCCGAGCGCCTGGGCGTAGGCGTCGGCCTGCTCCGCGGTGAGCCCGCCGCGTCCGGACTCCGCGCGGGAGATCCTGGACTGGTTGACCCCGATCAGCGCGCCGGCCTCGCCCTGGGTCTTGGTGCCGCGGAGGGTGACGAGCAGCCGGGACAGTTCGTCCCGGCCGCCCGGCACCCGGCGCGTCCTTGCAGGCATGTGGTCAGGCCGCCAGCCGCTCGTGCAGCTCGGTGTGCCGCTCCCACCACGGCGCGAAGTCCTCCGCAATCGCCCAGGCCAGCCGGCTCTCCCGCAGGTACGGCTCGTGTCCGTCACGCGGCACCACGTCCGCGCCGAGGAAGGCCCCGTCGTCCGCGTAGTGCATCCGCAGGACCTCGACCTGCCCGCGGGCAGGCGTGATGAGCCAGTAGTCGTGATCCAGGATGTCCACCGGCGGGTGCTCGCCGCGGTGGATCACCCTGATCTCCTCGTACCGGCCGTTGTAGGCGTACCCGAAGGCGCATGCGGCCCTCTCGTCGTCCGTCATCCCCGGAGTGAAGACACGCACGCGCTGCGCCCGCAGCCCGCGCTCTCGGTCCTCCCGGAGAGCGTCGAGCCAGCCCTGCTTGACCTCCCAGTCCGGCTCCGCGGCTCCGGTGAGCCAGCGCGCCGTCTGGGCGGCGTTCCCCGCGTAGATGGGGAGACGCTCCATCCGGAAGAGGTTGTCCCCGGGGGAGGTGTAGTGCGCCTCGATGAACTCGGCCATCTCGCGGCCGGTCAGCTGCGGCATCAGCTTCCACCTCCTCGCAGTGCGTCGATCACGCGCCGGTCCTGGGTCACCACGATCTCGTCGTCGGCGAGCTTGCGCTGCGCACGGAGCGCGGCGAGCTCCTCGGCGTCGGTGACGATCGAGTCCGCCTTCACCACCAGGTGGTAGACGTCCGGCCGGTCCGACAGCGCGAGCACCGCGGGGCACTCGTAGCGGTCGGAGCAGTCGGCCGTGCCGGCGAGCGTGCTCATCGTCTCGATCTCGATCTTCCTGATCATCGGGCTTCCCCTCCCGGTGGGCCTGCAGGGCTCCCGCAGTGTCCCACCGAGGCGTGCATATAGGCAGTCCCGCGTGCATACGGCGGGCTCGGCCCCCGGGGAAGGTGAGGGCCGGGCCCGACGTTCTGGACCTTAGCGCATGCATCGTAGAGTTGCATATAAGCACCGGAGCGCGCATGCTGGGGCCGTCCATCCCTCCCAGGAGCTAGAGCGAGCAGGAGGTCAGCGGCTTGTCCGACCTGGCTGTGGGTCTCGGCATTGAGAGCCAGTCCAACCATCAACCCGTCGTCTACTACGTCGGCGTCGGGGACCGCATCAAGATCGGCACGACCAAGCTGTTCCGCCCGCGGATGAGCGGGGTTCGCGCCGAGGTCTGGCACGCCGTCGAGCCCGGCGGCCGCGAGCTCGAGCAGGCCCGCCACATGCAGTTCGCCGCGTACCGCCTCGACTCGGAGTGGTTCGAGCCCGCGGAGCCGATCCTCGCCCTCTGCGCCGTGCTCCGGCAGGCGTACCTCCTGCCGCTCTTCCCCCCGCCGTACTCCGCGGAGGCCATCCCTGGCACGCGGCGCGGACGGCCCAACCGGAAGGCAAGCGTCTGATGTTCGGCATCCCCCTCGTGTTGATCTTCGGCCTCCTGGCCTGGTTCTCGTGGCGGCGCGGTCACCGGCACGGGCTCGTCCTGATGTGGGGGATCCTCTTCGGGGTCTTCCTCGGCGGCTCCGCGGCCGCGGTGGTGCACACCATCGCCGCCTCCGGAGCCTCCGGTCTCGAGGCCGGCGTCCGCGGCGCGATGGGCGGCGTGGCCGGGACCTTCCGGTGACGACCCCCGAGACCCCGGCCCCGCCGGAGGCGGAGGCGACGGAGCCGGAGCGTCCCGCCCGGGACCTCTCCCGTCGGACGGCCGACGAGCCCCGACGGATGCCCAGCCCCGTCCTCGCGCTCGGCGCGCTGATCTCCGTCGCCGGGGTCGTGACCGCAGGTCAGGCCTTCGGGTGGCTCGGCTACACGGTCCCGACCGCGATCGCAGGGGGTGGCTACGCCCTGCACCGGTTTCGGGGTGGGGGAGAAGATGGCGGACGCGCGAGGGGGCGGGGTATTCCCTCCCGTCCTGCCTCTCCTCGCGTCCGTCCGGGGTCCGCGGGACTTTCCGGCCTGCTGGGGCGGCTGCGGCCGTCTCGCGCCGGATCCCGCGCGGCCGGTGGGGGCACCCGGGCGGGCCGTCCGACCCGGCCGCGATCGAGCGGCCGGTCGGACGGTCTGGGTGCCAAGGGCCGGGCGGCCGGGTCGAGGGCCGGCGGTGTGAGCGGAGGGGGTCGCCGCGCGAGCGGTCTGCCCGGCCTCTCCCGCCTCCGCCGGCCCTCGCCCGCTGCTGCCCGGCCCCGAGCCGCAGCGGCGCGCTCCGGCGGCATCTCGGCCCCGTCTCGGGGCTCCTCGAAGTCCTCTCGGTCCCGCCGGTCCGCGACCGCCGGCGGGCATGGGAAGGGCGGAACCGCGGGCGGCCGGCGGAGCCTCTTCGGCGGCGCCGGCCGCTCGGGCGGGACCGCCGGCGGCGGGCGGCGCGGGCTCTTCGGCGGCCGCTCCCGCGGCGCCGGCGGCACGCACCGCCCGGGCGGCAAGGCGGGCGGCACCCGCTCCACCGGCGGCACCGGGGGCGGCTCTACCCGTCCCGGCACCCGCTCCGGCCGCTCGGCCGGCTCCCGGGTGAAGGCGGGTGCGCGGAAGGTCCGCGGGCTCTTCTCCGGCCGGGCGGGCGGCCGCCCGGGTGCCGGAGTTCGCCCTGGTCACCCGTCCGCCCGCCCGGGTGGGCGCCCGGGCCCGAAGGCCTCCACCCGCCCGGGTGTCCGCCCGGGTGGGCGGCAGGGCGCCCGCCGCGCCGGGCTCGTCGCCCGGGCCCGCCGTGCCTACCGGCGGGGCCTCGTCCGCACCCGCGCGCTCCGCGGCTCCGCGGCCGGGCGGGCGGTCGGGAAGGCCGCCCGGGCGGCCGCCCGGCAGGGCGCCGTCTTCGGGGCCCGGGCCGCCCGGATCGCGCACGCCGCGAATCGCACCCGCGCCGCGGTCGCCGCCCGCCGGCTCGCCGGCCCCGCCGCCCGAGCGGTTGGCCGGGTCGCCCGCGGAGCCGCCCGCCGGGTCGCCGGCACCGCTCTCGGGCGCCGTGCGCTCCGCTCGCGGCCGATCCGCACCGCCCGGGCCCTGTGGCGCTGGCAGCGGATCCGGCGGGCCCACGGCCGCCGCTGGTGGGTCCGGCACCGCCGTCCCCGCCCGGAGCCCGTGCCGCCGAAGGCGCTGCCGAAGCTCCCGGCCCTCCCGTCCCTCATCCCGACCACCGCGCCCGGCCGACCGGCCGGGGCTCTCCCCGCAGGAAGGAACACGACCATGGGCACCTTCGACTCCGTGATCGAGGAGTGGCGCAACGCCGTCGCGAACTGGCAGCCGACCAACAACGACGACGACCCGTCGTTTATGAAGGTGAAGCTGCTCATCGGCGAGGCGCCCGCGCTCTTCGAGGCCCTCGCGGAGGGGTTCGCCACCATCGCCGACAAGTCCGTGGAGTCCGTGCTCTTCAAGGCCGGCGCGGAGGACCTGCTCCGCGAGATCGCCAACTTCGTGAAGGCGCCCGTCGAGTCGCTCGAGGAGGTCTCCGCGGGGATCGACGCGATCCACAACGACGACCTGGCCCGCATGCAGGAGACCGACCCGCGCGCCCGCTCCCTCGACTGGGGCGCCAACCAGGACGTCGCCTGACGTCTCTGCCTTCGCCCGCCCACTTCCCCTGGGAGAGCCGCCCGTGAGCACCAGCCAGCCCGCAGCCCTCCGGCCGTTCCGACGGCCGGAGGGCTGGTGGGCCTACCCGCTGATCTATCCCGTCGCCGCCTACATCGCCGCCTCGGTGCCCACCCTGCAGGGGTGGGCCTTCGTCGTGATCGGGCTCGCGGTCGGCGGGTTCGGCGCGCTCGGCGCCCGGCTGCTCTTCCCCGCCCGGGACTACGGGCGGGCCTTCACCGGCGGCGCCTCCTGGTGCGCCGGCCTCGCCGGCATCACGGCCGGGTTCTGGATGCTCATCGCCTCCCCGACGCCGCTCCCGCTCGCGCCGTGGCTGCTCGTCTGGTTCGGCGTGTTCGGGTCCTGGTACTACCTCCTCGGGCTCGCCGCGCCGCGCGTCGCGGCCGCCGCGGAGACGACGGCGGGCGGGCCTGCGCCGGCGGGGGCGGAGCAGCCGATCGGCGACGTCGGCCCGTACCCGGGGATCCTCACGGCCGCGCAGGTCACCGATGTCCGCGTCTCCCGGGTGAGCACCTCGCCCTCGGGCGGCGTCGAGACCGTGCACCTCCGCCCGGTCCGGCACGAGGGGAAGAAGCTGCTCACCTACGGCGGCTTCCTCGGCGACGTCCCGGCGATCGCCACGGAGGCGGCGATGCAGTTCGAGGAGACGCGCGGGATCGACCTCGAGGACCAGGACGTGGTGCCGGAGCGCGGCCGCAACATGGGGGAGTTCCTCCTGCACTTCACCGTGAAGCGGGTGCACGAGGGCCCGATCCCGTTCGTCTGGGATCACGAGCCGACCGACGCTGACGCCCGGATGCTCATCGGCCGCTACGAGGACGACCGGCCGATCGAGCTGCAGCTGTGCCACCCCGACGAGGGCGCCCGGCACCTGGACATCGTCGGCAAGACCGGCTCCGGCAAGGGTGTGCTCCTCGCGGTCCTGATCGCCCGCCTCACCGCGTCCAAGGCCGGGGAGGTGTGGCTGGTCGGCACGGAGAAGCTGGTCAAGCTCGCCTGGGGTTGGGTGCTCCCGTGGCTCCGCGGAGAGGTGGACCGCCCGGCCGTCGACCGGGTCGGCGGGGAGTCCCTCGACGAGGCGCTCGCCGCGCTCGCGGACGCGCTGCTCTACGCGAAGCTGTGCAACCAGCGGACCCCGACGTCGGGCGCCCGGAAGGCCGAGCCGGGCCGCGGCATGCTCACGGTGATCGTGGACGAGGCGTCGAAGGTCCTGGGCACCACGAAGAAGTGGCCCGTTGACGGGCGGATGCTCACCGCCTCGGAGATGGTCGCGGAGATCAAGGCGCTCGGCCGCACCGCGCTGGTCAACGTCGTGATCGCCAACCAGGACCAGCTCTTCTCCTCCTTCGGGGCCGCGGGCTCCGGGATGCAGCGCAACACCGATATCGGGATCGCGCTCTACACGAAGCGCCGGGACGACGCGGACAAGGTCCTCGCCGGGCTCCCCGGCCGCCCGGACGCCAGCAAGCTGCGGAACAAGCAGTTCTATGTGACGACCGGGGAGCCGGACGAGCGCGGCATGCGCGGCAAGGCCCTGAGCCTCCTCGACGACGAGATCCCCCTCGTCGCCGCCCGGAACGCCCAGTGGCGCTTCGGGCTTGACCCGGATGTCACCAAGGACCTCCGGACCTACGCTGACCGTTGGAACCCCCGGCGCCACCGCGAGCTCGTCGAGGCGGCGCGTCTCCACGGACTGGAGTGGCCGATGAGCAACGACCACCCGGGCGGCCGCCCGGAGCCCACGCCGGAGCCCACCCGCCCGCCGGCGGGTGACCCGCCCGCCCCGGAGCGGGTGGAGCCGGCGGGTGCCCACCCGGCCGCGGAGGCGGGTGACCCGCACCCGGACCTCCCGCCCGCGGACCTTCCACCCGGGTGGGACGACGACGCCCGCCTGTGGGCGGAGCTGCTGGGCGAGGACCCGGGCGCACCGGGTGACCAGGGCGGATCCGACGCACCCGCGCCGGGTGGGATGCTCCCGGCTCCCGACACGTCGGGGATCGAGGCGGCCGGGCGGCGGCTCGTCGAGGCGATGCGGCAGCACGCCGGCCGCCCGGGTCACCCGCCCCTGCCGGAGCCGCTCGACATCGTGATGCTGGCCCTCGGCCGCCCGGGCGCGCCGGCGGAGTGGGTGGCGACGCAGCGGCTGGCGGAGGTGATCGGGCGGGTGGACCGGGACGCGGAGCCGGAGGCGAAGCGGCGGGCGGCCGAGCAGCTCGGCCGGGACCTCTCCGCGCTCGACGCGAACCTCCGACCGACGGAGCCGCGCCGGGCCGGCGGGCAGCGCCTCCGCGGGTTCCTGGTCGCGGACCTCCGGGCGGCGGCGGCTCGGCTCTCCCGCGGGGCCGCCTGACCCTGACGCCCGCGGGCCCCGTCCGGCGCTGCCGGGCGGGGCCCTTTGCTGTCAGAGCTCGGCGTCGGAGAGCTCGTCGACGTTGACGTCGTCGTCCTTCTCGGTGCCGTAGGCGGCGGCCCAGGGGCGGTACTTGTCGGGGGCGTAGGTGAGGCCCTTGGGGTCCATGACCTGGAATCGCAGCTCGGGGTGGTCGGCGGCGACGGAGTCGCAGAGCGACTGGACGAAGGCCTGGTCGCCGCAGCGGCCGCAGCCGGCGTCGAACCACTTGCGGCCGCGGAGGCCCTTGACGGCGACGGTGTAGAAGCCGGAGGCGGTGGCGATCGGGGCGGCGGTGGCGGTGTCGTTGCTCATGACTTAAAGATACCGCGTCACGCGGTAAGTACAAGGGGAAACTTGCACGGTGGCCACTGTGCCGGCACGGAACAGTGGCACGGAACGGATGGAACACACCCGTTTCCGGTGGTCAGGGCCGTGCAGAGCAGTGCCGGCACCCTCCTGGAGTCCGTGTCCGTGCCGCCGTGCCGTTCCGTGCCACCCGGACAGCGTCTCGTCCGCCGGCCCGCCGCGGCGGAGGATCAACGGCGCGGTGAGGGGCACCGGAAGTAGCTGGAGAACTCTGCCGTGACCGTCCCCCTTCCCTCCCGTCGCTCGCCCCGCCGCATCCGCTCATCCGCCGCGCTCACGGCGGAGTTCGTGCAGGTGCTGGCGAACACCCCGAACCTCGTCGACGCCCTGCTCGTGACCCACGACCCGCTCGTCGACCAGTGCCGGCCCTACTCCACGGATCCGTGCTCGACGTACCTGATCGCGGAGGCCGCGGAGCGGGAGGTGCGGCGTCGGAGCCGTGGCCCGCGCCGCTACGCCGCCGCCTGACGCGGTTCCCCTTCGGTCGGGAAGGGAAGTCGGGGGGAGGCGGCCGTCCGTGGATGGGTCGGGCGGCCCCCTCCCGAGCCACAGAAGTCGCGGCAGTCCTCCCGCCCGGCGCACGGCGTGCAGCGCCGCAGCGCGAATGCCGTGCCAGCGAAAGGCTATTTCGCGAGTTTCTTAAACAATTCTACGAGGCCATCCTTAATCGCCTTCTCTATCACCGCCTTAGTGAGGCCCTTAAATAGATCCCCAATCTGATCAAACCAAGTTGAGCTGCTGGGCCAGCCCACGTCTCCCCCCATTGTGCGGTCGACGTATATCAAGCACTCGAGATCGACTTGGTTATAGATCGCGATGCTCTCGCCAACGCCGACTGGTTGGTTCCTCGAGCCTCCAAGTAATATCCATTCGTACGAAGGTTTGTCATGCCACTGAAGATTTACGCCGATCGTCTGGCTCTCGTAATGGATGAAGGAAGGCTTCTCTCCGTTGGCCAGCGCAATCGGCTCTCCATAGGTTATTGGCCCCGCCTTAGCGGTGTCTTCCCTTGTGAAGAACCACCGCTGGACCTTCGTTGCCGTCGCAGCCGAAGCATCATCGGTCCAGCCAATATTCATGCCAATTTGATCCTCCCATTGCAAGAACCTTCTGACTTTCTTGTTCTTGAGCTGATAGTTGCGGTCCGCAACCTCCTGGAACGATGCCTTCGGCATCAAATTTGTGACTTGGGGGTCATCGGAAAGAAAGACCCATTGCTGCATCAGTGCCACTGCAATATCTTGCGCTGGGGGTGCCATAACGATCTCCTAACACTCTGGATCTTTGAGTCAGATGGATAGCTCCCGGCTCCGTCATCAACTGCGCCTTCGCGTCGCTGGCGCTATTCCGGGACCGTCGAATAATGGGCATGCCCGTCGACGTCGGGCTTAGTTCGTCTACCCGGCATCGGGGCAAACGGGTACCTCGTCAGTTACTGAGCCGGCAGACCTGGATGGTCATTTCATCCCTGCCGGTCGCGAGAGGGCGATGAGCCTACGCGCAGTTCTCGGCAGGGTCTATGGCACTACGTACTACTACTAAGTTCTGCCGACCTCTAACAGCACGACGAACCGCCCGACCGGGGTCACCAGAAGTCGCGGCAGTCCTCCCGGAGGCGGAGCGCATCGAGCGCCGCCCCGCGGGTGGGGTGGTAGCGGGTCCAGGCGCCGGCGCCGACGGGGAGTGCCATCCAGTGGCCGTCGCCGCCGTAGACGCGGCCGAGGGTGCGGCGGACCTGTCCCTGCCGCTCCTCGACGGCGTACTCGCGGGGCTGGTCCTTGCGGGCGCGCCCACGGGAGTCGACCGCGGAGATGAGGACGAAGTGGGTGGTGATCTTGGCGGTGCGGGCCATGTCGTCCTCCTCGGTCGGGGTGATGTGACTACCTTACCGCGTGACGCGGTAAGGTCAAGCGCTCCCGCCGAACTAGTCGGAGGTGACAGATACCGCGCAGCGCGGTATGGTCGTCCGCATCTGCCACGTACGACCGCTTCCCTCCCGGAGGACACCATGACCCCGGCACTCGCCACGTACCTGCTCGGCGCCGGCATGACCGGATCCGTCTTCGTCGCCGCCTGCTACCGCTGGCTGCTCCGCGACCCCGACACCGGTCGCCTCGACCGCGTCCACCCGCTGCACGTCATCGTCGGCCTGGTCGTGATGCTCCTCTGGCCTGCGACGCTGTTCGCCGTCGCCTGGGGCATCGCCTCCGACGCCCGCATGACCTACGGCCCGCACGACGAGGACGAGGAGGCGCAGGCATGAGCGGCCTGTCCTTCGGCTACGAGTACGACCTGACCGTGTCCACCTCCGAGCCGCTCCCGCCGGCCGTGCTCGACGCGGTCCGCGCGGCGGTCGCCGACGTCATGACCGAGCACGGCGCCGAGCTGGACTGGGACGTCACGGAGCGGTGGTGACCGCGCCGGAGGTGCAGGCGGAGGCGGACCGGATCGCCTCCGTCCTGCTCCGCGTCGCCCGCGAGATCGGGGAGCTTGCCGCGGACGCTCCGGCGACGGAGCGGTTCCGCTGGCGCCGCGCCCAGCAGGTCCTCGCGACCGGAGCGGCGGAGGTCGGTCTGCCCGGACTGTTCTCCCTCGAGCGTGTCAACGAAGACGTACAACGATGAGCCGTCCTCACGCGGTACCATCGACCGCGATCGACGCATCACCGAAGGGCGGTAGCACCGTGACCATCTGGACCGACGAGAACGGCGTGCGTCGCGGCAACGCCGCGGACGCCGGTGCCGCGTGCGTGACCGACAAGAGCCCCAAGGGCGTCAGCGCCTCGACGTACCGGCGCATGGTCTCCCAGCTCGGCGCGCCCAAGCCTCTCCCCGGCTTCAACCCGCAGACGGGGGAGAAGGAGTACGACATGGACGCGGTCGAGAAGTTCAACGCGGACCGCAAGGGCCCGGGCGCCTGGCACCGCGACATCACGCACCGGACCCCGATGCGGCACCAGGTGCTCTCCGAGATCGCCGCGGGCCGCTTCACCGTCGAGATCCAGGACATGCAGGTCCGGGTGCTTCGCGACGGGGAGCCGTTCACCGGGACCGCGCAGAACCGGGCGAACACCCGGCAGTTCACCGACCTGCAGCGGGCGAAGATGATCGAGGTCCCGCCGGTCGGCGGGAAGGTCGTCCCGACCGAGGAGGGCAAGGCGCTCCTCGAGAAGTGGAACGCCGAGCAGGCGGAGGACCAGAAGAAGACCGCGTAGGCGCCGCGCAGAGAGCGTCTCAGGGGGAGGGCCCCCGGCATCCGTGCCGGCGGGCCCTCCCCCTTTTTCGTGCCCTGACGTGCGGCTCCGGCGCCGGCGCGGAGCCCCCGCAGAAAAATCTTCTCGTCATCCGTTGACAACACCGCGCGGCGCGGTAATCTCTGTGTTGCACGACGGCACCGCCTCCCCGGCGGGGCCACCCCCCTTCCCTCCCTGGAGTACAAGATGAGCCACGAGATCGCCCGCAGCACCGCCTCCGACGGCACGACGGTCGACCACTTCGTCTCCGCCCGGGTCCCCGCCTGGCACCGGCTCGGCACCGTCTTCGACCGCCCGATGACCGTCGTCGAGGCGATGGAGAAGGCCCACCTCGCCGGCTGGAACGTCCGCAAGATCGACCTCGCCGGGACGGACACTCTGATCTCCGAGGATGGCGTCACCTCCGAGGACGTCGACTTCCCGGAGTGGAAGGGCGTCGTCCGGACGAACCCGGTCAGCGGCAAGACCGAGCGGCTCGGCGTCGTCGGCGCGGGCTATCACCACGTGCAGAACGAGGAGCACGGCGAGTTCCTCGAGGCGCTGCTGGACATGTCCGGCGCCCGCTTCATCGAGACCGCCGGCGCGCTCCGCAACGGCCGCCACGTCTTCTACTGCGCGAAGCTGCCGGAGCAGATGCTGATCGGCGGGGTCGACGCGATCGACACCTTCGTCACGACGATGAACGGGCACGACGGCACCCGCGCGCTGATGGCGGTCGCCTCTCCGGTCCGGGTCGTCTGCGCGAACACGGAGGCCGCGGCGATCGCCTCCGCCCGCCAGAAGTGGGCGACCCGCCACACCAAGAAGGCCAGCAAGGCGGTCGAGGAGGCGCGCCAGGCCCTCTCCATGACCTTCAAGTTCAACGAGGCCTTCCAGGCGGAGGCGGAGCGGATGCTCGACGCCGCGCTCTCCGTCGACGAGTTCACCAAGATCGTCAACACGGTCTTCGAGCCGGTCCGGGACTCGGACTCCCCGACGACCCAGAGCACGAAGAAGGTCCGGGACCGCACCCTCATCCAGCTCTTTACCGAGGCGGACACGCAGGCGAAGGTCGCCGGGACCCGCTGGGCTGGCTACAACGCGGTCACCGAGTACATCGACCACTTCGCGGCCGCGACCGGCAAGGGCGCGACGGCGAAGATGACGGCCCGGTCGCTCTCCGCGGTCGACGGCAAGGGCTTCCAGCTCAAGGCTGACGCCTTCGCCGCCTTCCGCCCGCGGGCGAAGTCGCTGGTCTGATCGACCCCCCGGCCGGGCCGCGAAAGGCCCGGCCGGGGCGCATCACCCTTATGCCGATTGACTCCGCCGCATAACGCGGTAACGTAGTGAGTGCACGACGGCCCCCTGCCAGGGGCCACCATCCCCATCCCTCCCACCCGAAGGAGAGCGGCCCCTCATGGCCGATTCGATCAACTGCGGGCTCACCGTCTACCAGTGCCCGCCCTGGTACGCGCAGACCTTCCTCGACGCGATCGAGGAGTACGGGCTCGCCGGCCCGGACGAGGACGGGATCCGCCTCGGCGAGGAGTACCGGGCCGAGGACGGCTCGACGACCACCGGCGCCGCGTTCGACATCTGCGCCGCGCTGGCGCCCACGCTGTCGACGTGCGCATGGGAGGTGTGGCAGGGCGTCACCCGCGATGGGGACCCCGGCCGGATCTTCCGGCACACCCCCGAGCTGGGGACCTGGGAGGCGAGCTGCGACGACGCCGGCGACCCGACCCTGACGAGCAGCCAGATCAAGAAGATCTTCGCCAAGTACGACACCGACGCCGCGCGGGTGCGCGAGCTCGGGCGCCAGCTCGGAACGCCGTGGGCGGAGGCCTTCCGGCAGTACCCGGCGGGCGACGTCGTCCGGCCGCCCGTGCTGCACGACGTGATCTGGGACCGCCGCGCCGGCCACGTCCAGATCGACGACCTGGAGTTCGAGGGCCCGAAGTACCTCGGCAAGGACGCCCGCGACATCGCGCACGAGCGCGCGGAGGGGATCCGGATCCTCGGGGAGTGGCTCACGCCCCGCGGGTGGCGGCTCTACGTCGAGCACGGCATCCCGGGCCACGGGCTGACCGTGTCCGCCCGCGGGCGGATCTGGGAGTGGCAGGTCTACCGGCTCGCCACCACGCCGGCCGCGCCCGCGGGCGGTGCGCAGTGAACGCCCGGCTGATCGCCCAGGTGGCCGCCCGGGCGGTCCGGGCCGTCCCGCCGGCCGGCTGGGCGGCCGCGGTCGTCGCCGGTGACCTCCTCGCCCGCCGTGCGCTCTACCGCCGCGCGGAGGGCCGGCTCGTGCGTCGGGTCGTGAAGGAGCACGTGGACTGGCTCGGGATCAACCGGGAGTGGCAGGAGCGCGACGTCGAGGCGATCACGACGTCCGTCATGGACGTCTACGGCGTGCTGACCGACGTCCGCACGGTGCTCGAGGAGATCCGCGACCAGGAGCCGGAGCCGGAGGTGCGGGTGGTCGAGCCCGACCCGTGGGACCGGCTGACGATCGACGAGGGGGCGACCCAGCAGTGAGCACGGAGACGGCGACCCCGTACGAGGTCGCGAAGGCGATCGCGGAGCAGCTCGACCCGGCGGAGTGGTCCGCTGAGGAAGGCGAGACCGGCTGGGAGCGGGAGGCCGCGCTCGTCGGCCCGGACGGGGAGCGGATCCGGCTGCAGTGGGACAGGGGCCGGGTGACCGCCACCGGGGTGACCCCGGCGGAGCTGCGCGGGTTCTCGCGGCTCTGGACCGAGATCGGGTTCTCCGCGGAGAAGCCCCCGGCGGTCATGGCGAAGGACATCAAGAACCGGCTGCTCGCGCGCTACCGCGGATCCCTCGCTGAGGTCCGGGCGAAGAAGGCTGCCGCCGACGCGCGGGCGGCCGAGCGGCAGACCTACGTCGACGCGGCCGCCCGGCTGCTCGCCCCGCTCGGGGAGGTCACGACGACCGACAAGGGCAACATCTACGCGGGCGACTCCAACCGGCCGGTCTTGGCGCGGGTCGAGGTCGACGAGCAGCTGACCTACGAGGGCGCCCGGACCGCTACGGCGGAGGTGCGGGTGACCGTGCGGCGGGACCTCCTGCCGCGCCTGGCGGCCGCGGTGGCGGACCTGACCGACGCCCCGCCCGCTGACTCCCTGCGCGGCGCGCTGGCCGCGCAGGCGGCGATCTGGGCCCAGGCATCGGCCGACACGCACGTCGACGAGGTCGAGGACTCCGACGACGTCGAGAACGACACCATGTCCGAGGTGTACGGGGAGGCTGCGAGCTTCCTCCGGAACGTCGTCCTGGAGCACCCGGCCGACGACTTCCGGGACCGCTGGCGGGACGAGAGCATGGCGCACCGCCGGCACCTCCGGGAGCTGGCGGAGGCGGTCGGGATCGACCTGTTCGCCCGGGCCGCGGACGGCCGCGTCGGGGTGCCGCGCGATCCGGCGAGGCTCTACCTCGGCGCGGAGGGCACGGACCGGCTCACCGCGGAGATCAAGGACCGGATCCGGGCGCTCGCGGCCCGGCCGGAGCCGGGGGAGCCGCCGACGGTCTGGCTCGCCTGGCGTGACGGGGTCGACGACCTGGTCGGCTTCGGGACCGAGGAGCGGCGGGACCAGTACGCCGGCGCGGTGCCGGACGTCCAGGTCGGGGTGCTCGGTGTGCTCTCCGACTCCGCCGCGGGGCAGTTCATCATCGACGCCGGCGCGGAGGCTGCGGCCGAGGCGGAGGCTGACTGCGAGTGCTACGCGGAGGTCGTTCCGGGCGCCTGGCCGGGCTTCAACAACCGCAACGAGATCCAGCGGTGCGAGGAGTGCCGCCGGTTCGAGTCCGATGACGAGGCCGCGCAGGCGATCGGGGCCGCGGTCGATGGCGTCCCGCTGCTCCGGATCGTGCCCGCGGACACCCCGGACGGGGAGGCTGCGAGCTACTGGGTCGTGGAGGTCAACGGCGAGGAGCTGACCGCGGAGCGGATCCGCGAGATCGCGAAGGGCTCCGGCGACGGGGACCCGGGCCCGTGCCCGAAGTGCGGGGCGACGACGAACCAGAGCTGGCAGAACGAGGACGACGACCGCGCGACGTGCGGGGAGTGCTTCGAGGGCTACTGGATGACGACCGTGGACGGAGGCGAGTGATGGAAGGGGACGCCTACGCCCGCCTGATCTTCGGGCAGTACGCGCGGCACGTGCCGGGCTGGCTCTACGTCCAGGAGGGCCCGGACGAGCGCACGGTGTCGTTCGTCGGGTCGTCCCGGGTGAGCGACGGGCCGCACCCGCTCCGGTACGGCTCCCGGCGGACGCACCAGCTCGCGATCGGGGAGGTGATCGTCCGGCCGCACCTGGTCGTGGCGTCGGACATCGCCCGCGGCGCGGGGCTCGCGGGCCTCGTGACCGGGGAGTTCCACGACCCGATGATCCGGTCCGGCGAGGTGCTGGTGGACATCGACGGGACGCGGGCGGAGAGGTATCGGCGCACGTCATAGGGCTTCCGCTGGGGAGCGGAGGAAGGGGAGAGCGGCCCGGGTGGGCTCGTCCAGCAGGGCGAACCACCCGGGCCGCTCGTTTTTCTGCCCGTCAGCCCTTGTACCTACCGTGTAGCGCGGTATCTTTGAGTCATCGCAAGGGCACCGCACAGAGCGAAGCCCCCGGATCGAGGAGGAACCCCGATGAACGCCACCGCCACCTTCGCCACCGACCAGGCCGTCATCGTCCGCATCCCCGGCGGCCGCACCCGCGAGGGCGTCTACGTCGGCACCACCGACGCCGGCAAGATCACCGTCCGCTACAGCAACGCCGCCGGCGAGAAGACCGCCGACTTCAAGGCCGTCGACGTCCGACCGGTCGAGGTCGAGGACCAGCCCGCCCCGGCCGACGAGACCCCGGTCGTCGACGTCAACGACGACGTCACCGAGCCGGCCACCGACGCCGAGCCGGTCGAGGCCCAGGGCCCGCACACCAAGGACGAGTGCGAGGACCTGGACGGCTGCACCGCCGAGCACCTCCCGGCCGCCCCGGTCGCCAACGACGCCCCGGCCGCCCGCAAGAGCACCAAGAAGGGCTTCATGCCGGCGGGCTGGGTCACCCCGGTCGGACTGACCAAGGTCATCAACGAGCGCGGCCTGTACCCGGGTGAGGGTGAGCTGGGCGGGATCTACAACCCGATCGCCGCGAGCGAGAAGGCCGGCGTGCCCTTCCCGGGCCTGTACGACCACGAGGGCTACAAGGTGATCGTCGAGGTCGAGACCGGGATCGCCTGGTACGTCGCCTGGACCAAGCGCCAGGCGGAGCGGCACGCCAACGCCGCCGAGCGCCGGGAGCGTCCGCGGCTCACCGACGAGGAGAAGGCCGCCCGCGCCGAGGCCCGCACCGCGACCAAGGCGCTCCGGGCCGCCGAGGACCGGCTCTTCCGGGCGGAGCGGGCCGCGGAGCGCGCCGCCCAGCGGGTCGAGGAGGCCAAGCTCGAGGTCGAGGCTGCCCGCAAGGCCGCCCAGGCGGTCGCTCCCGCCGCCGACGACGACGCCGCGGACGAGGAGACCGCGGAGGCCTGATCGCCGCCCACAGGGCCCGGGGGAGCCGCCCCCGGGCCCTCTCCGCTCGACGCACGAGAGGATCCCGACATGGACACGCCCGGATACGACCTGTTCGCGACCGGCGACGACGCCTCGGCGCTCGACCGCACGGTCATGGAGACCGCGCGTCGGATGAGCGCGGCGGGCTGGACCGACGAGGCGGAGCAGATGGCCGGCTGCATGGCCTACCTCCGTGAGCTGGTCGGCAATCGCAACGACCAGACCGGCGGGACGCTCACGGGGCTGTACGACGTCCTGCTCGACGTGTCGAGCAACGCCGCGACGCTGGCGGAGCTGATTTCCCGGGCGCACCCGGACGAGATCGCGCTCCGCCGCGGGGAGGGCTAGAAGACCGGGGAGCGGGGCTGGTCCGCGTCGGCTGCCAGGTCCTGGGGGGCGGAGGGGAGCACGAGGATGTGGGCGCGGTCGTCGTCGCCGCGCTGGGCGGGGACCGAGATCGTGGCGGGGAGCTCGTCGAGGCTGGGGGCGGCCGGGGCGGGGATGAGGGACGCCTTCACCTCGAGGTACTGCATGAACCGCTGGATCTGCTCGTCGTCGACGGACGGGTCTGCGAGGAGCGTGACACCCGCCGGGTCGGCGATCGCAGCCGCAACAGCGGCTCCGAGGCAGGCGCGCATGACGCGCACGCGGACTCTCCGGCTCATTTAGTGCCTCGCCTCTCGAATTAGTTGCCGTAAGCGAACTAATTCCGTCCCCAGTTGCTTGAGGGACGGAATCTGTTAACCGGAGATTACCCCGTGACGCTGGGAGTCAATGTGTCAACGGGAGACACATTAGTAACCCTAAGGCAAAGGTAGAGCCGATTTCCCAGGTCACCGATGATCAATCCCGCGTCGCGTCCATCGCCTTGGTGACGGAGCGCACGACCGCCTCCAGGGCCTCGATCTCCTCCGGCGTCCGGGACTCCATGAGCGCGAGGATCGCCCGCGTGCCGCGGCCGAGGTGTAGCTCGCGCGGAGTGATCCCGACGCTCTTCGCGGCGGCGTCGAGGACCTCGTCGGGGTCGACGCCCAGGCCAGCGGCGATCCCGTGGATCACCTCCGTCGCCGGGATGTCCGACCAGCGATCCGACGCCCAGTGATGCCACATCGTGCGGCGAATGGGGTAGCCGGCGGCTTCGGTTCTTTCCACCAGCTGCGAGTAGGAAAGGCCCAATTCCTTCTTGCGCCGGGCGATTAGATCCTGTAGTCCGCCCGGCGCCGGGCGCTTCGCGGAATTGGTCTGGTCCGGCTCCGCCGCAACCATCTTTCCCCCATTGTCCCCATTGTCCGAAGTGACACGGGCGTCCGCCTCAGAGCGTCCGGCCCCATCGACACGTGTGTTTGACGTCATGAACACCTCCGGGTAACGTTCGGTCCTGCCGAACACGAGAGACGGGAATCAACGATCATGCCTAGCGCGCTGGGGATCTTCTTAGTGCCGCGCGATCCAGAGAGGCTCGAAGCTGCTCGATCGGGTCGCAGCTACGGCTCTATCGCGGCTCTTGCTGGTTGCTCCACTTCCTTCTTCTGGGACCTCTGTCATGGAGTGTGTCAGCGCGTGACTCCCGAACGTGCTCGCCGGATCGAGGATGCCCTCGGCGTGCCCCACGGAACCCATTTCATGCTCGCCCCCCGTGACGAGCTGCTGTTGACGCCCTACCTGCGGGCTTCCTGATCTAACCCCCGGCGCCTGCCAGCGCCACCGGCCGAACCATCCAGGGGCCGGATGTCCCATCCACCATCCCTCCCGTTGAGAGGAACGCTCTATGAACGTCGGCGGAATGTCCAGCGGAACTACTAGTGAGTCGCGTAAGACTCCCGACCGTACCGAGGCGGACACTAGCAGTAAGGATAGGGATCAAACCGCCTCTTTCGGTGATCGCCTCGTTGCCGCGGCAAGGGTAGCGGAGGCGGCGGCTCTTCAGAACCTTGGTGACCCGATCAGCGTGGATGTGACCGAACATGGATGTACGGCCGTCATGGACACCGCGACGGTCCTCGGCTGGTCGGTCCTGTTCTCCCCGCGCCCGCTGGTCACGGTCTACGAGGACTCCCCGCACATCCTGCTGCAGGGGACGATCGACGGCGTCCAGTGGGTGATCCACAACGGGGAGCCCGCTCCGACGCAGCCCGCGCCCGTCGCGGAGCCGGAGCCGGAGCCGGAGCCCGCGCCGAGCGCCGACGCGGAGACCGTGCGCGTGCCCTCCCCGCGCCCCCGGAGGGCTGAGGCGTGACCGTCACCGTCCTCGCGGAGGTCACCTCCGCCCAGTTCAACCGGGGCATCGGTGCGGCCGCGACGATCCTCGGCGCCGCCGTCGTCTTCGCCGTGATCCTCGGGGCCGCCGGCGGGATGGGGCACCGGGAGTGGATCCGCCCGATCATCCGCACCGCCTCCTGGGGCGTGATCGCGCTCGGCGTGATCGGTGCGCTCACCGCGGCCGTGGTCGGGATCGTGGCGGTGGCCGCATGACCGGGGAGCTCGTCGTCCTGGCCCTCGTCGTCGGGATCGCCGTCGGGGTCGTGATCGGCCTGCGGATGCAGGTCGGGGCGCACCGGGCGGCCCGCGGCCGGGCGCTGGTGCTCCGCATGCCGCACCGGAGCCGCCCCCGGCACCTGAGGCGGGCCGCCGCATGAGCATCGCGGAGCCGCTGGGGCTGTTCGACGAGCCGGAGCGGGTCGGGGTCCCGGACGCCGCTGGGCGCCCCGAGGGGATGACCGAGGGGGAGTGGCGTCGGGCCCGGCACGCCGCGGCGATCGTGCGCGGGCAGCACCCGCTCTCCGTCGCGCTGGGGACGCCGCTCCCGCTGCACCCGGAGGCGGCCCGGGAGTTCGGTCCGCCGTCGGACGGGACGCCCCGGTGCGGCTCGTGCGACCACCGGGAGCGGATGCCCGGAGGGAATCGCAGTTTCCCGAAGTGTCTCGCCGGCGCATATGTCACGCGCCACGCTCCGACGCACTGGGAGAAGCGTGCGGGAACGCGGATCGGCCCGGACGGGCTGGTCGCGGAGACGCGGTACCCGCGGGCGACGCACGGGGCCGGCACGGACGTCCGGCGGGACTGGCCGGCGTGCGTCGACTACTACCGGGCGGGCTCGGCCGGCTCCGGAACTGTCGTACCCCCGGGGTAGGGTCTGACCAGGAGAAACACCCTGCCGCCGGCTAGCGGCGAGAAAGAAAGGTGTTGACGCTACCGCGAACAGCGGTAGAGTGATCGTAGAAAGCGACGAAGCCCCGCGCGGCGGGTCTGCCAACCCGTTGGTCCACGTCAGGGCTTCGTCAAATGTCCCTTCCCTCCCTAAGAGAAGAAGACGATGAGCATCCTAGCCGCTGCGTGCCCGCCTGTCGCCTCCGCCCCGACGGCGGAGACCATTTCCGAGCTTCCCGCCGCCATTTCCGCGGCCCTTCCTGACCTGGTCGAGGCCCTCGAGGACCTCGGGGTCGCCTTCGTCGTCACCCCGGCCGAGGAGCTGGACGGGTGCGAGTACTGCCCGCCGGCCGACGGGCCCGCGCACGACGGAGCCGCCGTCGTCGCCCGCCGCTTCGCCGCGACCCGCTGGACGATCCGGGAGCGGGTGTGCCCCGGCTGCCTCGCCTACGCCGTGCGCGACGCCGAGGCCGAGCGGTCGACCGAGATCCGCGTCGAGATCCCCGTCGGCGGTGCCCGGTGATCGACGTGCCCGAGGACGACTGGACCGACCTGGACGACCGCGACGAGTTCGCCGACTGCGGCGGCTGCACGTGCTTCGTCTCCGCCCCGTGCCACCACTGCACGGAGCACCTCGACGAGGACGCCGAGCCGATGTGCGGGGCCCGAGCATGAGCGCGCCGGCCGCCGTGATGACCCTCCCGGGCTCCGAGCAGGTGCTCCCGCCGGACCCGGACCGGGACGAGTGGCTGGAGGCCCGGCGGGAGGGCATCGGCGGATCCGACGCCTCGACCGTCCTCGGGCTCAACAAGTTCTCCTCCCCGGTCCGGGTGTGGCTGGACAAGACGGACCGGGTCGACGAGGACTCCGACGAGCCGCCGAACGAGCCCGCGCTCTGGGGCACCCTCCTCGAGCCGGTCGTCCGGGACGAGTGGTCCCGGCGCACCGGGATCACCGTCGCGGCGGCGGGGATGCAGCGGTCCCTCGTGAACCCCTTCATGCTCTACAGCCCCGACGGGGTCACCAACGACGGAGGGCTGTACGAGGGGAAGACCTGCTCGCTGTGGCGGCGGGACGAGTGGGGGAACGAGCAGGCGCCGGACCACGCCGAGCTGCAGGTGCAGCACGGGATGGCGGTGACCGGGCTCCCGCACGCCTGGATCGCCGGGCTCATCGGCGGGCAGACCCTCGTCTGGCGCCGCATCGAGCGGGACGAGGCGCTGATCGCCGACCTCGTCGCGTTCGAGCGGGACTGGTGGGAGTCCTACGTCGTCGCGGACGAGATGCCGCCGCTCGACGACACGGAGGCCACCAACGAGGTCATCCGCGAGATGTACGCGACCGCGCACGCCGGCAAGGCGATCGAGATCACCGCGGACATCCTCGACGCCTTCCGCCACCTCCGGGAGGCGAAGGAGCGGCTCCGCATGGCCGAGGCCGAGGTCACCGGCTGGGACTCCAAGCTCCGGCACCTCATCGGCGACGCCGAGCTCGTCGTCCGGGACCTCACCGCGCCGATCGACGACACCAAGGCCGGGAAGGCGAACATCCTCGCCACCTTCGGCCAGACCGGGCAGATGTCGAAGTCCGCCTTCACCGCCGCGTACCCGGACCTCGCGGCCGCGTGCAGCAAGACGACGGAGGTCCTCGACCTCGACGCGGTCAAGTCCAAGCACCCGGAGCAGTACGCCGCGCACCGCGGCCGGGTGCTCCGCCCCCGCAAGACCCTCGACTCGATGATCGACGACACCCCTGGGAGCAAGTGATGGGCAACGGACTCGCGGAGCGTGTCAACGCCCGCGCGCAGGTCGCGCGCCGCGGCGGAGGTGAGGTCGAGCAGCGGGAGCGGCCGACGCTCCGCAAGCAGATCGAGGACATGCATGAGCAGTTCGCGATGGCGATGCCGCGCGGCTTCGAGGCGCAGCAGCTCATCCGCGACGCCATGACGCTGCTCCGGCAGAACCCGGACCTCGCGGAGTGCGTGCCGGAGACCGTCCTCGGCGGGCTGATGACCTTCGCCCAGCTCGGGCTCCGCCCGGGCGTCATGGGCCAGGGCTGGTTGATCCCCTTCAAGAACTGGAAGAAGGGGAACCGCCTCGAGGCGCAGATCGTCATCGGCTACCAGGGCTACGTCGAGCTGGTCCACCGCTCCGGCGCGGTCAAGAAGATCGTCGGCCGGGCCGTGCACGCCAACGACGAGTTCCACGTCGAGTTCGGACTCGACGAGAAGCTCGTGCACCGTCCGGCCGGGATCGGGAAGGAGCGCGGCCCGGTCGTCGCCTACTACGCGGTCCTGTTCTTCCACGACGCGGACCCGCTGTTCTGGGTGATGACCCGCGAGGAGGCGATCGCCTGGCGCGATCACCACGCGATGGGGACCAAGCGCTTCAAGGGCGAGGTCGTCCGGGACAACGACGGCAACGCCCAGGGTGCCGGCCCCTGGTTCGACATGGACGGCCCCGACGGCGGCACGGGCTTCGATCAGATGGCGATCAAGACGTGCTTCCTCCGCGCGAAGCGGTGGGCTCCGAAGTCGACGGACCGGCTGCTCACCGCGGCGACCGAGGTCGACGGCGCGGTCCGCCTGTCCTACAAGCCCGCTGGGCAGGACGACTACGACGAGATGCTGACCGCGCGGCACCCGGAGCCGGAGCCGGGCCGCGGCGCGATCCAGGGCGCGGTGATCGACGTCGAGACCGACGACGACACCAACGCCCTCCGCGACGTCGACGCGGCCGCGACCGTGCCGGCCCCGCGGGAGGACGACGTGCCGCCTCCGCCGGAGCCGCCCGCCTCGACCGCGGCCGCCCCGGCGGCGGACGAGGCGATCTCGCGGGCGATGACGACGCAGATCGGGCGGCTCATCGGCGCCGGCGGGGTCGGCGACGACGCCGGCCGGAAGCTCATCGCGTCCCGCCTCGCCGGGCGCTCGGTCCCCGTCGGGTCGACGTCGGAGCTGTCCCGCGCGGAGGGGCTCGAGGTGATCCGCCAGCTCACCGCGGCGAAGGACGGCGGCCGCCTGCAGGAGTTCGTCGCCGAGGTGCTCGGCGCGACCGACACCCCGGCCGCGGAGGCGCCGGCCGGCGACCTGCCGACTCCCGGCACCGCCGCCTGGCACGAGGCCGGGCACCCGACCAAGAGCGACGACGGACGGATCACCACCGTTCCGGTCCTGATGAACGGCGAGTGCGGGCTCTGCGAGGAGCCGGACCCGCGTGATGAGGAGAGCTTCGAAGGATGAGCGACTACGAGCCGACGGAGCTGATCTTCGTCGACACCGAGACCAACGGGCTCGACCCGGAGCGGCACGACGCCGTCGAGATCGGCTGGGAGAACATCACCACCGGGGAGACGGGCTGCTTCGTCCCGAAGCACAACCCGCGGGAGATCCTCGCGGCCGCGGAGCCCGAGGCCCTGCAGGTCAACCGCTACGTCGAGCGCGGCCTCTGGCAGCCCTACGTGATGGACAACGGCCCGGAGCTGCAGCGGCTCTGGGAGCAGTTCGGCGGCCCGATCCATCACGTCCCGGACGAGGACGCCCCGCCGGTCCCGCGCCGCGCCCTGGTCGCCGTGAACCCCGCCTTCGACGCCGCCTTCATCGCGAAGGCCTTCGCCCGGCACCTGGACCCGGACCTCTGCCTCGAGGTGCGGCCGTGGCACTACCGGATGGAGAACCTCGGCTCGATCGCCCGCGGCGCCTTCCGCCTCCCGATCGACCACCCGCCGCTGTCGTTCCGGGAGATCTGCGAGCGCCTCGACGTCGAGATCGGCGACCACACCGCCGGGGGCGACGTCCGCGCCGGCGCCGAGTGCCTCCGCCTCCTCGCCCGCCTCGTCGACGTGCCGTGCACCGGGCGCTGCAACCCCGACGCCCGCACCGACGGCGAGTGCGATTGCCCCCTGCGGGCGGGCTGACCGGTGGGCCTCCCGGAGTGGTACCCGCGCGAGTGCGCGTTCTGCGATCCGTCCGCCGCGCTCGCCTGCGCCGACCCGCACTGCCGCGAGCAGGGCTTCGGGGAGCACCGCACCGGGTGCGCGACGGAGCACGACGCCGCGTGCGACTGCCTCAGCGAGGTGCAGCCCCAGTGAGCCTCATCGGGCGGGAGGTGCGCGCGGTCTTCGACCGCGCCGCCTCCGCCCTCCTGGCGTCCTCCCGGGACGACTGCCCCGCGTCGTGCCCCTGCGGCACCGGCGCGGATGTCCCGGAGGACACCCCCCAGACCCCATCCCTCCCGATGAAGAAGATGGAGATCAACACCGCATGAGCGACAACCCCCAGCCGGAGGACGGCACCGCCGCCTCCGCCGCCGTGCCGGAGCAGCGGGCCGACGAGCAGCCCGCCGCCACGGAGAAGGCCAAGGAGGACTTCCTCGCCTTCCTCGCCCGCTACGGCGAGCTGTGCGACGAGCTGACCGAGGCCCTCGCGACCGTCATCGGGGAGGTGCAGGAGACGACCAACGCCGGGGCGATCACCCTCAAGCTCAAGTTCTCCTGGGCGCCCGGCGACTCCTTCGGCGGCCGCCTGGTCGTCGACGACGACGTCGACGTGAAGCACCCGAAGGTCAACCGGGAGACCCGGGCGAAGTACTGGCTCGGCGAGGGCGGCGAGCTCCTCGACTACCCGCCGATCCCGAAGAACCAGACCGCCCTTCCGTTCGGTGGAGGTCAGCTGTGATGTCCGAGTTCGACAACGCCCCTGACGCCGCCGTCACCGCGGACGTCGCCCGCCGCGCCGCCGAGGCGGCCGCCTCCCCGATCGACATCAACGACCACCCCGAGGGCCTGGTCGTCCGCCGGCTCCGTCAGGACGAGCGGATCGGGCACCACGACTTCGGGGCGCTGCTCCCGTCGCCGCGGGAGGCGCGCGGGGAGGCGGAGCTGCACACCGCCCGCTCCTTCGCCGCGTACGTCAACCGGCTCGCCGACCTCGGCACCACCGTGTGGGCCGACCAGGGCCGCACCCGGATCACCGCGGTCTTCAACGACCACACCCGGACCCTCGTCGACTCCGGCATCGGGGAGGAGCTGCCCGGCTGGCGGGACCACCGCGCGGTGTTCCTCCCGCAGTACGACGAGGAGTGGCTCGCCTGGCAGAAGGTCGACGCCTCCCAGGGCGGCCGCCTGATGACGAAGAAGGCCTTCGGGCAGTTCCTCGCCGATCACGCGCACAGCATCCGCGGCACGGACGTGTCCCGGATGATCGACGCCGCCATGCAGCTCGTCGCGTCGCGGGTGAAGACCACGCAGGAGGACGTCGACCTCGACTCCGGGCAGGTGAACATCACCTACACCGAGGAGGTCCGCGGGCAGAAGGTGCCGCGGGCGGCGAAGCTCCCGCCGCGCTTCAAGGTCGCGCTCCACGTCTACCAGGGCGCGGAGCCGGACGAGGAGCCGTTCGAGGTCGAGGCCGTCACGCAGTGGGACGTCGACACCGAGGGCCGCGTCGGGGTCGGGATCCGCCTGCAGCAGGTCCCGCTCGTGAAGCAGGCCGCCTGGCAGCGCGAGATCGCCCGCCTCCTGGGTCTCTTCCGGCCGGAGGTGCTCACCCTGGCGGGTGCGGCGCCCGACGCGCTGCGGTAGAACCCCCCTCAGCACGATCGTGCCGCCCGGCCTGCCAGCCGGGCGGCACGCCCCGTCCCTCCCTACCCCTGGACGTGTCATGTCCCTTTCACAGGAGACGTACCGCCGCGAGTCGGCGCGCCTCATCGAGGTCGAGGCCCTCCACGACCGGCACCTCGCCGAGCTCGAGCTCCGGGCGATCCGCCGCGAGCAAGCGGCGATGCCTCACCAGCACGTGAAGCGAGCGCCGCGGATCGACTACGCGGCGGAGCCGATCCACCGGTGGCCGATCGAGATGCAGAACGTGATCCACGGGAAGGAGCCGGCGGAGGCTCTCCCGACGCACCAGCGGCAGGTGATCGTCCGCGTGCTGCACCGGCGCGGCTGGACGGACGCGGACGTCGCGGACCGGCTCCGGATGACGCTCTACACCGCGGCCAGGATCCGCCAGGACCTCCGCCTGCCGCCGAACCTCACGACCCACGTCGAGTGGCGGGCGGTCGCCTGATGGGGACGCGCCGCGACACCGCCTCGTGGATGTTCCTCCACGACGGGATGCCGGACCACCCGAAGATCGAGGGGCTCTCCGATCGCGCCTTCCGCACGCTGATCGAGCTGTGGTGCTACTGCTCCCGGCACCTCACCGACGGGTACGTGACGGAGCAGGCGTGGATCAAGCGGACGACGCCGAAGGTGCGCCGGGAGCTGATCGAGGCCGGGCTCGCCGACGAGGTCTTCCCGCGTGCTGACGATGGAATCTCGACGGAATCTCGTCGTGATGGCGTCGTCATGCACGACTACCTGGACTGGCAGCGTTCCGCGGAAGAGGCGGCGGAATTTACGTCGACGAAGAGGGCCGCCGGCGGCTACGGCAACCACATGCGCTGGCACGTTCGCGCAGGTAAGACGTCCCCTGACTGCAAGTTCTGCGTCGAGGACGACCCCGGGAGGGGATCGCAGGAGCCGTCGCACGTGCGATCGCAGATGGGATCGCACTCGGGATCGCAAACCGATCGCAAACCGATCGCAGAGGAGAGGAGAGGAGAGAAGAAGGGTTCAGTAGGGAGGGAACGTCACCTGGGTAACGCGGGCGCGTCGCGCGCGACGGACCCCGCCCAGGCGTCGATCTGGCCCGCGTCCGTCTCGCCTCGCCGCAACCCCGGCCGCTGTCCCGAGCACGCCTCCCTGCCTCCCGGCGCCTACGTCCCGCCGTGCGGAGAGTGCGCCGCGCTCCGCGAGGGCGCCGAGACCTCCGAGCACGAAGCCGCCGCCTCCCGCGCCGCCGAGCTCGCCGAGTACGACGCCGCCGTCGCCGCGTGCACCGAGCGCGGCCGCTGCGACGGCACGTGGGTCCTGGAGTACGCCGGCGGACCACCCGTCGACCCGGCCGTCCGCTGCGATCACGGACTCCGCCGCCTCCGCGCCGTCTGACCCTCCCCGCCCCTGCCAGGGCGCCACCCGTTCCCTCCCGACCGAAGGAGACCGCCATGCCCGGTCGCAACGCCCGCCGCCCGTTCGTCCCGGAGAGGCCCGTCCCGGTGCAGGCCCCGCCGCCCCCTCCGGACTACGTCGTCGCGACCCTCCTCGAGGACCAGCCCTTCACCGCCGTCTACGCCGGCGGATGCGAGAACCCGCACTGCCGCGTCCCGAGGATCACCGTCGGGCAGGGCGTCGTCCGCTCGCTTGACGGCGAGTACTTCCACGTCGTCTGCGCGATCACCGGCTCGCTCCAGCGCCGCGAGGTCCCGCTCCGCGACCTCGGCGTCACCCCGAACTCCGACCGCGCCCGGTGGGCGTCGTGACCACCGAGACGCCCCGCCGCCGGTCCGAGCTGCTCGCCCAGGCCCGCCGCGACTCGATGCGCGTCGTCTGCCGCGACTGCGGCGCCGCGATCGGGGCCGTCTGCGTCGACGCGCACGGCCGCCCCCTGGAGTGGTTCCCCGCGCACGATCACCGGCTCAAGGACGCCGGTGTCGAGCTGCCCGGGCTCACCGACCGCGACCGCGGGCTCATCCCGGCGACCGTGTCCGCCGGAGCGGAGACCGAGCTGCGCCGCACCGAGGCGCTGATCCGGATCCGGGAGCTGCGCGGGAATGTCCGGGCCGGAGACATCACCGAGGCGGAGCGGGCCGAGCTGGCGCGCCTGGAGGCCGCTCACGAGGTGCGCCCGCCGGAGCCCCCGCAGCCGCGCACGTCCGTCGACGAGGCCCCCGGCTGGATGCGTGGGCCCGGGGTTCGGAGGTGAATCCGCAGGTCACCGGCCGTCCGATGAGGACCCCGCACCGTGCGGTGGGATCGACGGAAACCCCATACCGCGGAAACGGATCATGGAACGACGGGCTCAGTGACGATCTGACGATTCCGATGATCCTCCCGGCCGCCCAGTATCGACCGACCCCCGATCGCGGCGCAGCGGCGAATCTGGGCGGCAAAGCGACCGGGATCCGCCTCCCGTGCCCCAGCCCCTGGCGGCACCGCATCGAGACCGCGCTCATCGCCGGCACGATCCTCGCCGTCGTCGGCCCCATCGCTCTCTGGCTCGAGTACGCGCTCCTGAGCCTGATCATCACCGGAGGACACGGGTGACCGACCCCGCCCCGACCACCACCGAGCTCGGCCTCGTCGTCGCCCGCCCGCTCGGGTCGAAGAAGGCCTGGCGGGCGGAGCACTCCCTCGACTGCTGGCAGCACCACACCGAGTGCGCGCTCCGCCTCGCCCAGGTGCTCATGACGGCCCGCCGGGACGACGCGGACGCCCGCGCCCGCCGGTTCGGCGACGCCCTCCGCCGGTCACCGCTGATGGACCGGGAGACCCGGCACCGCCTGCTCGGCGAGGTGATCGTCGACGCCCGGGCGCTGCTGCACGAGGAGCGCACCGAGGGCGCCCGGAAGGCGAACGCCCGGGAGTCGGGGAAGCACGGCGGCCGGTCGACGCAGGCCCGGAAGCGTGCCGCCGGGCGGGAGAACGGGGCGGCGTGACGGCGGAGTCGTGGACGCTCCCGCTGCCGTGGGAGCGTCCGCCGCTGTCGCTCAACGACCGGCACGACCGGCACGCGGCGGCGAAGCTGACGAAGCAGATCCGGGCCCTGGCGAAGGAGCTCGCGGAGGACTACACCGTCGGGGCGCATGAGCGGGTCGCGGTCGAGCTGCACTGGCAGGTCCCGCGCCGCGGTGTGTACGACGAGGAGAACCCGGTCGCGACGTACAAGGCGATCTGCGACGGCCTCGTCGACGCCGGCGTCGTCGCGGACGATGACCGGTACCGGATGAGCAAGCACATGCCGGTGCTGCACGACCCGGTGAAGGGTGAGCCGGGCCGGTGCTGGCTGCTCGTGACGCCGCTCCCGCCGATCGAGGGCGCGCCGCCGCCGCGGGCGAAGCCGAAGCCGCGGAAGCCGAAGGAGCGCACTGCGCCGCCTCCGCTCCCGCGGGTGGAGGTCCGTCCGCGGCGGGCCGGCAAGCGGTCCGCGGTGGAGGCGGCGGCCGCGGAGCGCGGGGCGGCGATCACTGCGCCGCGCGGGAAGCGGCGGAAGGGGCCGGCGGTGCTGCCGATCGAGCAGCTCATCGCGGACCTGCAGCCGCCGGACGGCGGGGCCGCCTGGCGGGCCCGGGTCGCCGCGCGGGACGCCGAGATCCGCCGTCAGCGCGGGTAGGTCAGCCCATCACGAAGGTGTAGCGGCGCCAGGCGCCGTTCCCGGCCACGGCGAGGTTCCCGTCCTCGACGAGCACGGGGAGGACCCGGCGCACTGCGGAGGTCTCGGCCTTCGCGATCCGGCCGATCTCGGAGGGGCTGTACGCCCTCCGGTCGCCCTTGGCGCAGAGGCGGTCGAGGATCCGCTCGGCGAGGGCGAAGTCCTCGTCGGAGAGGTGGTCCGCGGCAAGCTCCGTCGTCGTCATGCAACAACCATACCGCTCTATGCGGCGGACTCAAGAGGAAACTACCTCTTGAACCACACCGCACCGCGCGGCAAGCTCAACGGCATGACGAACACCGCACGCACCGCCTCCGCCGCCCGCACGATCATCGACGCCGTCGCCCCCGCCGGCCTCGGCCTGCTCCCGGTCCTGCTCCTCGTCCTGATCGTCGGCCCGGCCGCCTACGTCGGGATGATCGAGACCGTGTGGACCCTGATCGGCCACACGATCATCGACGCCGGCGTCTTCGTGCTCCGGCTCATCGAGGGCCTGCTGTACGTCGCCGGCATCCGGTGAACGACCCCATCCGAAGGAGACCTGTCATGGACGCCACCGAGCGCGCCGCCGTCGCCCTCCTGGTCCTCGCCGCCCTCGCGCTCGTCGCGGCGGTGGCCACCGCCCCGTACGTGGCGTTCAGCGCGGACGTCGTGCACTTCCTCGCCGCCGTCTGCGACGCGATCGCCCGGCCGGTGCGAGCGTTCTGGACCTGGCTTGCCTCAGCGGCTTGAAACTCCCGCGTGACGCGGTATCTTTAAGACATGACGAACGCCACGGTCACCACCCGCCCCGCCACCGCCGCCGAGATCGCCGCCGACGCCGGCAAGCCGGCGCACAAGCAGGTCGTCACCGTCGAGGAGAACACCGACGGCCGCGCGGTCGTCGGCAAGGCCAAGACCGTGCACCGCGCCACGGTCACCCGCTACCTCAACGCCTACGGGGAGTCGGTCGGCAAGACGGTGGGCGTCTACTGCGGCGCCGAGCGCTACCGCAACGCCCGCTCCGCCGCCTCCGCCGTGTCCTCTCGGTACGAGATCGACTGCGCGAAGTGCCTCGGGCACTAGGGCTCCGGCCCGGCCGGGCGAACCCGCCCGGCCGAAGGGCTTGAACCTCCCGCGGTACGCGGTATGGTAATCACATGACGAACACTGAAGCCCCCACCGCGACCCTCCTCCTCGACGCCGGCCGCCCCATCCGCGCCTTCGCCGACATCACCGCGATGCGCCGCTGGATGACCGCCCGCGGCGGCTCCGCGCTCCTCGGCTACACCCGCACCGAGATCCCGCTCCACGGCACTCCCGGCGGCGCGACCGTCCAAGTGCTCATCGGCTCCCGCCCCATCGCCGCCTTCGCCAACCTCGACGCGCTCCGCCGCCACACCGCCGCGCAAGGCGGGGCGTGGGGCCGCACCCGCGCCGAGATCCCCTTCCACGCCGCCTGATCGGAGCCCGTCATGAACATCCCCGCCGACTTCACCGGCACCGTCCGGGACCCGGAGCCGCTCGCCGGCCCGGCCGGTGACCCGCGCGTCTACTTCGAGGTCCGCGAGTACGAGCGCGGCGTCGAGGTCGACCGCTGGGTCACCTCCCGCCGAAAGGCTTGATCCTCCCGCATGCTGCGGTATGGTGAAGTCATGACGACGAACACCATCACCCCGGACATCGAGGACGACGGCACCCCGGCCCTCCCCTTCGCCTACGTGACTTGGAACCCCTACTACGAGCGCTTCATCGTCGACGCCTACAACGCCACCGGCGGCGTGCACCTCTGGACGAAGCGGGTCGCCGACGAGGCCGCCGTGCACGCCCTCGGCCGCCGGTACGGCGTCGAGATCCCGGCCCGAACCACCTGGGCATAAGCCCTTGTACTCACCGCGCACCGCGGTAAGCTCAACAACGTAAGACGGACCGCCTGCCAGCGGCCCCTTCCCTCCCGAACCAAGGAGACCTCGATGAGCACCAAGCCCGCCTCCGCCGCCCTGACCGACGTCGAGCTCGAGCACGCGCTCAAGGTCCAGCTCGCCTCCGCCGAGCAGACCGTCACCAAGCAGCGGGCGATGATCGCCGACTGCCCGTCCCTCGTCTACGCCGCGGAGCACTACCTCCGCGACGCGGTGATCGCCGAGACGAAGGTCGCGATCCTCGCCGCGACACTCAAGGCGCCGGCCGAGCGCCGCCGCGACTCGCTCGCGAGCCGGATCGGTCAGGCCCTCGACTCCGAGGCGACGACGTCGTCCGCCTTCGCCAACGCCGCTGGCTCCGCGGTCCGGGTCGCGGCGAAGCACCTGCTCCGCTCCTTCTCCTCCGAGATCGACTCCGCGCAGCTGGTCTTCCAGCTGTCGTGATGTGAGCCCCGGCGGCGTCCCGCCGGTAGAGCGGCCCGGTCCTCGGCTGGTGGGGGACCGGGCCGCGTTATTTCTTTACCGGTCTCGCTCTACAGCCCTTGTAACTACCGTGTAGCGCGGTATTGTTAACGCATGACGAACACCACGAAGCCCCGCAAGACCACCGGCCGCCCCTCCACCCTCTCCATCACCGACCTCTGGGCCGAGCACAAGCGCCTCTGCGCCCTGCTCCGCGAGATCCCCAACGGCGTCGTGACCCCGGAGCGCGGCCGCCTGCTCCGCCGCGACCTCCGCGTCATGAACGAGTTCCGGGATCGATTCGAGGCGGTCAAGGACGCCTACCGCGGCTTCTAGCCGCTCCGGCCCCTCCCGAAGGAGACCGTCATGGACCTCGACGACCTCGACCGCCTCGACGACCTCGAGGCCCTGATGCGCCGGCGCGGGCTCACCGACGCCGAGCTTGCGGAGCTGCGGGACCTCCGCGCCGCCGCCCGACGTCGTTGAAGATCGGGTCGAAGTTCCTCGGGGAGCCGCCGGCCCCACGACGAAGGCCCGCCCCACGGGAGAGGGGACGGGCCTTCGCGCCGGAGCGGGGCGGGTCAGGTCAGGAGCGTGACCAGCTCGCCGAAGGGGAGCCGGTACGCCAGCACGGCGACCGCGCCCAGGAAGACGAGCGCGCACACCCAGCGGAGGATCCGCACGAGCCGCTCCGTCGCCGCCGGGTCCGTCGTGCTGGTCGCGAGCAGCGGCCCGAGCAGGGCGATCACGCCCAGGGCCACGTCCGGCCACCCGATCGGGCCCGCCTCCGTCGTGGGCCGGAGCCGCGCCACGACCCGCTTGACTTCCTTGCGTACTCTCGCCATCGCGAGACCTCCGTTCGAGAAACTGCCTGGTTGATCGTGCCGATGAGCGTCTTGCCGAGATCGGGATCGCCGGACCAGGGCGGTCCCGATCTCACTGTCCGGGCCGGGGCCCGGGCCCGTCTGTGGGTCATGAGAGACGTCCTCCTTCATCGCGTGTGCACCAGTAGCGGACGGCCGTCCTGACGCCGTCCCGAGCCCTCCTGATCGCCGTACTAGGAAGCCTAAGGGCGGAGGCATGGCACCCCTCCGAGCGGACCGAGATGGGGGCCGGACGTGCGGAGGGGAACGGCAATGGTGTCGCCACCCTTGTGCTCACCGCGTCATGCGGTATGGTTAACGCATGACGAACCCCGAGGCTGCCACCTCCGCCCTTCCCTCCCGCACCGCCGCCCAGCTCCGCGAGGACCTCCGCGCCACCGCCGCCGCCCGCGCCACCGCCGCCGCCCTCGTCGCCTCCGGCACCGTCGGCGCCCTCGCGATCGGCCACATCGCCGACGAACTCACCGCCGCCGAGCGAGCCGCCGCCGCGAACGGCCCCCGGCCCTACCGCGTCTGGTACCGCACCGAGACCTCCCGCGGCCGCACCATCCGCGACATCGCCACCGTGACCGCGGTCGACTCCCTCGCCGCCCGAGAGGCGTTCGAGGACGAGTACCCGGGCGCCGTCGTCTACGGCGTCGACCCCGCCTGACACGCCCCTCATCCCTCCCGCCGGCCGGGCGCCTGCCAGCGCCCGGCCCTCCCCGAAGGAGACCGTCATGCAGCTCACCGACCTCGACCCGCACGCCCCCCGCTGGGAGGCGCTGCTCCCGCTCGGCTGGACCATGCCCTCCGGCGCGCCCGCCCCCGTCGTCATCGAGGCGGTCTTCTCGATCCGGTCCCCGCACACCGGCCGCGTCCAGGAGCTCGCGCGCCTGAGCCTCCGCGACCACGGCGGAGAGCTGCACACGACGATGGCGCGGCTCTACCCGGCGGCGGGTGCGCGATGAGCGCGCCGGTGATGCTCGCGGGGGAGACCACCCGGGACATCATGATCGCCCGGCCCGGCGAGAAGTACGGCGTGATCATGGTCGGCACGCCCGTCGAGGTGCACTCGCACGCCCACGAGGGCTGCGTGTACGTGACCGACGGGCGGCACACCGTCCTCGTCGAGGCCTCCGCCGTCGCGATCTGGGGCGCGTGATGCCCGCGAAGACCGCGCTGGAGCGCATGGCGGAGCGGGCGGCCCGCACCGCGGAGGCGCAGGCGCTCAACATCGCGCACGTCTACCCGGCGGAGCGGATCGCGGAGTGGCTCCGGGACGCCACAGCGCGCCGCGACGGGGCGGATCCGGCCTCCCGGCAGTACAGGACCGCGGACCGCGAGGTCGCGCTCTACCGGCGCGCTCAGGCGCTGCAGGCGGAGGGGCACGCGGACTCCTGGGAGGCGGTAGCGGACCGGGCAGGGATCAAACGTGCCCGGTGAGCGGTGACGGCGACGGGCGGTCCCCTCGACGGAGGTGCGGGATCACCCGCCCGGCCTCACGCGGTGACTCTCTCTGGTTGACGCAGGTCATGGTCCTAATTACCCGTCAATCCAACGGTGCGGACGCTACCGCAGAGCGCGGTAGATAAGTCTTGCGCGACCCTCCCGCGAGACTTACGTTAGTTCTTGTAAGCGATAACTCAACAGAGAGGAGCGGCTCAGTGACTGAGCTGGCCGATCAGTTCGTCCTCGGGCTCCGCGCTCGCGGATACACCTTCCACCTCAACGAGGAGGACCTGGTGATCCAGAGCAAGGCGGTACCCGGCACGGCATGGCACCTCCCCCGGATCGTCCTCGAGGACGAGGCGCTTGAGCTGCTGCTTGCGGCAGCCATCGCCTCCTTCGCGGAGGCGGAAGGGCCGAGGTGGTTCCGGCTGGGGCCGGTGCTCGGGAGCGATCCCGACCCGGGGATGAACTGAGGGAACGGGCGGTCGGGGGAGTGGGACCCTCCCCCGGCCGCCCGGCCAGCCTAACCGGGCACCTAGCCCGGCTTGACGATGTGAAAGCGACACCGGATGATGCTGACATGACATCGCACGCGCTGACTCTCGGCGTCCGCCTTGATCGCCCCATGCACCCCGACGCCGCCATGACGCTGTCCCGCGCCTGGGCTGCCGACTCCCAGCTCATCGGCGGAATGTGCTCCTACGATCAGGACGGCGCGTACCTCGTGCAGGGCCAGGTCCTCATTGACGATGACGACGAGGTCACGCCCACCGCGCTGCCCAGTCGGCTCACCCGCGCCGCGAACTGCCTGGTCGGCGTCCTCGCCGGGCACGGCTACCGCGTGACCGGCTGGGATCAGGTCGAGCTCACCTCCGATGAGGTAGTGGCCCAGCGGCTCCACGCCGTCGCGATGCCGGACGTCGTGAGCGTCGCGGAGTTCGCCGAGAAGCTGGGCGTGACCCGCCAGCGCGTCTACCAGCTGGAGTCCGACCGGAAGGCGGGCCGGGACAACACCGGCTTCCCGCGCCCGGTGCTCGACGGCTACTGGCTCCGCAGCCAGGTCGAGACCTACCGCATCAACCGCAAGACGAAGCCCGGGCCCGCTCCGGCGCGGTCGCTCGAGGAGGCCGCGGCGATCGTCGGCGGGCAGCGTCGGCGGGCCATCGCCGCGACCGTGGCGAAGATCAGGGAGCGGATCGAGCGGGGGGAGTGGCACGGCGGGACGAGCAAGACGGCGATCGCCACCCTGCTGGAGCGCACCGACGGCATTGACGCGGTGATCGCCCAGCTCTGCGAGTCCGGGCACTTCGTCCACGGGGAGGACGGGAAGCTTCACGTGCGCTCCGCGTCATAGCCGACTCCCCACGATTCCGCTCACGCTCACCCCGGAGGGCCGCGCCTGCCAGCACGGCCGTCCGTCTTCCCTCCCGAAGGAGAACACCGTGACCGCACCCGTGCGCACCCTCACCGCCGCCGTCGCCGAGTACCGGGCCGCGATCGCCGCGGAGGCGGCCGCCGACGACGTCGAGCTTCACTCCCTGCGCACCGAGGGCCGGATGTCCGCCCGCCGGCGTCGTGTCGACATCGAGGCGGAGCTGACGACGCGCGGACACGCCGCCCTGGCCCGCCTGCTCCGCATGGAGCGCGTCTCGGTGCGGGCCGTGTCGGATGCCGCGCTCGACGCGGAGAAGGAGCCGGTGCGTCGGCTCCTCGACCTCGACATCGCCGCGCACGCGATCCAGGACGTGCAGCGCTACCTCGCCGAGGCGGATGCGGACGGCCGGAACATCCTCGGATAGAAGGTCTTGCAGCTCCCGCACCGCGCGGTATGGTGAACACATGACGAACACGATGACCGCGAACCTCACCGCCGCCGAGGCCGGAGCCCTGGCCGACGGGCTCGCCGAGACCCGGGACCTCGCCTTCGCCGACGGCTCCGAGGCCGCCCTCGCCGTCGCCACGACCAACAACGAGCAGTGGCTGCGACTCTGCGCCGAGGGCTCCGCCCGCTGGGGCGCGGACTGGATGAACGCCCGCCGCCTCTGACACACGAAGGGCCCGGCGCGGTCTGCCAACCGCCGCCGGGCCCTCTTCGTCCCCTCACTCCCTCCCGAAGAAGGCCACTGCCATGACCGTCCTCCAGGAGACGCCCGCCGCGCCGGCCGTCCCGATCCTCATCGCCGAGACCGCCGCGACCCTGCGGGCCTGCTCCGGGTGTGCGTCGCTCCCCTCAGCATGCCTCTCGGGGCTCACGGGGATGCACCACACCCCGTGCTGCCCCGAGTGTGACCACTACCCGGAACTCCCTCTCCGCTCCGTCAACGAGCCGCACAGGCCTTCGGAATGCTCCAACTGGGCGAAGTCGCGGGGGATCCCGCTCAACGTCGCCTGCGAGCTGCACTGGCTCCCGACGGAGGTCCGGGAGCACCGGGCCCGGATCCTCCGCGAGTACCACTCCGCGCAGGCCCGCCGCGCCGCTGTGCGCCGCCCGTACTCGGAGGCGGAGCTCGTGCCGGCGGAGCGGCTCGAGCGGGAGTCGCACGCCAACGGCCGCCCCGCGTGACCGACTGGCGGGAGGTCCGGCCGGGGTACTGGCGGCGGGACCTCCCGTCCGGCGACTGGCTCGGGGTGAAGCCGGACGGCTCCCGCTGGATGTGGGTGCTGATGGTCGAGGCTCCGTCACCGCGCCGGCGGCGGGGGAGTCGGGGCCCGGACGTCGAGGCGGCGTTCTGCTTCGGCTTCGCTGACGCGGAGGCGGCGCGGGGGCACGCGGACGAGCATGGGCCGCTCCCGTCAAGGGGGCTGTGACCAGGCTTTTTCTTCGTTCTCAGCCGTCGCCTTCCCTTGTAACTACCGCACCGCGCGGTAGCTTTAAGGCATGACGAACGGCATCGCCTCCGCCCTGCTCCTCCTGGCCACCCTCCTCCTCGGCCACCTCCTGCACGTCGAGATCCTGCACTTCGAGCTGGTCGAGATCCCCGAGCACTTCGAGACCGTCGAGCACATCCGCCACGCGGTGCACGCCGTCAAGCACCACCACCTCTTCGCCTCCCGACTCGCGCGGCACTGAGGCCGCGCCCGGACCGTCCGCTCCCCGCCGCCCCCGCACCCGCCGGGGGCGGCACCGTTGTTAATAAGTGTTGACGATGCCGCGTCATACGGTACGGTGGAGATACCACGAAAGGCCCGGCGCGTCGGCGGAGGAACCGTCGGTGCCGCCGGGTAGACAAGAGACAGAGAGCCGCCTGCCAGCGGCCCTTCCCTCCCGAGGAGAGACGTGAACCTCTACTTCAACCCCGAGAAGTACGGCCTGCGGATCCACAAGAACCACGACCGCATCGGCGGCTACGAGTACGACCAGATCACGATCTTCGCCGACGACGCCGCCGGCCGGTACTTCATCGGCTGGACGACCGGCTGCTCCTGCACCTCCCCGTTCGAGGAGTACGGCGGCCCCGCCGACCTCGACGAGGTCCGCACGATGGCCGACGTCCTCGCGTTCGCCCGCGAGCATGTCTGCTGGTCCGAGGACGACGTCGCCCGCCTCGTCGAGGGGCTCCGCCTCGACGGCTACCCGGCCGTCGTCGACGGCTCCGTCATCGGCGCGGAGCCCGCGCTCCCCGCCGGCGGTGCCCGATGAGCAGACACGGACTCCGCCTCATCCGCGACAAGGACGCCCGCCGGGTAGTGCAAGAGGCCGTCAGCAAGGGCTTCTCCGTCGACGCGAGCAAGGGCGGCGGGCACCCCCGGATCCGGGACCCGCGCGGCCGGATCGTCGCGGTGTGCCCGTGCACGAACTCCGATCACCGCGGCGTCGCGAACCTGATCGCGGACCTCCGCCGCGCCGGCCTCGTCTGGCCGCCGGTCGGCAAGAAGCCCGGCAGGATGGCGTCATGAGCCGCGACCTGAACGAGGAGGGCCGCGCGGCCTACACCTTCGGCGCTTTCCGCGGCTGCCAGGAGCACGGGCGGCGCCACGGAATCGCCTACCGCGCCGTTCTGGAGACGACCGGGCTGGACGCAGTGGGGAGACTGCTTGATGCGTCCCGCGCGGCCGGGGTGCGGTGCTCGAACTGGTCGACCGCGTCGGCCACGACGGGCCCGTACGCATCCAGGTGCCGCGACCACTATGCCGTGCTCGACGTCCTCGACCGGGAGGGCGACATCATGACGGACTACTGCATCCCGGACCGGGCGGCGTGGGAGTGGTGGGTGCAGGCGGCGGAGCTGCGGATCACCTCAACGGAGTGTCCGGCGTTGCCCGGGCTCCGGGCGGACCGGCTCACCAGCCCTTCGTGAGCGCGGCGCCTCCGCTGCGTGCGTCTCCCGGCCCGTCGGGTCCCTCGAGGATCCGGCGGGCTGCGCTCATGAGGTCCCCTCGCGGGTCGGAGCCGCGGGCGCAGGACTCCATCGCCGCGGCGAAGGCAAGGGCGGTGTCCTGGCCGCGGATGCCTGCGTACCCGTCGGCGATCGCCCGCCGGCGGAGCCGGTGAGCGGCCTCGTTGAGGTAGTCGCGCTCCGCGATCCGCTGGGCGGCGGCGCGCTCGTCGTACGGGTGCGGCACCCGAGCACTGTATCGAACACGTGTTCGATCCGCATCAGTCGGAATTATCATCACTTGACGCTACCGCACGACACGGTAGGGTAACCGTATGACCGGACGGGGTGCACGCAAAGCCGGGGGAGTGACCCGGAGTCACCTCTCCGACTTGTCACTCACACGTGGTGATGGTTGCTGCGTCGCAATAGATACGGCTCTCATGACACCGCGCACCGTAAAGGTTGGATTACATAGCGTCCACCTATAGTGTCGATAGCACCGAACAGAACGTTGACGTCGCCGCACATCGCGGTAACATAGAGTAGTCAGTCCGATACCCCATCCGCCCCTTCCCTCCCTACGGAAAGGCCTGGTCACTGCCATGACCGCGCCCAAATTGGCCCCTGCCCCGTGTATCGAGGCCACGCTCACGACGTGCCCGAAGTGCCACAAGCCGATGCACCGCTCACGCACCCAAACGCGACGCTGCGTGAACAAGCACTTCCCCGGCAGCAGTAACCAGTGCAAGCAATGCCAGCGCGCCACCCAGGAGACGCGCCAGAAGAAGGCTCACCCCGAGGACGGTCCCGCCGCGAAGCTCGGCGGCGGCATGGACGCGGTCCACATCCTCCAGGAGTGGGAGCACTTCGGGCTCACCCTCGGCTACCCCCCCTCGCGCTTCGCCCGCACCCTCGGGCACACCCCCGACGGGGTCCGCCGCGTCATCGCGGTCCACGCCGAGCGACGCCCCAACGACCCCCGGGCCGCCTCCTTCGCGGCCGCCTGGGAGCGGGAGTCCACCCGCATCGCATGACCCTCCATCCCATCCCTCCCTCGAAGGCCACTGCCATGAGCCTGATCGACTTCCCCATGCCGCCGGCCGAAGACCGCCCGGCAGCCCGCTACCTCCTCGACCACCCCGACCCCGTCCGCCGCGCCCTCGGCGTGCAGGGCCAGGTCGCCGCCGCGATCGACCCGCTCACCCGCGCCCTCGCCGACACGTGCGACTGGGCCGTCCTCGCGGGCCGCCACGACACCGAGGCCGCGCACGCCCTCGTCGCGATCGTCGAGGCCCGCGTCGCCCTGGACGAGGCCGTGCTCCGCGCCGGCACCGTGCTCTCCGCGCGGGAGGTGAAGATCCCGTGAGCGGCCGGCACCGTCTCCGCCACACCCGCGCCGCCCGCGGCCGGCACACCTGGCACACCAAGAGCCACCCGACCGCCGGCCCGGTCGTCACCGCCGTCGCCCTCGCCGGGATCGCCGTCACGACCCTCATCACCACGCAGCCCCGCGACGCCGCGCAGACCTCCGCGGAGCCCACCACGTCGGGCGCCTACCCCGGGATCACCCTCCCCGACGCGCCGCCCGTGTCGACCGGGACCGCCCGGGCGCAGGAGGCCGTCGTCCGCGTCGTCACCTCCGGCGGCACCCGCCGGCCCGCGCCCGGCACGGTCCTGCTCATCACCCGCGCCGCCCAGGTCACGCCGGAGACCACGACAGCGGCAGCACCCGCCGCTCCCGCACGCCGCCGGGCGGACGACGCCGCGCTCCCTGAGGCGCCGCCCGCCCGGCCGGCACCCACCCCGGCGCGCACCTCCCGCCCGGCCGAGCCCGCCCCCGCGGCAGAGCCCACGCCGGCCCCGGAGCCCGCCCCGTCACCCGCGCCGACCGGGCACCGCCCGCGGCACGCCCGCGCCGAAGGGGACCCCGACCGGGCCCCCCAGGAGGGCTACCGCGGCCGCCACCGGCGCCAGGAGGACCCGTGCCCCACCACCCCCACGTCGGGCTCGACCCCGACGACCCAGACGCACCACCACCGGTCGCGGACTGCCGACACTGCGGCCACCCCGCCCGACTCGACGAAGACCACTTCACCCTCGCCCTCCAGCTCGAGCGGGACATCCCCGGAGGGATCGTCATCGGCGAGTCCCGCGTCGTCGCCGTCTTCCACGTCGGCTGCGTGACCCGTGACCCCGCCGGAGAGCTCGTCGAGCCGCCTCGGTCCGCGTGACCGCGCCGCCTACGCCCTGGGCGCGGTGATGCTCACCGCCTGGGCCGTCCGCGCCCTGATCACCCCGATCCCGCGGTGCCGGCAGGAGTGCCCCTGGGCGCCGCGGGAGCGGTGCCGTCGCGGGGCATCGCACCCGCCCTCACTCGGGCACCGCTCCCGGTCCGGGGAGTCCTGGCACGACTGGGACCCCGCCGACCTTCACCCCATCCCCTGAGCGAAAGGACCGCCCTGATGGCCAAGGTCACCAGCATCACCCTCGTCGACGACCTCGACGGGAAGGCCGCCGACGAGACCGTCGAGTTCGGCGTCGACGGCAAGACCTACGAGATCGACCTCGCCGCCCCGAAGGCCCGGCAGCTGCGGGACATCCTGCAGCCCTACATCCTCGCCGCCCGGACCCGCTCCGGCCGCCGCCGCACCGCCGCCCCGCCGGCCCGCACCTACCGGCAGGTGCAGGCCTCCCGGGAGGCGAACTCCGCGATCCGGGAGTGGGCGTCGAAGCACGGGATCAAGGTCGCCGAGCGCGGCCGGATCCCGAAGGACGTCCTCGACAAGTACGCGGCGAGCCTCGATGCCTGAGACCGCGGAGCAGGCAGGGGAGCGGGCCCGGCTCGCCGCGGAGTGCGACCGCCTCGCGCACCGGCTCAACCAGCACCGCGCCGCCCTGGCCGCGCTCCTCGCCCGCTGCGACGAGATCGACCGGGACGCGGAGCGGGACGCGATGCACGCCTACCTCGAGACCGACGAGATCCGCGCGTTCGTCGACCCGTCCTTCCGGGTCGAGTACGTCGCCCGGCTCCGGCGGCGGGCCGATGAGGTGCGGCAGCTCGGGATGACCGGCTACTCCCGCCGCTTCTCCCGCTCCGCGAACATCCTCGCCGCGCTCGACCACGGCGGCACCCTCACCCCGGCCGTCGGATGGAAGGCGATCAGCGGATGACCGACACGATCAAGGACCCGGCGGAGCTGCTCGCCGCGCTCGACCGCATCGACTTCGGCAACCTCCGCTCGGAGCAGCGGAAGGCGGAGGCGATCCGGGCCTGGGCGATCCGCAAGGCCGGGATCGACTACGGGCCCGGCTGTCGGGTGCGGATCCGCAAGCGGGGGATGCAGATCGAGCAGCATTCCGGCTGGTGGCGCTACCGGGAGTGCCTCGTCCCCGGCGCCCTCGCGACCGTCCGCGACGTCGACTTCAACCAGATCCGCGGGTACTGGAGCGTCGGGATCGTGCTCGACCGGGAGTGGTCGGTCAGCGAGGTGCCCGGGCGGCCCGTGCGGCGCTACTGGAAGGGCCCGGCCGCCACCACCCCCGAGGGCTACGAGCCGCCGTCCGAGCACACCCAGCGGACCCGCCCTGGCGGGGACCACGGCCTGTTCTACGTCCGCGCCGCGGTGCTGCGGCACGTGAAGGGCGCGGGCTGCTGCGACGACCCGGACCGCTGATGCCCCAGTGGGATCTATCGCCGGGCAACGAGCACCCCATCACCCCGATCAGGAAGGGACCCCGGATGGCCAGCCGGAAGGCGCTGACAGCCCCGGAGATCAAGTCCCGGCTTGACGGGCTCGGGGCGAAGACCCGCGACATGTCCTCCGGGTCCTTCCTGGTCTACCCGCGGGATCAGGCTGTGGACCGCGCCCCGATCAGGGTCCCGGGCCGCATCCGCGGCGGCACCGAGCTACCGAACATCATCTCCCAGCTGCGCCGCTCCGGCTGGGATCTCTACCCGGACGCCGCCTCCCCGAAGGCCGAGCGGCCGGCTCCCCCGCCCCATCCCTCCCACGAGAAGGACGACACTGCCATGTCGACCCCCGCAGTCATGCCGAAGCAGCGCGCAGCAGTCTCGCTCCCCCCACCACTGAAGCTGCCGACGGTCCCCACGAACGACGAGATCGAGGAGAAGCTCGACACCCTGTTCGGCCTCCTCGCGGAGGTCGAGAAGCGGCTCCCCGCCGAGGGGACCCTCTCCGAGCTGCGCAGCAGGGTCACCGCGCTGGAGACCAAGCAGGCCGCCGACGTCCGCGAGATCCGGAGCCTCCGCAAGGACCTCACCGCCGCGGAGAAGCGGATCAGCGAGCTGGAGGCAGGGCTCCCCGCCGCCTCCACGGAGAAGCCGATCAGCCGCGCGGAGCAGACCCGCCGTGACGTCCAGGCGTTCTTCGAGAGCCTGCCGCGCGGGATCCGGATGTCCCCGGAGAACGTCCGGAAGAACCTCGGCTACCCGAAGGAGACCGAGGACGGGCGGCTGTCGACCCGCATCCCGAACGCCTGCGCGGAGCTGGTGAAGGCCGGCGTACTGCAGGGCGGCGGGAAGCGCACCGAGAAGGACCACCCCGACTTCGGGATGTACTGGCTCCCCGAGGAGCCCACGAAGGACGAGCAGTGACCGCGCCGGCGCCCGCGCTCACGGAGCGGCAGACCCGGATCCTCGACTACATCCGGGCCCGGATCGGTGAGGTCGGCTACTCCCCGTCGGTCCGCGAGATCGCCGCCCACACCGGGCTCTCGTCGCTCTCCACGGTCGCCTACCAGCTCGACGAGCTGCAGCGGAAGGGCCGCATCACCCGCACCCCCGGCGAGGCCCGCTCGATCCGGCTCACCGGCGGCACGCGGTGAGCGTCTCCGGCCCCCGGCACGACGTCTTCGTCGTGCTGGGGTCGGAGGCGTTCTGCGGGAACCTCCTGCTCAAGGACGTCCACGCCCCGGACATCTGCGCGGACGAGCCGTGCGTGATCCACCACCCGACCGATCACGGGATGCGTGCCTGGCCGCTCATCTGGCTGCAGACCGTCAAGGCGTTCTACCGGATCTGCGAGCACCGGCTCCCGCACCCCGATCCGGACCAGTTCGCGTTGTGGGCCCGCACCGGTCAGTTCATCCGGGTCAAGCACGCCTGCTGTTCCGAGCTGTGCTGCGCCGACACGTACCAGGCGGTGACCGGCCGTGCTGCCTGATCCACCCGCCGGCGTGCCCGTCCCCGTGCTCAGGGAGGCCGCGACTCTCGGCCGCCAGAACGGCGGAGGCCGCCCGATCCCGGCCGGGGCCGCCCTGATCCTCCCGGCCGCCCTCGACGCGCTCCTCGACTGCTGGGAGCGGGCCCACGCCCCGTCCGCCGTGCCCGTGCCGCGGGAGGTCGGGCCGACCGATGACGAGCTCGCCGAGCTGCTCGAGCAGCACGTCGCTCCGGGGTCGATCGGGAACGTGCGCCGGGTGATTCGCCAGGTTGTCCGCGCCTCCGTCGCCGCCGCCCGCGGCACCTGCGAGAGGTGCGGCAAGGAGCGGCGGCCCGGGATCGACGGTCTCACCTGCCACCTTTGCCTGCTCGTCGACGAGGCGCAGGCGGTCGGGCTCTACGACATCGAGGAGAACCCCCTTGCGGACTGACGCCCCCACGTCCCTGCCGGTGCCGGACGCGCCGCCGATCGACGTCAACCTGCTCCGCCCGGCTCTCGCTGCCGGGCTCACCTGGCTCTACGAGACCGAGCAGCCCACGGACGGGGTGCAGCACCACCTCGGGGTCACGGTCTACAGCGACGCGGTCAACCGCTCGGTATCCCTAGTCCCGTCCGGCCTCGGCGGTGCCGCCGCCGGGCTGCCGGTGATCGTCGTCGAGGTGGTGCACAAGGTCTATCGCTGGCCGGCCGCCCTCGACGACCGCTGCTGGGAGCTGGCCAACGGCTACACCGAGGGCGAGCTGCAGCGGATCGCCGACGTCGTGCGGGACCTCGGCCGGGACGTCATCGAGACCTGGAACGGGCGGCCGCGCTCCGATTCCGGGTCGATCGCCCTCGCCGACCCTGCCGGCCCGTCGATCGTCCCGGTGCACAACTACCTGCGGGGCTGCCCGACCCACCACACCGTGTTCTGCAGCCACGACGGCTGCACCTGGTACCGCGACGGGCACGCCCGCGTCGTCATGCCCACCCCGCCGGAAGGGGTGCGCTGCAGTGGCTGAGCTGAAGTGGCGCGACCCCATGCGGTCGTGGCAGTCGAAGGGCAACGACCTGATCTCGATGCGGCTGACCTGGGACGGCGTCCCGACCCTCGACCAGCTGCTCGCGCACCTCCGGGACCTCGCGCCGGATAACAGGCTCGGGGACATGACGATCCACTCCGGGCTCGTCGGCTGGACGCGCCCCGCGACCGACGAGGAGGTGGCGGATCGGCGGAGGCGGGAGGCAGCGGCCGCCGCCCGGCATGAGGAGTGGGAGCGGAAGAGGGTCGTCGAGCTCGTGCAGAGGTACCCCGAGCTGGCGGCGGCTGCCCTGGCAGGGGAGGCGGACGGTGCCTGACGCCCGCTGGGTGCAGCGGAACACCGACACTCCGCACCTCTGCCCGGGGTGTCACGGCCTCGCCGTCCGGGACTGGGACCGGGCCGCCGGCCCCCGCACGATCATGCGCTGCCCGCGGGACTGCCGGGTGCGGTGGCGCCTCGGGGTCCGCCTGGTCGGAGTCCCGCAGATCACCCGGTGGCTGCGCCTCCTCGACGCCGCCCCGCCCCGCTGGAAGGGGGGTCGGCGGTGACCCTCCGGATCCTCATCACCGGCTCCCGCCGGTGGACGGACTACCGCACCGTCATGGACGCGATCGACACCGCGCTCGCTACGTACGCCTCCGTGGGGCTCCCCGTGCTCGTCCACGGGGACGCCCCCGGCGCGGACCGGATCGCCGACGCGCACTGGCGGAGCCTCCGCAGCCGCGCGATCAGGACGAACGCGAACGCCGTCGCCGAGGCGGAGGTGTATCCGGCCCGCTGGTTCACCGACCCGAAGGCCCGCAATCAGCACATGGTCGATCTCGGCGCGACCGTCTGCCTGGCCTTCGCGTCGGACTGGGCGTCCGGCACCGGGCACTGCGCCCGGGCCGCCCGCCGCGCCGGGATCCAGGTCATCGACTACGGCGTGAGCACCGCGCCCCGCACTGCCAAGGAGGTCCGTCGGTGACGGAGATCGAGCCCGAGTTCTACGCCGGCCCGAAGGGCGCCGAGCTGGGCGACCCGGCGACGGATCGGTTCATGACGATCCGGCTGGAGCCGCCGTTCACCTGGGAGCGTCGGCACGACCCGGCGGCCCGCCGCGCGCTCAAGGTCGGCCGGGGCCCGCTCTGCTGGTCCGTGTTCACCCTCGGGGCGGACGGCCCGACGGAGGCGGAGTGGCGGTCCGACGAGCAGGTCATGGACTGGCCCGTGCAGCACTTCCTCGAGGCGATGGTCGCGGGGAAGAAGCTGCACGGGCCGCTCCAGCCCGGCCGGTCGGCGGGGGAGCAGCGGCACGAGCGCGGAGACATGGACGTCGACGCCTTCCTCGGGGGGCGGACCGATGCCTGAGGGTCAGCACCGGTGCCCGGGCGGCTGCGGGAGCACCGTCCCGGACCGCCTCTTCTCCTGCCCGGACTGCTGGGCGGAGCTGCCGCCGGGGATCCGCCGCCGTCTCTGCAGCACGGTGCGCACCGGCGGCCGGGCGCGGGTCGACGCGATCGTCTCGGCGAAGCGCTTCTACCTGGGACGGCAGAGTGGCTGAGCCGCTGGAGGACCCGCACGCCGAGCTGCGGGATGCGGGGGACCAGCCGATCCCGCTCTTCCCCGTCGGGGAGGTCACGCATTGGGTGGTGATCGAGCACCCGCGCTGCTACATCGACCCGCTCGGGCACGGGCTCCCCGACGGCGGGTGGCGGATCCACCCGCTCTACACGGACTGGCCCGCGCCCGTCCTCGACCTCGTGCAGGGGATCGCGGAGGCCGCGGAGCCGCGGTTCTGCTTCAACTGCCACAGGCCGATCGGCTACCGGGACGCCGGCATGCTCGCGCAGTCCTGGTACCCGGTGCACCTCGTCGCCGACCTGGGCGCGGGGGAGGTCACCGCGGTCTGCCCTACCTGCGCGTACCCGTTCTGATGGCGCTCTTCGCGGTGTACCTCGTCGTCGGCTACGCCTACTGCGCGTTCTGGATCGTCGTCGGCGTCCGGCTCCTCCTGAGCCTGTTCCGCTCGTAGTCCTTCCCTCCCATCCCGCTCTCTCGAAGGAGACCATCCATGTCCTCCGAGCTCGCCCGCACGGGCACCGACCTCGAACGGTTCGAGTCGAACCGCTGGGTGCTGCTCCGGCACGCCCGCGGCGTCGGCCGGGACGTCGTCCTGGGCACTCCGGCCGCTCTGATCCGCACCCGCGCCCGCTGGGCCACCGCCGGGGTCGTCGTGCCCTGGCTGGGCACCGTCGCGGTCCTGCACGCCGTGGGGCTCACCACGGCGGCGGTGCTGGGCGCCTCCGCGATCGCCGTCCCGATCGGGGTGTGGCTGCTCGTGCAGCTGCTCCGGTCGGTCCGCATCACCTCGCACGCGGAGCGGGTGCTCCGGGGCCGGGACGCCCGCGAGCGCGCGCTCTACGGCCCGGCCGTCGACGAGGACCCGGGCGGCTGGGAGGTCCCGGCGGACATCCCGGAGCCGCGGGAGCCGGCGCCGGCGGTCGCGGAGCCGCGCGGCCGCTCGTGGGGGCCGGCGTGGCGCGGGCAGGCGGCGATCACCGGTCAGAAGCTCCCGGCGGTGCCGGATCACCGGCCGATCCGCAGCTACCGGTAAGCGCACCGCACACCGCGGGAGCGTCGTACCCCTTGACCGCACCAGGTCAGGGGGTACGATCGTGTCAGCGATGAGGGAGTGCCTGCCAGCGCCCCTCGTCCCGTCCCTCCCGCATCGAGAAGGAGCCCTCGTGCCCACTGACCTGGCCATCGCGCCTACCCCGAACGCCTGGGACTTCGCGCCCCCGATCCGCCCCGGCGAAGACCCGCTCATCGAGCAGCGCATCGGCGGGGACCTCGTCCTCGGCGTCTTCCGCTGCGCCGCCGACCCGAACCGGCTCTACGTCCTCGCCTTCGACGCGGACGGCAACTACCTCTCCCGGATCGCGACCGTCCGCGGGATCGGAGCCGTCGCGGTCGCCCCGATCTGGGACTCCGTCGTCGCCACCGCCCGAGAGCTGCACCCGCGGCTCGCCGGCCGCGACCTCAGGTGAGCCGCAAGCGTCGCCGGCGCCGGCCCTCCGCCCCCTCCGACCGCTTCTGGTGCTGGGAGCTGCTCGCCGAGTTCCTCGACGCCCTCGCTGACGCCCTCTGGTTCTGGTGAAAGGACACCCCGTGAGCCGCAAGAAGAAGCCCCACCCGCCGACGCCTCCGCGCGGTCTCTGGGCTCGCATCCGCTGGGAGTGGATGGAGTTCTGGCACGTCGCCGCGGATGCGAACTACCGGCGCAACCCGCACTGCTGAGGGCCCGATGATGAGCCGCAAGAAGAAGATCATCGGCGGGAGCATCCTCGGGGTGCTCGCTATCGCCGGGCTCGGCCGCGCCTGCGGAGGCGCGGCCTCCGTACCGGCGACGAGCTACACGACCCCGACCACGGTCACGATCGCTCCGGCCGCCTCCATCCCGACGACGACGATCGCGCCGACGACCACGGCGACGTGGCGGCCGCTCATCACGACGACGACCGTCGCGCCGGCTCCGCTGCCCGCGGAGCCCACCGACTCCGGCGGCGCCGTCGACGTCCCGAACCACGCCCCGGACGTCGTGCCCGGAGACACCGCGGTCTGCAACGACGGCACCGTCACGCACCCGCTGCACCACCAGGGCGCGTGCTCGCACCATCACGGGGTGGCGAAGTGGCTCTAGTCCGCATCCGCTCGACCCGCGCGTCGAAGGCCGTCTTCTGGCTCTCCGGGAAGCTGTCCCGGATCCAGACGCCGCGCCGCACCTACCGGATCGTGTCGATCGACCCGTTCGTCAGCGAACCCGCCGGGCGTCACTGGATGTCCTGTCAGACCTCGGTGAAGCTGCTCCGCCTCTCCCTCCGCCTCGACCCCGTGCACTGGGACCACTGGGCGCTCGTCCATGACCGGTGCGAGCCGACCCCCTGCCCGGACTGCGGCGGCTGCGAGTGCGGCTGGGACGACGAGGATGACGACCAGGACGAGGAGGCAGCCTGATGTCGCTCGCCGACGCCGCCAACGAGCGGCCCGCGGTGATGTGGCTCGCTCATCACCGGCTCGCGCTGACCGTGTCGTGCCTGGTCATCTCGGTGTTCGAGACCGTCGCCTTCTACGCCGTCGGGCCGCACGGGCTCCCGTACCACGCGCAGATGATCGCCGGCCTCACCGGAGCCGCCTGCAACTTCGCCTGGTTCGGCGGGATGGCCGCCTCGATCAGGCACTTCGAGCTGCTCTGCACGACGTGCCTCGACCGCGTCCCCGACGACGCGCCCGTGCAGGTTAAGCGCAAGGACCGGGCTCTCCGGTTCGTGCACTGGTCCCGCCGGCGCATCGGCCTGGTCGGCATCGGCGTGCTCGTCACCGTCATCGCCGCCGACCTCGTCGACGCCCTCGCCTGGCTCGCCGTCCCGCTCTGGGCGCTGTTCGTCTTCGACGAGTGGGCCGTCCAGTTCCACGCCCGCGTCGTCCCGTGGTGCCCGTACTGCCGCGGAGGCGGCGGCGGCCCGCGGGAGGCGTCCCCCACCCCGGACCCGGTCGGCGTGAAGACCGCCTGACCGCAACCCCCTCCCTATCCCGAGAGGCACTGCCATGTCGCTCACCCCGGCCCAGGCCGACGCGATCAACCGCTCCGTGAAGTTCCTCCCGCAGAAGGCGCCGTGCACCTCCGCCGGCCCCGACGGGCCCGTGCACAACACCCCCTGCACGTGCGGCTCCCGGCCGGCGCTCGACGTCGCCGGAGTGCAGGTCTACGCCTACGTCGACCCCGAGGTCGGTCTCCGGATCTCGGTGCACTTCGAGGAGGCCCGGCACCCGCTCATCAAGGCGGGGGAGCGGGCGGTGCCGTGCCGCGTCGACCTCGGCGGGGCGCACGCCTACCTCTACGAGTCCACCGCGGAGGGCGTCGAGTACGTCGACGGCCGCCGCGTGTCCTGATCTGCCGCTCTTCCCTCCCACCCCACGAAGGAGCCCTCCGTGTTCGGAGCCCTCTCACGCCTCGCCGGGGCCGCGCTCGTCGCCGTCGCGTTCGTCGCCCTGATCATCTTCGGCGGCTACAAGGCCGGCTGGTGGCTCACCGCCGACTCCCAGCAGCGCCGCGTCGAGCTGAACCACGACACCTACGGCGTCCAGGCCGACCAGACCCAGATCGCGCAGGACGTCACGACGATCAACCAGATCACCGTGCAGATCTCCACCGCCGACCCGGGCACCGCGGCCGCGCTCCGCGCCCAGCGCCGGGCCGTCCTCGGGCAGCTGTGCTCCACGTACGCCGGCATCGGCGACCCGACCCGCCTCGACGCCACGACGCACCAGTTCGCCGACGCGAACTGCTTCGCCGGCGCCGTCTCCCAGTCCTCCCAGTACGCGAGCTGAGGTCCCTCATGAACATCCGCCGTACCGCCCTGGCCGCCTCGATCACCGCGGCCGCCGCCCTCGCCCTCGCCGGGTGCACCGGCACCCCGTCCGCGCAGAAGCAGGAGAACGCCCAGCAGCAGAGCGTCTCCCAGAACGTCGTGAACGGGCAGCCGATCCCGAACGTCACCTACTCCCAGATGCGCCAGAACCTGATCGAGATCGAGACGGCGCAGGCCAAGGGCGTGCAGACGACGAGCTTCTTCTTCCAGCAGGGCAACCCGAAGCCGATCCGGGTGTGCCCCTCGATTGGCGTGCCGATCCCGAACACCGCGAGCCTCTCCAACCCCGAGCAGATGGTGTCCCCGTACGGGTCCTCCGGCGGCACGGTCACCGTCCCGCAGATGGACCCCAACGGCGTCTACGCCCCGGCGACGTCGGAGGGCACCTACGTCGTCTGCGTCGACGGGAACGGCGGCACGACCGTCGCCTACTGGGAGGGCCCGGTCGAGACCGAGTTCGGCCCGGCGACCTGGGACGACGGCAAGGGCCAGATCGTCGCGACCGGCCCCGCCACCTTCCAGTTCAGCAAGGGCCAGGGCCGGTGAGCGGCCTCGCCCGCGCGGCGATGGGCTCCCTCGCGGGGGCGCTCATCGCCGCGCTGGCGGGGTGCGGCCCCGCCGCCGCCCCGTCATCCGCCCCGCACGCTCTCGCGGCCCCTGCGGCGACCACGGCGGCCGCCGTGCCCGCCTCCGCGTCGTCGTGCCAGGAGCGGGACGGTAAGGCCGACACCCGCTGCACCCCGGGCGTCCGGAACGCCGCGGTGACGCAGGCGAACATCGGGTCCACGATCTGCCGCTCCGGCTGGACGAAGACGGTCCGCCCGTCGACCTCGTACACCAACGGGCTCAAGCGCACGGACCTCACGCAGTACGGGCTCACCGGCCCGATGTCCGCGTACGAGCTCGATCACCTCATCCCGCTCGAGCTCGGCGGTAACCCGACCGACCCGCACAACCTCTGGCCCGAGCCGTGGGACGGCACCGCCGGAGCGCACGCGAAGGACGTCGAGGAGAACTCCCTGCATCGGGCCGTCTGCGGCGGCCGGATGAAGCTCGCCGACGCCCAGGCCCAGATGCTCCGGCACTGGACCTGGTCCGCCTGACCCATCCCTCCCACCCCCTGGAGAAGACACACGTGAGCGACTACACGATCGACCCCGAGCGGTACGCCGACATCGAGCTCAAGCAGGGCAACCACGACACCCGCGCGGACGGGATGTGCCTGATGGAGGCTGTCGCCTACCTCGTCGGGGAGGAGCACACCGATCACCCGAAGTGCGTTGACCAGGTCCTCGGCAGCTACGGCCGCGCCCTGAACGACACCCTCCCGACCACCCGCCGGCAGGAGCTGCTCGCGCTGATCCCGTCCCTGCCCGGCACCGCCGGGGAGGGGAAGGAGTACGTCCGGTCCGTGATGGCGCACCGGTGGCTGTACCGGCACTGGCTGCCGACGGTCCTGGACACGTCGATGGCGGGGTGGGCACACCACCTGGCGCGGCGGCTGCGGGACCTGAACGACCCGATCGTCTACGCGGACACCTGCATCCAGCTCGAGCGGTACGGCATCGCCCCGCAGCCGACCCGCTATCACTACGACGAGACGTCCGCCTCGATCAGGATCACCGCGCCGCGGCAGCCCAACGCCGAGGAGCACGTCGTCCGGGCGACCGTCGTCGCGTGGGGCCTCACGAGGACCTCGGACCTGATCCCCATGCGCCGCTGGCTGACGTGCGGCCCGGCCTCGCTCTTCAAGGCGCTGCACGACACCGCGTTCCCGGCCATCGCGGCGGTCTCGTACTCGGATCCGGGTTTCCGGAACCGTGACGACGCCGGCTGGAATCTTGTCCAGACGGTCCTGGACCTGGCACTGACGAGCAACCCGGCCGTCCGCGCGGAGGCGCACGGGGTCCCGGTGATGGAGACGGAGAAGGCCCGGCACGCCGAGGTCCTCGACGGGCTGCGGACCTCCTCGATCGAGCTGTACGCCACGATGATCAAGTCGCCGGAGATGCCGCGGTGAGCGTCTACTGGGCCCCCATCCACCGGGAGATCCCCGGCCCTCCGATCATGTGCGGCCGCAACGGCGAGGGCCGCCGCCTCGTCGCGATTCGCCTCCCCATCGGCGCGCTGATCCTCACCCTGTGGCGGCTGCGGTGAGCCGGGTCGTCGCGCTCGGCTCCGGGGTCATGCTCGGCCTGATGATCGTCTGCTCCGACGCCAAGACGGACTGGACGCCGCCGTACCTCATCGTCATGGGCATCGTCGCCGTGGTCTGCCTCGGCGCCCTGGTCTGCGCGACCGTCGAGAGCCACGGGGAGACCCGGGCCGTCGAGCGGATCGTCGAGGGCGCCGACGATGAGTGACTGGAATCGCTGCGGGTGCGGGCAGCTCGACGACGACGAGACCTGCCCGCGGTTCGACGGCACGCTGCTCTGTGAGGACCCGGACCCGCACCCGTCGCTCCCCGAGCTCCGCCGCGAGCTCGCGTTCTGGCAGCGTGCGGTGGACGAGCCGACGTCGACCCTGACGTACTTCTGGCGGGCCTGCGGGTGCAGGGATCGCGCGCGGGCCGCGCTCGAGGACGCCTTGTGGCATCAGGGGATCGAGTCCGTCCGCTGGGCGCGGGTGAAGGACGAGGATCTCCGCCGGCTGGGGGAGGAGGGCTGGTGGTGGGTCTGGCGGGGCGTGCTGCGGCTCCGCTGGGTGCACAACCAGCGCCGGGGCCCGCTGCCGGGGTTCCTGCCGTCCAAGGAGCTGGCGCTCCGGTGAGGCTCCTGCACGCCGTGCTGGTCGCCGCCGCGGTCTCCGCGACGGCGGCCGGTGCCGGCATCGCCGCTGTGGCGGCGCGGGAACGGCGGGCCGACCGGGACGTGGCGGCCCGGATCTGGTGGTGGCCGTCCGGGCGGCTCACCCCGGGCCGTCCGTACGTCTTCCGCGGCGGGGACGAGTTCGGGAACCGGACGATCGCCTGCCGCGTCCCGTTCGGCATGGTCATCCTCGCGACGACGGTCCCGCTCCGCCGGGAGCTGCTCCCGCTCGACGTCGAGCCGGACTGGGCGTGAGCGCACCGACCGCGAAGGTTGCCTCCGCTCGCCCGCGGGTAGCCCACCGGTAGATCGTTTGCGCTGAAAGGGGTTGACGGCCCCGCATGGCGCGGTAGTATCGACAACCGAAGAGAGGGGCGGCCCGCCTGCCAGCGGGCCGTCTCCGACACCCATCCCTCCCAGGAGTCCGACATGCTTCCCCTGTTCGTCACCGCCACGTCGTGGCGCGCCCGTGCTCGGTGCCGCACCGAGGACGTCGACCCCGAGCTCTTCTTCCCCGTCGGCACGTCCGGCCCGGCCCTGCTGCAGGAGCAGGAGGCGAAGTCGTTCTGCCGCCTGTGCCCGGTCCGCGCGGAGTGCCTCGAGGACGCCCTCGAGGTCCCGGCCGGCAAGGACCACGGGATCTTCGGCGGTACCACGGCCGATGAGCGTCTCGCGGAGCGGAAGCGGCGGGCGCGGCGTGAGTCGCGGCAGCCGGTCACCGCGGCCGCGTCCTGATCGAGTCCGAACCGCAACCTTCACCCCGCACCGGCTCAGCCCGGTCGCGCTGCCGCTGGGCGCGCGGCCGGGCTGATTCTTTTGGCGTTACATCGACGGGCACCAGCTACCGCGGGTAACGCACCGTCCGCCGCGTACCGCCGTCCGGTGGGCGAATACGCTGTTGAACCCTGTAAGACCGCCCGGCGCCGCTACCCACCGTTCAGCCTCTTCAAACTCACCCGGGCGAGTGAAGCCGAGCTGGAGTTGGTTACAGTTCGTCCGTCAACGAGGCCGAACACAGGCGCCCGTAACGATCGACGGGAACCTCGCGATAGGCGCGGCGACACACCATCGGGGCAACCCCCCTCGCACCGATGCATGCAACACCCCCGCACGACCCCTTCCTCTGCCGCACGACCCTTCCCTCCCTAGGAAGGCCCCTTCCCTCCCCAAGCAGTACCGGCTTCGGCCGCCTCGGTCCCTGCCAGGACCAGATCGCGAGGTGTCCCGTTTCCACCCCCGTACCCGGCGGCTGCCACCGCCGGGCCATCCCTCTCATGTCCCGCTCCGGCGCGGCCGCGACTGCCATCGCAGCCCCGGAGGGGCACCCGCCCACCGATGCGCCCGGGGGAGCGCATGAGGTAGGGCAGACCGCCGCCCGCACCGGTCCGCCGCTCACGGGCCGGTGCGGGCGGTGCGACCACCCGCTCACCGGTGACGAAGTGAGCGACGACTTCTGCTCCGAGGTCTGCCAGGTGCTCTGGGGCCTGTACCGGGTCGACGTAGCCGCTGCGCACGAACCGACCCCGGCCGGGCATCGCCTCGGGATCCACCGCGAAGAGGTCCAGATCTGGGCTCTGCCCAAGGTGTCCGCCTCCCCGCGGGTCTGCACCGGATGATCGCCGCGCTCCCGAGCGCCCCGCTCTGTGGCGCTCCGGACTGCGCACAGCCCGCCGGTGACGGCTCGGTGTGCTGGTCCTGCATCGGTGAGCTGCGCGGCGCGCTCCGGTCGCTCCCCGAGCTGCTGGGGGAGCTGCTCATCACCGTCTGCCGGCAGGACGCGGTCGCCCCTCAGGGCGTCGGCGGCGGCGGGTCGGATGAGCCGCCGCTGCTCTACCGCCCGGAGGCGTCCGAGGCCGGTCGTGACCTGCACTTCGTGCTGGAGACCTGGACGGCGCACGCCATGCGCGCCAGGGGCTTGGACATCACCGAGATCCGGCGGGCGTCGCGGCCGGACATCCGGCAGGTCGAGATCGGCCCGGTGCGGCCGCCCGTGCCCGGTCAGCGCACCGTGCCGGAGCGGTACCGCACGGACACCCGCTCCGGCCGCTTCCCGGACAACGACACCATCGAGCTCGCGCTCTGGCTCGACCGGCACCTCGAGACGGTGCGGATGATGCCGTCGGGCGGGCAGCTGTGCGACGAGATCGTCGACGCCTGCGCGCGGGTCGAGCGGGCGACCGACCGGGCCGCGCAGCGGGTGTACCTGGGCCCGTGCGATGAGTGCTCCCGCCCGGACGACCGCGTCGACCTGTACGCCCGAGAGGGCGCAAAGAGGGTGACGTGCCGCTCGTGCGAGACCGTCTACTGGGTCGACGATCGCCGGGCGAATCTTCTTGATCGTTCCGCGAACCTGTACGTGACCGCCGAGGTTGCCACGCGTGCCCTACCGTCGCTCCTCGGCTATGACCTGACGTACGAGGTCATGCAGGCGCTCGTGCGCCGGTGGGGACTCCGCCGGTACGAGCCGGCCCGTGGCGACGCAATGGCGCGTCCCCGCTACCGGGTGGGGGAGATCGTGGACGCGGTCGCCGCCCGTGCGGCGGCGGCGGAGCGGCGCCGCAACGGTGGGCTCACGCTCGCCCCGCGGCCGCCGATCGACCAGCTCCCGCCGGACGTCGCGGAGCTGTTCACGGCCGTCCAGCGCGCAGCCGCGGCGCGGTCGGCCGGCTCCGCGGAGAGTTCGGCTTCATAGACACTCGTGTGCGGGATGCTTGACATCTTGCGCAGCCCTATGTTTCTATGCTCGCGCACGTGAGATGTCTGTAACCCGGCATCTGTGCTCGCAGGGATAACCCCCCTCACCGTCCCCGCGAGTGCGATCCCAAGGCCCCTCGAGCGGAGAAGTGCCCCCCGCCGCTCGGGGGGCCTTTCGCATGCCCGGAGCCTCCATCCGCTCCCCCTGGAAGTCCCCTCATGACTGCCGACGCCACGCCGGCGGCCGAGTCCGCGCCGTCGAAGCGGCGCCTCGTCGCCATGCCCCTGTCCGAGCTGGTCTCCGCGGAGCGCAACCCGCAGGGCCACGACATCGCCGGCCTCTCCCGCGTGATCGGGAAGTTCGGCTTCGTGTCGACGCCGATCGTCGACGAGCGCACCGGCCGCCTCGTTGCCGGTCACGGCCGCGCGGAGAGCCTCCGCAAGCAGAAGGACCAGCACCCCGACTCCCCGCCGGAGGGCATCGACCTGCGCCCCGACGGGGAGTGGCTCGTTCCCGTGCTCCGGGGCTGGTCGTCGCGGTCCGATGAGGAGGCCGAGGCCTACCTCCTCGCGGACAACCGGCTCACGGAGAAGGGCGGGCAGGACGAGCACCTCCTCGCCGAGATGCTCGCCGACGCCGCGGACTCCCAGCTGCTGGAGTTCACCGGGTACGACCCGGAGGACCTCGACGAGCTGGAGAAGGCGCTCACCGGCGCCGGCGACGGTGACGGCACGGCGGAGAAGTCGGCCGCGAACACCGGGATCCTCGCCGAGCGGTTCGGGGTGCCGCCCTTCACCGTCCTGGACACCCGCTCCGGCTACTGGCGGACCCGCAAGAAGGCGTGGCTCTCCCTCGGCATCCGCTCCGAGGAGGGCCGCGGCGACGGCGGTCTCGTCTACGGCGGCGTGCACAAGCAGGACCCGCAGTTCTACGCGAAGAAGCGGGCGGTCGAGGCCCGGCTCGGGCACGAGATCACCACCCAGGAGTTCCTCGCCGATCACTACGCGCCGGAGAGCGCGGACGGCGGGAGGCAGCAGGAGGCCGCCCGGAAGGGGAAGTCCGGCGGCGTTCTGTTCGCCTCCATGCACCGGCGGGATCCGGACTACTACCGGAAGAAGGAGGCCGTCGAGGAACGGCTCGGGCGGAAGCTCACGCACGACGAGTTCCAGAACGACCACTACGAGGGCATGCCCGGGCAGGCGATCGCCTCCGGCACCTCGATCTTCGACCCGGTGCTCTGCGAGCTGGCCTATCGCTGGTACTGCCCGCCCGGCGGCACGGTGATCGACCCGTTCGCGGGCGGCTCCGTGCGCGGGATCGTCTGCGCCGCGCTCGGCCGCGCCTACTACGGCGGGGAGCTGCGCGGGGAGCAGGTCGACGCGAACGCCGCGCAGTGGCGGCAGATCTCCGCCGCGGGCTACCTCCCGGAGGGTGTGCCGTCCCCGACCTGGGCGCAGGGCGACTCCCGCACCCTCCCGGACAACTTCACGGAGCGGCCGCCGGCGGCGGACCTGCTCTTCACGTGCCCGCCGTACGCGGACCTCGAGGTCTACTCCGATGACCCGGCCGACCTGTCGAACAAGCCCTACCCGGAGTTCCTGCAGGGCTACAAGGCCTGCCTCGAACAGGGCGTGGAGCTGCTCGCCGACGACTCCTTCGCGGTGATCGTCGTCGGGGAGGTCCGGGAGAAGAAGGGCCACTCCGCCTACTACGGCTTCGTGCCGGACACGATCCGGATCATGCGCGAGCTCGGGTGCGACTACTACTCCGAGCACGTGCTGGTCAACATGGTCGGCTCCGCGGCGATGGCGGCGAACAAGCAGTTCACCGCGACCCGCAAGGCCGTGCGCGTCCACCAGACCGTGCTCGTCTTCGTCAAGGGCAACGCCAAGCGCGCCGCCGATCGCGGCGGGATCGACACCGCGATCGACCTGCCCGACCCCGAGGACGCCGCCTCCGACGAGGAGGACCTGGACGATGCCGCCTCGTGAGCGCAAGAACGGCAACGGGAAGGGCCTCGGCGCCCGGGACCCTCGCCGGCCGGAGAACCAGGACAACATCCGCCGGCAGGAGCGCGCCTACGCCCTGTTCATGGCGGGCATGACCTTCGAGCAGATCGCGGCGTCCGTCGACCCCGGCAGGCCGGGGGAGAAGCTCTACGCGAACCGCGGCTCCGCGTACAAGGCGGTGCAGGCCGCGATCGAGCGGCACACCGGCTTCGCCGAGGTCGAGGAGATGCGCCAGGTGGAGAACCTCCGCCTCGACGCTCTCCAGCGGGCGCACTGGGCGAAGGCGATGCAGGGCAAGGGGTTCGACACCGACCGGGTCCTCGCGATCATGGATCAGCGGGCCCGGCTGAACGGGCTCCGCGCTCCGGAGCGCAAGCAGGTCGAGGTGCTCACGACCGACACCGTGCAGGCCGCGATCGACGAGCTCACCCGGCAGATCGCCGAGGAAGACGCCCTCGCCGCGGCGATGACGTCGACCGGGCTCGACGAGTCCGGCGACCCGGAGGTGGCCCGGTGATGCGCACCTTCCACCTCGCCCGCGACGAGGACGTCTCCGGCGTCTCCGGCCTGGGTGTGGTCGCCGAGGGCGTCGAGTTCGACGACGACACCGTCGTTCTGCACTGGCGCGGCGAGCACCGCTCCACGGTGATCTGGCCGTCGATCGACTCCGTGATCGCCGTGCACGGGCACGACGGCCGGACCCGGATCGTCTGGGACGAGCCGTGATCCCGCAGCCGGTTGCGCCGACCGCGGAGGCGGAGCCGCCGGCGCCGATGCCGCCGCGCGGCTACACGCCGCCCCCGGCCGGTGCGCCGCTGGGGGAGCCGGTGAACAAGCCGGAGAAGCTCGACCACCACGACAAGATGAAGATCCGCGCCGCCGCGTTCCAGGCGAAGCGGCAGTACCCGGGCCCGGTCGGCGAGCTGATCTGCAAGGAGCTGCTCGACTGGGAGGACTTCGGGTTCCGCTTCGGCAATCGCGGCGGGCTGATCGGCCGGCTGGTCGCCGAGGTGACCCGGCCGGCACCGACCGACTTCGACATCTGAGACCCGGCAAACCTGGCCTCAGCGGACGGGGGGCACAACCCCGGGGGACGGCGCATCCCCCGCAGGTCGGCCGTGGAAGAACGGGCGCGGCATCGGCCCGACACCAAGGGTGCCCGTCCCGCCGTGAGGCGGGACGTCAACGGTGGCGTGGGGAAGTGGTCAACCCACCTGCAGCTCCGGTCAGACCGAACCCACCCGCATCCGCACCCGCGGGCGGGCCGGGCGGGGGAGTGCGGGAGATCGCTGGTTCGAATCCAGCCGCCTACCACGAGGACACGGTTCGCCAGGGGGGCCGTGTCCTCACCTACTCCGGAGCCCCGTCGCCCGCTTCCTCGTCAGCTGCGGCGACGGGCTCCGGCCACCCCCTGAACCGCTGGGCGGGGCGATGCCCGCGCGGAGGGATGCGCTCGCCGAATGGATGGCGGCGAGTCAGCCCGACCCCGGTCGCCCCGCCCAGCACCTACCAGATCTGTCGCAGCTTGCAGCAAATAGCAGGTGAGGGGGTGTGCCGATGACCCTTCGACGCGACCCCGTGTTCCGCTGGGGCATCGGCCTCGGCGCTCCGCTCGCGCTGCTCGGCGGGATCCTCACCGGCTACCTGACGATGCCGGCCGCCTCCCCGGCCCGGGCCGCCGAGATCGCCGCCGCCTCCGCTCCCCGCGTGACCAGCACGCCGGCCGCCCCGTCCGCGGCCGCCGTACCCGGCCCGACCAGCGCCGCCATCCCGGCCAGCACCGCCCCGGCGACCGTCCCGCCGGCCCCGTCCCCCGCTCCCCGCCCGGTCCCCGTGACCGCGCCCGCGGTGCCCGCCACGACGGCGGACGTGCCGCCTCCGGCCGCCCGGCCGGTCCCGACGTCCGCCGCCGCGGCGCTCCCCACCGCGGCGTCGGTCGCCTCCCCCGTCCCAGCGTCGAGCACCCCCACTCCCGCGAGCAGCAGCGACGCCCCCGCGTCGACTCCTGCGGAGGCTCCGGCGCACGGCTCCTGACGGGCGGAGAACCGCAACCCAGGAGGTCGCCCCGATGGGAGCGCACCGGAAGCCCACCGTCTCCGCACCGGACCGAGTCCGAACCGTCGCCCGCTACACGGCCCTCACCGCGGCCGCATCCCTCGGCGTCGTCGTCGGCATCGACAACTCCCCGGCGCACGCCGCCGAGGTCCAGGTCGACGCCGTGACCGGCGCCCTGCCGCAGGTCAACTGGGACCCGATCATCCGCTGCGAGTCCGGCGGCGACCCGACGATCCACAACACGACCGTGCCGGGGTCCACCGCGAGCGGCCTCTTCCAGTTCCTCACCTCGAGCTGGCTCGCCTACGGCGGCGGGAAGTACGCGCCCACCGCGGCGCAGGCCACCGTCGCCCAGCAGTACGAGATCGCGAATGCCGCCTACGCCGCCTCCGGGCTCTCCCCGTGGACCGCGTCGCAGGGCTGCTGGGGCTCGCACCTCGCGGAGATCCTGCACGGCACGAGCTCCGCGCCGGCCTCCGCGCCGGTGAAGGACTCCAGCACGACCGCGAAGCACGCCTCGAACCAGGCGGCCCCGCACGCGGCTCCGTCGACGACTCCGCCGAAGCACGCCGCGCCGGCGCCGGGCACCCCGCACGTGGTCGAGGCCGTCGACCGGTCCTCGCTCCCGAACGGGGACTACACGGTGAAGCCCGGCGACACCCTCTCGATGCTCGCCTACCGCAACGGCGAGCAGGGCTGGCAGGGCGTCTACCAGCGCAACCACGACACGGTCGGCGACAACCCCGACCTGATCTTCCCCGGTCAGCACCTGCAGCTCTGACCGGCCAGACCGCGGACGGGCGCCCGGGAGACGCGCACGGACGCATCCTCGGGGAGCCGCCAGCGTTACCGGCGCCGGCGGCCCCCGAGGGGTTTCTTATGACAGGCCGAGCACACCCCGAGCGCACCCCGAGCACCCCCGGAAACGCCCCCGCTAGGGTCCCGGCATGTCCTCCCTCCCTGGTCTCGTCGCCCAGCTCCTCACCGCCGACGGGGTGCAGCCGGTCCGCTTCATCGCGGCCGCCCCCGCCTCCGGCGGCAAGATCGACGTCCGCAACGTCGAGCCCTTCGAGATGGGCCCCGGCGACGTCCTGCAGTTCCCGCACGGGCTCACGCTCAAGGCCGGCGACAGCTTCACGATCACCTACGAGATGGCCGCCGACTGGCTCCGGGACTGAGGAACTGCCCGCCGGGGTGCTCCCCGGCGGGCAGCGCGACTCAGACCCCCGGCGGCGTCACCCCGAGGATCAGGTACTCCACGACGTCCGGCATCTGCCAGACCACGGCGATCGCCAGCACCAGAACCAGCGTGACCAGCACATACGGGCGCGAGCCCGGGTCACGCAGGAGCTCGAGGATCCGAAGAAGGAATCCCCAGAAGCCACCCGAAGAGGGTTCCCGGTCTCCATTTCCGCCATCCGATGGCGTACTGTCGTGCATGGGTGTTCTACCTAACCCGCCCTGCCGAGGAGCGATAGATGGGACATCTGCCCGAGAGCTGCTGACACAGCCCTCACGAAGGGGCCCCGCTGACACGGGGCCCTTCTTCGTGTCCGCGCCCGGTAGGCCGTAGCCGACCGAACCGCGGTAGGTCAAGGGTATCGCTCTCGCGATCGCCCTATGTGTACTACCTGGTGATCCGGTGATCGCCGCCGCTAACTGTAGCCGCATCCGTCCCAATTTGTGGGCAGGTCGCCGGACCTCCTGGCTTCCTCCGCTCGCACACTTGTTCGATCGAGCTGAGCTTCCGGCATCTCGGCGTCATTCGCCAGTAAGGCCACGCTTACCCGGGACCTGCCGTCTTAGGGTCCGCCTGATCCCCCGCGTCCGGGTGGCAGTGCTGCTCGCCGTGCCACATGTCCACCGGCCTCCGGTGCTGCGGACAGAGCGGCCGTCCGTACCCCGTGCGGAGCGCGGCGACCGCCTCGGGCGTCAGCGGCACGAGATCGCCAATCGTCACCCCGCGACCCTACCGCTCCCGGCGGTGCGGTTGACGGTCCCCGCTAGTCCAATCAGGCAGCGACGCCCGGCTCTGGACCGGGAGATCGAGGTTCAAGTCCTCGGTGGGGAGCCTGGCCTCACTTCGCGTGAAGCGCGCCTTACTTCGCGACACGCGGAGGGCCTCAATCCGGGGTCAGGCGGCCCTAACTTCAGATAATCTCTCTTATGCGGACGCCAGAAGCGGACACCGGGCACGGAGCGGTCGTCTCGTACATCGAGGGTGAAATCGTCGGTGAGGGCACCCTCGGCGGTGCTGAGGTCACCCTCACCGGAGCGCGAACACCGCTCCGCGACGAGATCGCCGGTGCCTGGCTACTCGGGTACAAGTCGCAGAACACCCGCAAGGCATATGCGCGTGACATCCGGACCTTCTTCGACTACTGCGACGACTGGGGCATTCCGGTCCTGTCGGCCAGGAAGCGCCATATCGACGGATACCTCGAATGGCTCATGTCCGGTGAAGCCGGCAACCTGACCGAAGCGAGCATGGCGCGCAAGCTGGCCGCAGTGTCGTCCTTCTACAAGTACGGGATGAGCGAGTACGAGGACGACGTACCGCGCAACCCCGTCGCGAACATGCGGAACCGGCCCCGAGCCGACCAATGGGCCAAGTCGGCGCACCTCGACCGCGACGAGGTCGATCGGCTCCTCGCGGTCGCGGAGCGCAGCCCCTGGGAGGCCGCGCTCGCCCGCCTCATGGTCTACACCGGCGTCCGCGTCTCCGAGCTCACCGGTGCCCGCGCATCCGACTTCGACCCCGACGAGGGCTCGCTGATCGTCCGCCGCAAGGGCGGCCGGAACGCGATCATCGCCGTCCCCGCCGACGCGGTGACCGCGATCGTCCGCTACCTCGCCGGCCGCCGCGCCGGCCCGCTCTTCACCGACCCCCGCACCGGCCGCGCGCTCAGCCGCGACGCCGTCGCCTACCGGCTCGACGTGCTGGTCAAGGCCGCGGGGATCACCAAGAACATCACCCCGCACTGCCTCCGGCACACCGCCGCGACCCTCGCGCGCGAGTCTGGGCAGGACATCCGGGACGTCCAGAAGCTGCTCGGGCACACCAAGCTCGAGACGACGATGCGCTACGAGCACGCCCGGGAGGCGCTCGCGGACTCCGCGGCGCACGCCGTCGCCCGCTACGTCCGCGGCGAGGCGTGAGGGCCCCGTGGATCCGTCGGGCACCGCTGACACCCTGGGCCGCATGCTGATCGAGGAGGACTCCCCGCGGGCGTCGATCATCAACGCGATCCGCCCGCGGGCCGCGCTCTTCGACTCCGGCGGTGACCAGATCACCGACTGGCGCCCCGTCCGCGCCGGCGACGGCGCCGCCCTGGTCGTCCCGCCTGGTCACCGCCTTGTGCGGTACGGGCTCATCGGCGAGCACGCGACCGCCGTCGACTACCTGTCCGAGGAACTCCCGCCGGTCCGCCCGGGCGCGGTGGTGAAGGTGCGGCTCGACAAGCTGCGGTGACCGTGCACGGGAGGTGATCCCGTGCTCTCCGACCAGGACATCGCCGACGCGCTCGCCTCCGGCGAGATCACGGTCGAGCCGTACGATCCGCGCCGGCTCCAGCCGGTCTCGATCGACGTCACCCTCGGCGACACCGTCCGCGTGTTCGACCGGTCGCTCTACCGCGAGGTCGAGCTCGACGCGATCCCCGACGACCTGACCGAGGTCGAGGACATCCGCGACGGGTTCCGGCTCCGGTCCGGTGACTTCGTGCTCGCGACCACCGCGGAGACCGTGACCCTCGGCGCCGGCATCGCCGCACGCCTGGAGGGCAAGAGCACCATCGGTCGGCTCGGGATCACGGTGCACGCCACCGCGGGTCTGATTGACCCGGGGTTCTCCGGCCAGGTGACGCTCGAGGTGTCGAACGTCGGGGTGCTCACCCCGATGCTGCGGCCGGGGATGCCGATCGGGCAGCTCACCTTCGAGGCGACGTCGTCGCCATGCCTGGTGCCGTACGGCTCCGATCCCGCCCTGGGGTCGCACTACCAGGGCCAGACCGGGCCGACTCCCCCGCGCTCCGTGCGCCTGTTCGCCGCGTGACCGGCCGGTGAAGGAGGGCCCCGACATGCCTCCCCACCGGCCGACGAGCCCGCCACACGTAACCGCTCCTGGCCCGCAGCCGGAGGCTACGGCGTGCCCGCTCTGCGCGCAGGGTGAAGTGAAGCTCCTCCCGTCCGGGCGGCTTGACAGGCATGTCCGGAAGGACCGGCCCCGTCAGAAGTGCCCCGGCTCCGGGCTTCTCCCCGCGGACCTGGCGTGACGGCCCCACGGCCCGTCCGGGTCGAGGCGATCCCCGGCGGCTACATCGTCACCGACGCCGAACCCGAGCCTCCGGCCCGACCGGTTAGCTTCGGTCCGGCCCCGACGATGACCCCCGACGACGTGCGCGCGGCCCGTGAGCGGGCGAAGAGGCGCCGCGTGTCACGCGCAACCAGCTGAAACTGTCACCCGCCCGATCTACGATCCGCCTCGTGGTGGCTCGGCTTCCGATCGTGGCCCGACGACCCGCCCGGCGCGCCGATTGGTGGCGATCCGGGCTCCCGGTGCACCGTCCAGACCGGGAAGACACGTCCCTCGCGGACGTGGTGCTCGCACCTCCGGCTCCGCCGTGCTGGCACCGCATCCACTCCGACGAGCTGGACGAGCTCGACACGATCGAGGCCCTCGCCGCGCTCGATGGCGCGATGCGATGGACCCCGAACCATCCACCAGTGAGGTTCCCGCCATGCCTGACGCTGTTCCCGGTCCCGCTACCGACCCCGCGGGGCCGCCCGATATGACGGTGACCTGCGCGGTGTGCCTGCAGCCGGGCACCCTCGAATCGGCCAACGAGACCGGGTTCCTCATCCGGCACGCCGGCCGGATCTTCCCCTGCCGCGCCGAGCGCTGATGCCGCTCCGGGACCTCCTGCGCAAGGTCGGGATCGGCTTGGTCCCGGCCCCCGTCCCCGGAGAGCCTGCCGGCCCGGTCAACATCTACGACCTCGTCGAGTCGGACCTCCGCGACCGTGAGGCCGTCGGGATCGAGACCTACGGCTCCCCGCTCACCTCCGCGACGGCGATCGACCCGATCACCTACGCCTACGAGGAGTGCTTGGACATGGCTCTCTACCTGCGGAAGTACCTGCACGCGCGCGACGGCCGGTGATCCCGGTCGATCTCCCGGATGGGCTCTACGCGGTCGTCGAGCCGCGCTGGGTCGCCGGGTTCATCGTCCGCGACGGGCACGTCCGCACGATCGACTGCGCGCCGATCCTCCGACGCCGCCTCCGCGATCACTGGGTCCGCAGGGCCCGCCGCATCGCAGACTGACCCCGCACCGATCCGTCGGTGCCCGCTCGTAGGGTCGGCCTCGACTGTTGCCGCAGTCGGTGAGGCTCCGGGCTCGGGCCCGACGGACGCTCCTGGACGTCGGGTCCGGCCCGGACGAAGCCGGGTCGTCCAACCGGACAGGGCCGGGAGCAGTCCTAGGCCACTCGCTCCCGATGCGGGTTCGAGTCCCGCCCCGGCTACCACTCCCCCTGGAGACGCCGTGATCCGCTACCGCATCCACCAGTTCCTCACCGACGACATCCTCGCCCCGCTCTACTGGAGCTGGATGCCGATCTCCCGCCGCGGCCGCCGCCGGATCGAGCGGTGGCACTTCCTGCTCGTCGACAAGGGCCTCGGGAAGCTCTGGTGCCGCTACCTCGGGCACCTCCCGATCGTCGACCACTGCGGCCTCCCCGCCCACGACCTGTGCGCCTGGTGCCTCACCGACATGCCGGGGCAGGCCCCGAGGAGGTCCTGATGAGCCGCGCGATCGAGAGGTGCGCCCGGTGCGGGCACACCACGCAGGGCTGCGAGCGGTGCGGCGTGACGCACCCGTTCCTCGGCTCCTCGATCAACGGCCAGACGTACTGCCACACCTGGCAGACGATCGCCGAGCACCTCCGCCGGCCCTACGTGCCGACCTGCTACGAGGCCACCTCGCACGAGCTGTGGGCCGACGCCGGCGGCCGCTGGCTCGGCACCGCATGACCGACGACGAGCTCGAGGCCGCGTTCGCGGAGTGGGCTGACGAGGCCCGCGACTGGGCGGCGATCAGCGAGCACGTCTCGTCGTTCTGGGCCGTCGACTGGGACTCCCCGGAGGACACCGCCGCCTACGGCTGATGCCATCCATCCGCCCTGATCTTCCCCGGCACTCCCCCCACGCACGACCGCCCGGGAAGCACCCATCACCACGCAAGGCACCTTCAGAAGGAGGGCGTCACGGATGAGCGTCATGTCTGGGGAGGCCGCCATGCTCGAACGCCTCGTTCGAGTCGAGACCGCGATCACGGGTCTCCGTGACGAGATCCTGCGGCGGTTCGACTCCGACGTCGCCCCGCTCAAGCAGGACCACGAGACCCGCCTCCGCCAGCTCGAGCAGAAGGTGCAGCGGGCCGGCGGGATCGCCGCCGCATTCGGGACCCTCTTCGGGGCCGGCGCGTCCACGCTGATCTCCTGGCTGGTCTCGCACAAGCCATGAGCTGGCTCGGGCACGTCCTCGGCCTGGACGACCCGACCGGCCCGATCTACCTGGCCTGGTCCGGGTTCGGCGCGGACCTCGGCGAGCTCGCGCTCCTCGCTGGGCTCTACCAGTGGGCGCGCCGGCACAACTGCCACGTGCACGGCTGCTGGCGGATCGGCCGGCATCGCGTCGGGGACACCGGGATCGTGGTCTGCCGGCGGCACCACCCGCACGGCGCCCCGACTGCCGTCGACGTCGCCCGGAGCCTCCGATGATCCCGCGGGCGCACTGGCGCTGGGCGGCATGGGCCGCCGGGACCCTCGCGACGTTCGGGGTCCTCGAGCACCTGGCGCTCCGGTCCCGCGGCCGCACCCCGACGCTGTCGTGCGTGCTCCGCTACTGGCTGGGCATCCACCCGGTGCACCCGTCCCGGACCGTACGCGCCGCTGTGGCGGCCGGCGGGCTCACGGGGGGCGCGCTGGCCCTGGCCGTCCACCTGGGACACGTCCCGGGCGACTGAGGGCCACCGGCGCGTCACTCTCGCAGACTCTCCGCGCGGCGCGGTATGGTCATCGCGCTACGGAGAACTACATGCGTGTGGTTTGGGCTCGCCTCGGCGAAAAAATAGAGGTGGAGGGCGTTGGTCGCGCCCCCCACCTCGAGGTCCAACACCACACTCCCTCTGCGCCAGGGAGTTGAGTGATGCTGCGGGAGCAGTGTAACCAGAACGAAGGCGGCACGGCCGCCAACACGCGGCAGGTGCCGCAGTGGCGTGACGGACATATCGTCATGCCGGCCAACATCGGCATTCGCGGCGGCACCGCTCGGGACGTCACGATCCCCGGCGAGCAGGCCGCGAAGTGAGCGCTGCGAAGGCGCCCGCCGGGGGCGCCAAGACGAAGATCGTCGAGAAGAACAAGGGCTACGAGAGCCTCTCCCGCGCAGTCCTGCAGGACGAGCGGCTCAGCTACCGCGCCCGCGGCGTGCTCGCGGCGATCCTCTCCCGGCCGAGCGGCTGGCGGACGTCCGCGGAGCAGCTGGCGAAGCAGGGCAAGGAGGGCCGGGAGGCGATCCGGGCCGCGCTCAAGGAGCTGGAGACGGTCGGCTATCTCGGCCGGGCGCGGGTCCAGGACGGCGAGACCGGCCTCTGGGGCTGGGTGTGGATCGTCGGCCAGGACCCCGAGACCGTGGCCGAGGCCCTCGCCGAGGAGGTCCGCTCCCGCCTCCGCGCCGTGCCCGATTCCGAGTAGTTTTCCCAGGTCGAACCGACGGCGGGATTCCAGTCGTCGGTTTCTTCCGGCCTACCGAAGGCGGGTTTTCGGGGATCGGTTTTCCGTACATCGGTTGTCCGGCCTCCGGTCAGCCGCACTCCGGTCAGCCGCCCTCCGGGTATCCGCCCTCCGGTGGACCGGTCCGCGGTTTTCCGGGCTTCTTACAGATACCCAGAGACAGGTACGAGATAGAGATCGGAGATAGACCCTCTAGAGCACAGATCTAGAGAGACCCGACGCGCCTCCGGCGCGGCCCGGCACGCCTCCGGCGCACCGGCTCGAAGAACCGAGGTCGCGTTGCGTAGGTGGTTACTACGCGGGGCGAGTTCTACAGGACCCTCACCAGCGCGCCTGACGCTCGCGCGCGCGTCGCCGCATCTCGCCTCCGGGGGGTGACGGGATGCCGCCGAAGCGCGGAGACCTGCTCGTCGAGGCCCCGATCGAGATGCTGGAGCGGCTCCGCGAGCTCCGCGCGGTCCGGGACAAGCAGGTCGCCCGGCGGATGTCCCGGATCGACGTCTTCGAGATCCTCAAGTTCACCCCGAACTGCAAGGAGCAGGCGCTCGCGCGGGCGGAGGGACGGCCGGTCCCGCCGCGGTGCGGCCGCTGCCCCCAGGAGCGGTTCGTGGACCTCCCGGACGAGGACCTGGATGTTCTCTACGGCGGCGCGGGCGGCGGCGGGAAGTCGCACAGCCTTCTGATGCTGGCGCTGCGCGCGTGCGTGCGGTACCCGGGGATCCAGGTGTTCTGGTTCCGCCGGTCCTTCCCGGAGCTGAACCAGTCGGTGCTCCGCCTCCTGGCCCGGTTCGGGCACGGCCGCTCCCTCGGGGCGACGTGGAACGGCTCCTCGTACGAGCTGCGGTTCCCGGGCGGCTCCGTGCTCACCTTCGCCCACGCGAAGAACCTGCAGGAGGCGTCGGCGCTCTCCTCCGCGGAGATCAACCTGCTGATCCTCGACGAGCGCACGACGATCGACCCGGACGTCGTCAACTTCCTCTACACCCGCGTGCGCTCCGGCGTCCCCGGGGTGCCGTGCCTCGGGATCCGGTCCGCGTCCAACCCGGGCTTCGTCGGGCACCGCGTCGTCAAGGAAGGCTGGGTCGACGCGACCGACTACGGCGAGCGCGAGATCGTCGACAAGGCGGGCCGGCGCCGGATCTTCATCCCCGCGAAGATCTCCGACAACCCGTTCGTCGGGGACTACGCGGAGACCCTGCAGGGCATCGAGGACCCCGAGCTCCGCCGCCGGATCGCCGAGGGCGACTGGTCGGTCATGCCGGACCAGGCCTTCCCGGACTGGCGCCGCGACCGGCTCGTCGTGCCGCGCTTCGAGATCCCGGAGTCCTGGCAGCGGTACGCCGGCCTCGACTACGGCTGGTCGGCCCCGGCCGCGTATGTGCAGGCGGCCCGGGACAACGACGGCCGCATGTGGGTCTACTCCGAGCTGACGATGGTGCAGACCCCGGAGAAGGAGCAGGCCCGCCGGATCCTCGCCGCCGAGGGCGACCGCCCGCCGACGCTCCGCGCCGCGGACCCGGCGATGTGGGGCAAGACCGGCTCCGCGCTCCCGCCGGCGTCGCAGTACGCGCTGGAGGGTGTCGCGCTCCGCAAGGCGGACAACGACCGCCTCGGCGGGAAGGGCCGCCTCCACACCTACCTCGCGAACGGGCCGGCGTGCGCCTATCACCGCGAGCTGGGCTGGGACGTCTGCCCGATGCTCCACCTGCTCGACGGCGCCTGCCCGGAGCTGCTGGTCTCGATGGAGACCCTCCCCCGGGACCCGAAGCGGCCGGAGGACGTCGACACCAACGCCGCCGACCACCACTATGACGCGCTCCGCTATCTGATCATGGCCGTCGGGGTGGCCCCGTCGATCATCTTCGACGAGGTCGCCGGCTCCGACGAGCTGGTGCAGCGCGGCGCCTACGGCTTCGACCCCGCGGACCTCGCGATCCCCGCGCACACCCCGATCCCCGGCGAGACCCCGGGCGTCGCCTCCGTGCAGAAGCCGACCGAGTCGCTCTGGTCGCAGATCTGACCCCCATCCACCCCGGACCGAAGGGGGCCCTGATGCTGTTCTCCCACCGGCGCCGGCAGATCGAGGCGGAGCGTGACGCCGCCCGCCGTGACGCCGCCGCCGCCCGCCGCCGCATCGCCGACCTCGAGAAGGCCGCCGCCGCGGTGACGGAGCGGGATCGTGTGCTCCGCGACATCGCCTGCTCCCGGCTCCTGGTCTTCCTCACCGAGGGCGGCGTCTTCGACGGGCTGTTCATCGACGCGGACCCGAAGACGCTGGTGTTCGCCGACGTCCGCCGCCGCGCCGACTCCTCGACCTGGACCGCGGCCGCGCCCGGCGAGATCTACGTCGACCGCGCGAAGGTGCTCTACCTGCAGCGGGTCACCGCCGACCAGCCGCGGGGTGACTGATGCTCATCGAGACCGGCCAGATCACGCACCTCCACGAGGCCCGGGTCGACTCCGCGGCCGCCCGGCCGACGCTCCCCGCGCGCTCCGGCTTCGACACCGACGTGCCCTGGGGCGGGGCGAACAAGAACAACCCCGGCGGGGACTACCCGGACGGGCGCCAGGACTACATGTCCGCGCTCTACCAGGCCTACGTCGGATGCCCCTGGCTCGCCGCCCCGATCGACGTCATCGCCCGCACCGTGACCGCGGGCGGGCTCGGCGTCGAGCCGGTCGCCGACTCGATCGACCCGGCCGACGACCCCCAGGACCAGCGCGACCCGAAGAAGCAGCGCGACGGCGGGGCGAAGAAGAAGGCCGGGAAGAACGCGGCGAAGCGGCCCGGGAAGGCCGCGGACGGCTCCCCGCTCCCGCCTCCGTCGGTGCAGGCCCTGCAGTCGCTGCTCGACTACTGCAACCCGACGATGGACATCATCCAGCTCCTCCGCGGAGCGGTGGTGGACCTCTGCGTCTACGGGGACGCCTTCATCGAGGTCGTGTGGCTCCTCGGCCGCCCGGTCGCGCTCTACCCGCTCGACCCCGCCTCGATCGTGGTCAACGCCGACGAGCACGGCGTCATCACCGGCTACACGCAGGTCGTCGACGCCCGCGAGGCGACGTTCGACCCGCACGAGGTCATCCACATCTCGATGGACGCCCCGAAGGGGCAGCTCTACGGGATGGGCATCGCGCAGAAGGCGATGCTCCCGGTGACCATCTGGCTGTTCACCGCGGCCACGCTCAAGGAGACGATGCGGAAGGGCGACCCGCCGCACCTCCACATGGACTTCCCGCTCGAGGTCCAGCCCGATGAGGTCCGGGCCTGGCGCGGCCGCTACGCGGTGCAGAACATCGGGACCGCGAACATCGGCACCCCGATCACGACGCGCGGCGGAGTCAAGCCGACCGAGCTGCAGCTCGGGAAGCTCGCCGACTACCTGGCGATCCAGGACAAGTGCCGGGACACGATCCTCTCCGTCGCCGGCGTGCCGCCGTCGAAGGTCGGGGTGATCGAGTCCGGCAACCTGGGCGGCGGCACCGGCACGAGCCAGGACAAGACGTTCCGGGTCAACACGTGCGGCCCGATCGCCTCGATCGTGCTGGAGAAGCTGAACTTCCACCTCACCCGCGAGGCCTTCGGCATCGAGGACTGGGAGATCAAGTTCGAGGTCGTCGACTGGCGCGACGACGAGGTCGTCGAGCAGATCCGGGACATGCGGCTCCGCAACGGCTCCTGGACGCTCAACGACTACCTGATCGACATCGACAAGCCGCCGGCCGGGCCGGAGGGCGACGTCCACGTCCTCGTCGACCGCCAGAACATCGTGCTCTGGTCGCAGATCGCGGACCTGTCGACAGCGAAGATCGACGCGCTCAAGCCGAAGCCCGCGGCCCCGCCGCCGGCCCCCGGTGAGCAGCCGGAGGACCAGAAGCCCGGCGAGGAGAAGCCGGGCGAGAAGCCCGGCGAGGAGCCCCCGGCCCCGCCGAAGGGCAAGGCCGGCAAGGGCGGACCGGACGACAAGACCGAGCAGCAGGCGGAGTCCCTCTGGCGCTCCCGGGTGCTCGAGGTCTACCGCCGGCGCCTGCTGCAGGACGACGACGGAGAGGCCGCATGACCTACCCCGAGGACTCCTCGTTCGACGACCTGCACCGGGTCCGGTTCGAGGAAGTCGTGATCCCCCCGGCCGTCGAGTGGGCCCCCGTGTCCGCCGCGGTCGTCCTCGGCCTCGCGGAGCGCGTGGGCCGGATCGAGAACAGGATGGAGTACGTCATGGCACTCGCCGATGACCTGAGCACCGTCGAGCAGGTGGCCGCGGATGTGGTCGCCGAGCTCCACACCCAGAAGGCCGCCCTCGACGCCCTGACCGCGAAGGTCGCCGCGGACGACGCCGCGGTCGCCGCGTTCGGCGCGGAGAAGGCCGCCCTCGACGCCTCGCACGACCGCCTGGCCGCGGTCGCCGGTGCGCTGCAGGGCGCCCTCGCCGACGTGAAGGCCTCCGCCGCCGACGCCCCCGCCGAGGCGCCGGCCGCCCCGGTCGCGGACGCCCCGGCCGCCCCGGTGGACGAGGCCCCCGCCGCGCCCGTCGCGGACGCCCCCGTCTCGGCCCCTGTGGACGCCGCTGCCGGCGTCGACGCCCCGGCCGCTCCGGAGGCTCCGGCTGACCCGGCTCCGGACCCCGTGGACGCTCCTGCGGCCCCGGTCGCGGACGCCCCGGTCGACGCCCCGGTCGACGCGGCTCCGGCCGCTCCGGTCGACGCCCCGGTGGCCGACGTCCCTGTGGCCGACGCCCCCGTCGCGGACGCTCCGGTCGCCGACGCCCCGGTCGACGGTGGCACCGTCGACGCCTCCGCGGACGTCACCGCCCCGGCCGACGCTCCGGCCGCGGACGCGACCGTCGACCCCTCGGCGCCCGCGGGTAGCTGATGCCCGCCGCCGAGTCCGACTACGACCGCCTCTTCAAGGTCGAGTTCGAGCCCGGCGACGTCGCTCCGGCCCCAGCGGTCCAGGCTCCCGAACCGGGGCCTGGGCCGCTGGACGCCGCCCGCGCAGTCGCGCTCATCCAGAAGCACGTCTACTGACCCCTTCCCTCCCTGGAGCCCCTGGTGATCACCCCTGTCCACCTGATCATCGTCGCCGCGACGGTCGTCGTCCTGTTCGTCGTGATCGCGATCGGACACGCGCGCTGGCTGCGCGCCCACCTCGCCCCCCGGATCGACGACCACGAGGCCCAGCTCCTCGACGCCGTCGTCAACCGGGTGACCACCGAGCTGCGCGGCAAGCTGGAGACCTGGAACGCCTCGCAGCAGATCACGCACGCCGAGCACCTCTCCGTCGCGATCCGCGAGCAGGTCGACGTGCACGTCAAGGCCGCGCTCGAGGCGGTCGCCCCGAAGCCGAAGCCGGTCCGCAAGCCGCGCGTCGCCGCGCCGGCCCCGGAGCCGGAGCCCGCGCCGGCGCCGGTCGTCGAGCTCGTGAAGCCCGCCGCCCGGAAGGCCCCGGCTCGACGCCGGCCCGCGGCGAAGAAGGACTGATCGCGGAGGGGGCGGCATGGCCGACGACGACGCCCCCGATGAGGACGAGCTCACCGACGCCGAGATCGCCGCGATGGCGGCGGCCGCGCTCAAGCAGCTGCACCGGCAGCGCGACCGCACGCACGACGACGCGGCCGCCGCGCTCGCCGCGCTCCTCGCGCTCCTCGCCTCCGGGATCGACGCCCACGCGCTCTACGCGGTGATCGACCCCGAGGCGAGCCGCGACGCCCGCCGGGCCGCGGTCGCCGCGGAGCTGCAGCGGCAGGCCCGGGTCCTCGACCTCGACACCAACTGGCACGACGTCGCCCGGGACGCGCACACCGCGGCGATCCTCGCCGGGACCGCCGCGGCCGCGCACGTGCTCTCCGCCGGGCACATCCCGGCGGAGCCCGAGGCCGGCGCCTGGCTCCCGAACCCCTTCGACGCCGAGCCCTGGGTCGCCCAGCAGCGCGCCGGCCTCGCCGGGGACATCGTCGACGCGGTCGCCCGCGCGGAGAAGACCGCCGCCGCGCAGGCCGCGGCCGTCGACACCGAGCCGGACCTCCTCGCCCCCGCCGTCCCGGGCGTCTCCGGGCTGGAGGACATCGGGCTGACCGCCGAGGACCTCGCGCGGATCGTCGACGACGGCGGCGGCGCGCTCTACTACCTCGACGTCCAGGTCTCCGACGCCTACCTCGGCGCCACGACCGCGCTCTACCTCGAGATGGGCTTCGCCGACCTCTGGTGGTGCGCGATCGGCGACTCACGCACCTGCAAGACCTGCCTCGACTACGAGGCGGCGTCCCCGTACACCCGCTCCGAGCTGCCGGCGACCCCGCACGGCGGCTGCCGGTGCTTCGTGATGGCGGGAGCCTCCGCCCCGTAGGTCACGCCCGGCAGAGCTTGATGCCGTCCTGGATGAGCGGGCCGAGGTCGGCGCGCGGCCCCGGCCCGGCGGCCGTCTTCCAGATCGGGTCGATCGGCGGGAGGCCGTGGCTGATCGCGGTGCCGTTCACGCCGTAGGTGGTGCCGGCGGCCGCGAAGGTCACCTCGTCGTCGCCTCCGGTGCAGGCCAGCGTCCCCGACGGGACGGTGAGCGGCCAGGCTCCGTCGGTCCAGGTCGCCTCGGCGACGTCGGTCGAGCTGCCGGCGGACCCCTCCGCCGCCGGCGTGCTCCCGCCGCCTCCTGCGATCCCGGCGACGACGAACAGGGCGACCAGGCCGCCTCCGACACCGATCGCGATCTTCGCTCCGCGCTTCACGGTTCCCGCCTCTCCACTCCACCGCCCTGCGCGGTGTCCGAGCACACCTCTTACCGCGTGTCCTATCGGGACCGTTACTGACCTGCGAAAACAGGGGGTCGATATGGCCGTAATCGGCACTCTGGACGGAACCTTCCTGGTGCCCGGTATCTCCGCGAACAACCGGCTCTACACCGCGGAGCTGATCGAGCGGGCCGTCGAGCGGATGCAGAGCCGCCTCGCCGACCCGGACGGGCTCCCGATCACGATGCTGAGCCACCACGACGCCGGTGACGACTCCAACGAGATCGCCGGCCGGATCACCGCCGTCTCCCTGGACGCCGGCACGCACGAGGCGACCTGGTCGGGCTACCTGATCGACACCGCCGCCGGGCGGAACATCGCCGCGGCGACCGACCCCGGCCCCGACGGGCGCCGCACCCTCGACTCCGTCTCCCTCCGCGGCTGGTGGCTCGGCCCCGTCCGCACGGTCGAGGTAGACGGCCGGTCCTGCACGACCGCCGATGACCTCGAGATCGACGGCATCGACTTCACCAAGACCCCCGGCGTGAGCGCAGCGCGCCTCACCTCGGCGACTCGGACCGCCGCCGAGTCCGCCGGGGCGCGCTCCCCGATCACCGAGTCCGTGGAGGTCAACCTTATGAGCGACCGTCCGGTCGTCTACAGCACGAGCACGCCGTCCCCGGCGGCCGTGCCCCCGAAGCCCGGCAGCCCCGCCGCGGAGGCGAAGGCCGCCGAGAGCGAGCACCCGCTCGCCCCCGTGCTCGCCGCGATCAAGGAGGCCCGGGTCGCCATCGGCGGCTGGCAGGGCCCCGTCGACGTGGATCTCTCCGCCTGGGGACTCAGCAACGACGACGTCGCGGCGGCCGCGACCCAGCTCGGCGCGGCCTACACCGCCGCCCTGCGGGTCCTCGACCCCGACAACGACGACGACCTCGACCTCCCGGGCGGAGACGTCGAGGCCGTGACCTGTGGCGCATGCGGGGCCCTCTGCCCCGACGCCGCGAAGTTCTGCCCGGCCTGCGGCGTCGCCCTCGCCGAGGACGACGCCGAGGAAGCGGCGCCCGCCGCTGACACCGCAAAGGAGAACCAGATGAGCGACCAGACGGTCGACACCCTGGCGGAGGAGGCGGCCGCCGCGGCGCGCAAGCTGCTCGGCCTGCCCGCCGTCGAGACCGCCGCCCCGGCCGTCGAGGCGGCCCCGGCCGAGGACGCCCCCGAGGCGCCCAAGGCGGAGGAGACCGAGGCCCCCGCGGCTCCGGCCGAGACCCCGGCCGAGCCGGAGGCCCCGAAGGCGGAGGAGACCGAGGAGACCCCGGCCCCGGCCGCCGGCGTCGTGTCCTTCACCGCCGACCAGTTCGCGCAGCTGATGGCCACCCTCGGCGCGAAGGCCGCTCCGGTCGAGTCGGCCCCGGCCACCGCGACCCCGGCCGTCGAGAAGGCGCCGGAGCCCGCCGCGGAGGCCGCGCCGGCTCCCGCCGCGACCCCGACCGCCGAGGCGATCGCCGCGGCCCTGCAGTCCGCCGTCGAGTCCGGCCTGGAGAAGGTCCGGAACGAGATGCTCGAGGCCTACGGCCCGCCCTCCCGCAAGGGCCTCGTCGAGGCCGCGCAGCGCGCGGAGAACCCCGAGAAGCCGCTGCACTCCCTGTCCCCGGTCGACCTGAACAAGGCCGCGGCGCAGATCTGGGACCAGGTCCTGGGCAACCCCGGCGCCTGAGCCCCCCGCGAATGACCGGCTGATCACCTGGCAGTCAGGCCGGTTCTCCCCGCAACACCGTCACACCTCGATCACCCGTAGCCCCGGACGGCATCGCCTCCGGGGCTTTCTCATGCCCTCGTGAAGGAGAGCCCTAGATGGCTGCCGAGCTGCAGGAGGCCCTCACCGCTGCCGGTGTTGCGCCTCTGATCCAGAAGGTCATCGACCCCCTGCTGCTGGAGTACCAGCGGCGCTACTCCCCGCTGCTGCGGGTGACCCCGACGAAGAAGATCTCGTCGACGGTCTACTACTTCAACCGCCGCACCAACCGCGCCCCCGGTGGCTTCGTCACCGACGGCGGCGCGCGGCCGATGGGGAACTCGCTCTACGAGCAGTTCAACTTCACCATCAAGCAGCTGCAGGCTGTCGGTGGTGTGACCGGGTACGCCCAGGAGGTCACCCGGGACCAGATCGGCGACCTGCGCGCGCAGGAGATCGCGTCGACCATGCAGGGCCTTCTCTGGGACATCGAGATGGCGATGCTGTGGGGCAACGCCGCCGCGACCGCGGCGGGCCCGTGGCCGCAGTTCGACGGCCTCGACACGATGGTGAACCAGTTCACCACCTCGGGGAACAACGCGCAGAACGCGATCGACGCCGGCGGGGCGGCCCTCTCCCTGGGCTACCTCGACCAGGTCATCGACATGGTCGAGACCAACGCCGCGCAGCCGGTGTGGAACGACCAGTGGATGTTCGTGATGAGCCCGACGGCGATCGGCAAGATCGTCCAGCTCGAGACGCCCCTGCAGCGCTTCCTCGGCCAGACCGAGATCGCCGCCGGCCTGAACGTCTCGACCTACCGGGACATCCCGCTGGTCAAGTCCTCGTTCCTGTCCTCGCGCCTGTCGGTGCAGATGCCGACGGTCACCGTGACCACCTCCGGCACTGGCGGCTCCCTGGCCGCGGGCACCTACTACTACGTGATCGAGCCCGTGATCGCCCGCGCCGGCATCGGCAAGGCGTCGGTCGAGGTCAACTCCGGTGCCCTCACCGGCTCGACCTCGCAGGTCACCCTCTCGTTCTCGGTGCCCTCGGGTGTCGACGGCGGCGCGCCGCTGTCCTACCGCGTCTACCGCGGCACCTCCGCGGGTCAGGAGACCCTCCTGGGCGTCGTCGACGCGGTCGTCACCACCACCGGTGACGGCATCACCCCGATCTACGCGACGCAGATCGTGGACACCGGCGCGGCCCTGGTGCAGCAGACCGGCAGCACCGCCAACCCGAACCCGCTCGCGGCCTACACCGGCGGCTCGTCCTCGATGAAGCCGCGCCTCGGCACCGCCTCGGCGCAGACCGAGGACGTCTGGCTGATCCCGCGGGACCCGGACATCCTGCTCCGGCCCTACGTCCGCGACATCACCCCGCTGACGATCTACCCGACGACCCAGTCGCCGGACCAGCTGCCCTTCGCGCTCGCGACGGACACCACGCTGGCCCTCCGCGCGCCGAAGTTCGTCGGCCGCCTGCGGAACGTCCTCGCGGCTCTCTCTGCCTGATCTGAGGCGGATCGGGTGAGCCCGTGACCTTCGGGTCGCGGGCTCACCCCACCCCCAGGCCCCCACCCCCATCACGAA